TGGGAAAGGTACGACGCATGACAATCACTGACTACGACTACGACCGGCGCACCGACGACTACGAAGACGCCTGGCGTCCAGCGTGCGGCGGCGACGCATGCGAACTCATCAGGACCACAATATTCCGAGGCCGGCTGCCCGACCCCCAAACCCTGATGGCCGTCCAAGACGACCCAACCGACGCCGAACCTGAAATGTTCGCCCGGTACGCCGCGTTCTGCGCACCATACGTACCAGCGCGCAAACGGGCAGTGAAACGATGAGCGGTCTTAAACTGTTCGTTGGGACGATGCTCATCTTCCTCGTCGCTGTCGCGTTGATGGTGTGGGCCGACTCGCTGATAGTTGGGACTCCGCAGGTTGTGGAGAAACAGCGTGTCTGCATCCTGGTGTCCGGTCACGGACACGGGCATCGCAAATGAGGATCGGCACACCCGACGGCGGCTACTTAACCAACGAGCGGTGGCCGCGCGCCCCGTGGCGGATCCGGCGTGTAGGCGAAAACTTCGCGTACTGGAACGTCGAACGCTACTCCCACGACAACAACGGACAACCATCCTATGAAGTCGTGCGCAGCTTCGCCACCGGACAACGCGCAATAACAGAATTCGCCGGAAGAAAGGAGAACAAATATGTTGACTGAACTTGAATACGAGATTATCCGCACGATCGTGCGCAGCAAACGTCACTGTGACGAACTGCTGGCCGACCCGGTAGCCCGCGGCGGCGTCCCCACAGTGGGACAATGCGAACATTACACCTGCTACGGCTACTGGCAGGGAGTCAACGCGACCGCTAAACGGATCGCCGACCGCATGGGCATCGACAACGCGACACTCGTCCGGGAATGCCAGCGCATCGCAGGATACATTGGCCGCGAACAACAGGAACTGAACGAGTTCCCCAGCAAGTTCCCGCAAGCCTGACACCTACAGTCCTGCACGACCGATGGGTCCGGTCGTGCAGGTGCTGCGCGTCGCCAGGCGCAACGTTGCAAGATGCAACAAACAACAACAACCGAAAGGGAAAACAAAATCATGTTGACGAAACGATATCTCGCAGGAACCGCGGCGCTCATAGCCGCCGCCACGGTCGCGGTGCCTACAGCGCACGCTGACGGCAACGGATCATTCCTGTCCTGCCTGATCGACCACGGATTCAGGATCACCGACTCCAGCGTTGCACTCGACGTAGCTGAGCGCATCCAAAACGACGAACGCAAAGGAATGCCCCGTTATCAGCTGCTCTGGAATCTTGAAAACGTCTGGAACCTGTCACCGCTACAGGCCAACGTGTACGTGGATTGCGTGTACTCGGTGCTGGTCGGCGTCGCCGCATAACGTTGCAACATGCAACAAAACAAAACAACAACAGAAAGGAAACAAAAATGCCAAGCATGAAAGACATTAAAGTCACCGTCGTAGACACCGGCGGCCAGACAACAACATTCATCCAACGATCCGGACGCGCAATAGACGTGTGCGTGAACGGCTGGGACGTAAAGCTCACAGACGGCATAGTTCAGTTCTATGTGGCGGACAAGCATCTCGACGGGCTGATCGAAGACCTCAAAATGGCCCAACAGATGCGCAGACTCCGCTCGAACTACCAGCAAGTCGGATAAATGGATCCAGACGAGATAGTGACCGCGGACCTATCCAAAGCGGTCCTAACACACCCGCTGCCGTTCTATCCGAGTTTCACGCGCAGGATAGAACACATATACATCGGGTTCCTAACCGACAACGACTCCATGTACGGCATGTACTGGCATGGAATCGCCCACCAAACAACAACAAGCTAAAGGAGGTAAAACATGGGGAAGCTGAGGTTATTCTCCATCCTGGGAGCGGTCGCCTTCACAGTCAGCTACGTCAGCTACGGTCTTCTGTACTGGACGACGAACCAGTGGCTAGAGTTCGGGTTCGGCGCGCTCCTAGGCTGCTACCTAGTGCAGCAGCAGGACGCAATCAAAACGTGGCTGAAGGACAAGAATGAGGAACAAAAATGCGACAACTGATTGAAAGACTACGCATCCTCGCCACCGGACGGTGCGAGTGGGTCAACGACGACGGCACCGACGCCGAAACCACCTACGAGCCGTGGAGTATCCGGTGGACGATCGCGGGCGTCCACCTACCACGGCGCTGGCAGCAACGCCTCGGACTCGTCCGCACCGTGGACAGGGCTTCGCTGGACTGGGGGGACGAATGAGCACCAGACTCGACGCCGCCCTGGAGTCACTGCGCCGTCGCGAGACAACGCTACGCCGCCTCGCGACCTCCAGCGAGAAAAAGGAAGAATCCACCGACGACGAGTACATAGCCGGGCTGTATCACGGAAAGGCGTGTGCGTACTCGATCGCCGCGGACCTCATCCTCAGCGAGATTGAGAAGCTCGCATACCTGATCCGAGAAGGACTCTCGTCATGATGAATCGACCAGTAACATCTCTCAATGTTGTCCTCGAGGCGACACTCGATGAGATCTCCCTAGCCGAGACCGTAGGCGCGCTACTCAAACCGTGCATCGAAAAGATCGGCCCCGAAAAAACCGATGATCCCGAAACGGAGGAGCTGGCCGGCTACATCCGCGGTGTCCTCACACTCGCGTCGAAATTGATTTCGCCCCGTCCGGGTACCGCCAGCGTCGGCGTGAGTCGGATACTTGGGATCCTCGAGGATTACACCGACGACGACGGTAAATACAACGGCCCGCAGCCGGTTCGTGACGAAACTGGGTTACTGCGGGTACTCTGACTCGTCCTGACACCTACAGTCCAGCACCGGTCCCGGAGGGTGACCGGTGCTGGGCCGCGCGTCGCCAGGACGCAACGTTGCAACATGCAACGATTCCGCGCTAGACTGTCCGGTTCAACTCAACCAGAACCGAACAGACAACAACAAGGAGAACAAAATGTATCCGATCGAACAACTATCCGAATGGGACGACGACGGAACGATGGTGGATAACGTCGAGCTTCTCACCCAGGAGGTCCAACAATGCCACGTTTTATAGCGCAGAATGTGAAGAATTTTGCCGGAGAGATAGAGCCGGAGGCCGTAGAACAAGTTAGGCAAACAGCTCAGCTACCATTCGTCTTCCCCCACATTGCTGTAATGCCAGATGTTCATTTTGGACGAGGCTCTACCGTCGGCACTGTTATTCCAACAAAAGGCGCAGTAATACCCGCCGCGGTTGGAGCCGATATAGGCTGCGGAATGTCTGCAGTAAAGACACGGTTTCGCGAAATTGACTTGTACTCCGATAACCATTTCGAGCGTTCTTTATCTCTGCCCGCGTTGCGTGAGGCTATTGAGGATGCTATCCCGTTGTCGCCAGGAAATTACAATAAGGATAACCAGCGGTTTCCGTTTACTCGTAAGCGGCATGAGTTGTTGATGAGGTTGGCGGTGGATACGGGCGTCGATTTGTCGCATTCGCCTAAGTGGATGGAGCAGCTCGGGTCGTTGGGTGGTGGTAACCATTTCATCGAGTTGTGTGTCGATGCCGAGGGTAATGTGTGGTTGTTTCTGCATTCGGGTTCCCGTGGTGTGGGTAATAAGATCGCGCAGAAGCACATCAAGATCGCGTTGCAGTCGACGTTGCAAGATGCAACAGCGCCGGCGCTGCCGAACCGTGACCTGGCCTACCTGGTTGAGGGCACACCGGAGTTCGACAACTACATCAACGAGTTGCATTGGGCGCAGACGTTCGCGTTGCTCAACCGTGATGAAATGATGGACAGGTTCATCCATGTGTTCGCGCAGTGGTTGGGTGTGCAGGCGCAGCGCGTGGAAATTGAGCGAATAAACTGTCACCACAATTATACGGAACCTGTGCACATAGACGGAGAGCGGGTATGGCTGACCAGGAAAGGCGCGATCAATGCCTCCGAAGGCAAAAAGGGCGTTATACCTGGAAGTATGGGGACCCGTTCTTATGTGGTGTCGGGGACTGGCAACGCGGATGGCCTTTACAGTGCTCCTCATGGTGCTGGGAGGAGATTCAGCAGGACCGAGGCTAAGAAGCGGTTCACTGAGGCTGATCTCGCTGCGGCGATGGTTGGTATTGAGTATCGGCACGGGGCGGAGTGGATCGACGAAATCCCCGCCTGCTACAAAGACATTGACCAAATTATCGAGGACGCTAAGGACTTGGTGACGGTGGTTACGACTCTGCGCCAAGTTCTTAACGTGAAAGGTGTGTAGTCGTGCGGGAGATTGCCGTCTTGAGTCCAACGATTGAGGCCCGCTACTGGACCAGGGTCGAGAAGCGTGGTCCAGACGAGTGTTGGCCGTGGACTGGATTAACCGAAAATTTCGGGCATGGATCGCTGTTTATCGGCAAGGATTTTAATGGAAATACGATTTGCGAAAAGGCCCACCGGTTAGCGTGGCGTTTTGCGACGGGAAGTGACCCTGGGGAGCACAAAGTTCGGCACCGTTGTGATAATCCCCCTTGCCAGAATCCGGCGCATTTAGAACTGGGGACCCAGGCGGACAATGTCCGCGATATGTATATGCGCGGGCGAAACAGAAATCCGGGTCGTCAAGGAGAGAGGCATCACGCTGCGAAAATTACCGAGGCGGACGTGCGGGAGATGATCCAGTTGCGGAGAGCCGGGCTTTTGCAGCACGAAATTGCCGACCGCTTCGGTGTCGGGAGAACTGCGGTTACGCGCATCCTCAACGGCAAACGATGGGGCCACGTCGCGCCCTAATCGCTGCGGTTACGACGTTCATGTCCGGCCTCTTGATTAGTGAGGCTTGACATGGTAGTATGTAGTTAATGGGACAACTGCGCCCAAAATCTTTGGGCGTTGCAAGATGCAACACGACGGAAGGAACAAGAATGAACTTCAATACCGTGAATTTGGAGGAGTTGAAGGCGCGTCGGGCTGAGTGGTTGCGCCGAGGGTTGCTGACCACTGTGCCGGTTCCGACGCTGTTCGGGACGATGCGGAAACCCGCATGAGTAACGAGGTGCGTTGTCCGCACGGCATCGTCTGCGACTACGTGTACCGCACTCAGTATTTCCATGGCCACGGGGGCATCGTGGTCGGCGGCGATTACTGGCACACCCCGTACCAGAAGTGCAACGCACAGGTTGAGCCGCGATGAACCCCTACGACGAGGGGACGCCTGAGTGGTTGCTGTACGAAATCTTCGGCGAGGACGAAGCTGAGCCGGAGCAGTTTCCGCGGTACTGAACTCGACTCGACAGCATCAGCGGTGAGAGCGCTGATGCTGTCGGTGGCGTGTTTGAGCACCCCTGTTGCAAGATGCAACAGACCAACAATGCGATGAAAAAGGGGAACAGAATGAACGTGAACGATGATGAGTGACAAGTCGGACAAGCGGTCGGCCAGCGTCGAGTTGGAGGAACTCAGGGAGATCTTCGCCCGCGCCGAGTTTCACTTCAACCTGGAGGCCGATCACACCTTCTACTACGAGAAGGAGACTCGGGCAGCGTTGCGTGGACGCGCGATGATGGCCGAGGCGTTCCGCCTGATGGCCGAGATGGGAGAGCTGAACACCGCCAAGGCGAAGGAACTGTTCAGCGGCGAAAGGGGACGCAAGTCATGAGTGCGATAAGCGCGGTTCACCTTGAACAGCTGATAACAGAATGGCGCGGAAGGGCGTCCCCGTTGATTGAGCGTAGCCCTTCCGGCCTCGTCTACAAAGAGTGCGCTGCCCAGTTGGAACGTGTACTGGCTGACGGTGAGGTCCGGGATGTGTTTGTGTACGGCACGCTGTGCCCCGGCCAGAACCGATGGCCCTCGCTTGAACAGTTCGCCGCGGCGGTCACGCTGGACACGGTTGTCGGGCAGTTGTATGACACCACGCTGGGGTTCCCTGCCGCGGTGATCACCGAACCCGGAACTGTTCCCGGCTACACCGTCACCATGAAAGAGGGTGAGGCGGATTTGGGGTTCGCGGTCCTTGACCGGATCGAAGGTCACCCGGACGCCTACATGCGGTCCATCGTTATCACCGGGAACGGTACGCGGGCGTGGGTGTATCACTGGCCGTGGGACACCTCGAAGTGGACAAGGATCGAAAGGTGGATCGCGTGACCGAACAGCAGCAGTTGGCTAGGTGTTACTACTGCGATCGTCCTATCAAGCAGCTCTACCCGGACGCTCCGTATGAGTTGCAGTGGGTCACACGAGTCTAGAAGACGCGGCGGACTGTACCGGAGAGTCGTGGCCTGTACCGGCAAGGTGGAATTACTAGTGGTGAACTCGGCTTCATGGATCGGTGGTGAGAGCACCGATCCATGGCTGACGTGTTCAAACGAATTCGTTGCAAGATGCAACAAGCTGGTCGACCTCGCGGCAACGACCAGGGCTACTACGCTAGGCGAGGATCGGGCGTGATCGGGCGATGTGGCCCTGGTGACCAGAACAAACGAAAGGAGGATCGATGAGCGCAGAGTTGGATGATGTACGGCAGCTGTACCAGGCGGCCCGGCAACCGCGCCGATTGAAGGCGGTGATCGCCGATATGGACGGGTCGTTAGTGAATGTGTCGTCCATCCGCCATTACGTAAGCGGACCGGTGAAAGACTTCGACGCTTTTCACGCAGCGTCGCGGCATTGCCCGCCTAATGAACAGGCGTTGGAGTTCTGCCGTCGGCATTATGCGGCAGGCGAAGTAATTGCCGTTGTCACCGCTAGAATGGAGCGCCACTATGAGACCAGTGCAGGATGGTTGGATGATTACTTGTTGCCGGAATTGTTGGCCATCCCTCGTGCTTTGTATTTGCCTGTTGGGTATGACGGTCCGATTATGCGTCCGGATGGTTTGACTCATTCGGATGTGTCGGTGAAGCGGCGGATATATCGCTATTTGACGCGGCATTACGAAATTGTGGCAGCTTGCGACGACAACCCTTCGATCCTGCCGTTATGGGAGGAAATGGGCATACCTGAGATCGAACGTATCCCCGGATGGGAGGAGGACTGAGATGGCTGAGTTGTCGCCGATTGAGCGGGCTGCCGAGCGGGTGAATCCGGTGTGGCTGGGGTTGGATGCGGTGCGTGCCCGGGATGAGGCGCTTGTCCAGTTTTTGTGGGAGGAGGTTCCTGTGGATGCTGGGGATGGTTTGGATGCGTTGAATTTGCGGATGCGGTTGGCGGCGGAGTTTCGTGATGAGATTTGGCCGCATCGTGTTCCGGAGCGGGTGGAGTTGACGTTGGCTGAGATGGAGGGGCGTCTTAATGAGAAGGTTGTTGAGTTGAATGCGGAGTTCGCGGCGGGAAAGTGAGGTGTTTTAACCTGATTTAATCGTGACCATTGACTAGTGGACTTGACTATGTTACTATTGTAGATAGTGGGAATATGCCCACTTCAACAAAGCCTGTTTCAAACATGAAACGGAAACAGGTGTTGCATGTTGCAACAGAATCGACAAAACACTGGAAAGGCAACAAAACATGGCGAACACACGTGTTGGTATTAACGCTGCCGTTGAACGGGAGAACCTCGAAGTCATCCCCTTCCTCGGTTGGGCTGAGATGACGTATCCCGACGATGACCTGTTCTTCGATGTGATGGTGGACGACGCGTCCGATAACGGCCTGCTGGCCGCCGGCTAACCCCCGTTTTCCGAGCACAACTCGGCGGCATCAGGTGTTCTCTGGTGCCTGCCGGTGGTGTCGCTCGGGACGCGGCACCGCGTTGCAAGATGCAACGCCATATTTCCGGAACAAAATGAAAGGAACCCCTATGCCTATTGTTTTGGCGGACGACGAAGAAGAAGTGCTGCTAGAACGCTGCCAAACGTGCCTCGAATATGTTGACCCTGACGAGTTGGTGAGCTGCCACAGTTGCGGCGACAGCGTCTGCCACAACCGTAGCCTCTGCGGTATCAGCGGCGACGGGTACTGCGAATCGTGTGACGATGAGCGGGCCGACTGCCAGAACTGTGGGCACCGCGGCTGGCGTGACGACCTGTCGTACTGCGACTCCTGCTGCGAGTATTACTGCTGTGGGATGAGCGGATGCGACGAGTATCACTGCAGCGACTGCTGCGATTGTTGCGAAGACGACAGCGACTATTACGACGAGCGCGGCGCTATCCGTTACGCCAGCTACCGTCCGGAACTGGTGTTCAAAGGCGACCGGTCCCAAACGATGATGGGCGTCGAGCTGGAAGTGGGCGGCAACCAAAGCAGCATCGTGCCCGTGGTTCACAGCATCGATCCCAGCGAGGACCACCTCTACATGAAAGAGGACGGCTCCATTTCTGGTGTGGAGATTGTGACGCACCCGATGACGCTGGAATACGCGCGGCAGTACCCGTTCCAGCCGATGCTGGCTGGTTTGCGTAGCGCCGGGTGCCGGGTGTCGTCCGGGTATGGGCTGCATATCCATGTGGCGCGTGACGCGTTCCGCAAGAATGGTGCGCGCCGCGGACGTAAGCAGGAGTCCGATGTGCATCAAATGTTGTGGCTGCTGTTCATGTACCGAAACAGTACGCAGCTAGAAAAGTTGGCGCGGCGGGTGTCGGACAGTTGGGGATCGTTCCGCAAACCAGCGCCGGGCGAGTTGAAGAACAAGGCGAAAGGTGACCGTGGCCGCGAACGGTATGTTGCGGTTAACTGCTTGAACTCGAACACGTTCGAGTTGCGGTTCTTCAAGTCGACGTTGTGGAAGTCGCAGTTTTATGCGGCGCTGGAGTTCGCCGACGCGTCGGTGAAATACACCCGCAACCTGTCGTCTGCGGATGTGTTGAAGGGCGCGGCGTTGTCGTGGGATGTGTTCACTCAGTGGGCCGCGGACAACGACTACCCGATGTTGCACGCGGAAATCCTGAAACGCTGCGTCGATGACTAGTTGTTGCATCTTGCAACAATGCTGAGCGCCAGCACGCGGCAGCACCGGCCCGAAAGGGTCGGTGCTGCTCATGGTGTCGCCCGAGCGTCGCCCCGCCCAAACCCTTTTGGGCGGCAATTGGTGAACAAAAAGGAAGGAGGGTTCAGCTTATGCCGATGGTACAGTGCCGGGTCTGCGGTTACGAAGACACCCGCGATTACATGCAACGCTGCGCCGACTGCGGCAGACTGCACTGCGAAGACTGCAGGGGCTGGGTAGAAGGCTTCGGTATGTGCGACAACGGGCACTGCGAAAGCTGCTGCTGCTGCTCGGACGCCGAACATGGCTCCGTCCACAGTTACGACTACCGGCCACACCTGCTATTTAAGGGCGATACAGCTCAAACGATGATGGGTGTGGAGCTGGAAGTCTACGGGTTGGCCGACCAGATAGTCGACGCGGTGCACCTGGTGGACGCCCATGAAGACCATCTCTACATGAAGCACGACGGCAGCATCAGCGGTGTGGAGATCGTTACGCACCCGATGACGCTGGAATACGCGCGGCAGTACCCGTTCTCGAAACTGCTGAAAAACCTGAGACTTTCAGGGTCCAGCGTGTACGACAACTATGGGCTGCATATTCATGTGGCGCGTGACGCGTTCCGTAAAAAGTCTTACCGAACGCACAAACAGCAATCCGATGCCCATCAAATGATGTGGCTGCTGTTCATGTACCGAAACAGTGAACAACTCGAAAAGCTGGCCCGCAGGTCATCGCAAGAGTGGGCGTCGTTCCGGAAACCCCGCAAGGGTGTGCTGAAGGAACAAGCGAAAGGCGACAGGAACCTCACGCCCCGATACACGGCGGTGAACTGCCAGAACCGGGAAACGTTTGAGCTTCGCTTCTTCAAAGCCACACTGGATGAGCAGGAATTTTATGCGGCTCTGGAGTTCGCCGACGCGTCGGTGAAATACACCAGCAACCTGTCAGCTGTGGACGTTTTGAAGGGCCGCGCGCTGGGGTGGGACCAGTTCACCGATTGGGTGCTCAAGCACAACTACACGCACCTTTACCGCGAAATCCTCAAACAATCCTGACACCTAGAACAAAACGAACGGAGGCACCTATATGTGTATGTTGAGTTACCTTCCGCCGGGCCACGATGTGGACGAAGACGGCCTGCTGAACGGCGGCATCTCCAATCCACACGGGTCCGGCTGGGCCATCGCCCACAAAGAGATGATAATCATGGGCCGCGACCTCAAAGTTGAGGTTGCGTTGGAGAGTTTCATCAAAGCCCGCCGAAAATATGATGGTGCGGCGTTGTTCCATTCGCGGCTGGCCACGCACGGCAGCGTCAGCGTCAGCAACGTTCATCCGTTCATCGTCGGCGGGAGCCACAAAACGGTGGTCGCGCACAACGGTATCCTCACTAAACCTGAGGCGCAGCCATTGAAGGGTGATGACCGTTCAGACACCAGGAAGTTCGCCGACGAAGTGCTGCCCGGCAGGTTCGCGAACCTGGACAAAATTAGTGTCCAAAAGGAGTTGACGAAGTGGTGCGGTTTGGGCAACAAGCTGGCCATCCTCACCGTCGACCCGCGTTACCAGTCCAGCGCGTACCTTATTAACGCGTCACTGGGCGAGTGGGACCAAGAAACCGGTTTGTGGCATTCGAACTCCGATTATCGGGAGGCGTTGCCGCGGTGGCTGCGTAACCAGTCGAAATCTAAGGCGACGGTCTCGGCGAGGAACGGGGTTCATGTTTATGACTCGGCGACGAAAACGTGGATCAAGCAGGAAGACGGCATGATGGGTGCCAATGTGGCCAAATCGGCGGAGGAATCCGCGGAGGTGTTCATCGGCAGCAGCGCCGATGAACTGGATTGGCGTTGCGCGTTCTGCGGGATGGGCGAGGTCAACAAGATGGGTTACTGCAAATTCTGCGAAACCTGCCAGGACTGCGGCAAGCTCCAGAACGACGACTGCGACTGCTGGGAACGCGCTTACGAGGCGATGAAAGCCGCGCACAGCGTGGAACTCCCCGCCTAACAACAACAGGGAAGGAGAACGGGTATGGCGCAGGGAACTGACAACCCGATAGATCAACTCGGGAAACTTATCGGCTGGTCAATCTTGGCGGCGATCGTCGTCGTCATGGTTGCAGCTGTGTTCCTGATCGTTGTGTAACTGAAGCGATCCGGTGAGGCCGGGCAGTAATGCCCGGTCCTGCTGAAAGCGTCAGAGCGGTGCGACGTGTTGTGTCCGTCTTCGTTCCGGCGCTTCCAGGAGGAACAATCTCCCGGTTCAACATTGATCCGACCGACCAGGGGAAAGGAGAAACTAAGTGCTATGCCAGAGATAGGGATAACGCCGCGCTCAAGCAGAAGCATCTGGGGCTGGCCGTGGGAGCCGGTGGCAGATGCTAATTGCTGCGCGTACTGCGGGATGGGCGAGATTATCCCCGCAGGCTACTGCAACAACTGTAACACCTGCAACGACTGCGGCGAAGCAAGCATCGAATGCACGTGCTGGACATCTGCACTGGCAGATGAAACTGCGGCGGTCATAAGTACCCCTAACCGTCTCACCAACGCGGCAGCAATACTGCTGGGAACGCGCTTACGAACAGAAGAAAGGAGACGCACTGTGCCACGACGCCCTGAAGTGATCTGCCACAATTGCGGCGGCGCGTACAACCGCGACGAATGCACTCACTGCGAGGAATGCGACACCTACAACTGCGCCACGTGCGGGCCTTGCGCCGACAGTTCAAGTCGGCGTGACCGCGCCTACGCGGCAGGCAACTATGGTATCCACGCATGGAACTACCGACCGCGGCACTTCAAACCGAAAGGGAACTACCCGGCTGAAGCGCTGCTCGGCGTCGAACTGGAAGTCGGCGGACGCCGCGGCCAGATCATCGCCGAAACAACACGCACCGTTGACGCCGACGAGACCCACCTCTACCTCAAGGAAGACGGGTCCATCTCCGGTGCCGAGATTGTGACGCATCCGATGACGTTGCAGTTCGCCCGCCAGTACCCGTTCGAGGAACTGCTGGCCTCGCTGCGCCGTGTCCGTTGCCGGGTGGACGACCATTACGGTTTGCATGTCCACGTTTCCCGCAACGCGTTCATCCACGACGGGAAGCAGTCGAAGTCGCATCAAATGCTGTGGCTGCTGTTCATGTACCGGCACGCCCGGGAGTTGGAACTGTTGGCGCGGCGCACCTCGGAACGCTACGCGGCGTTCCGCAAACCGGTGTCTGGTGAGTTGAAGCGCAAAGCCACCGATGTTGGTGACCGCTACAACGACTCCCGTTATGTTGCGGTGAACTGCAACAACGAACGGACGTTCGAGTTGCGGTTCTTCAAAGCCACACTTAAGTACCCGGAGTTCATGGCGGCGTTGGAGTTCGCTGACGCGTCGGTGCGCTACACCGAGAACATGACGACCGCTGACGTGTTGCGCCGCAACGCGTTGACGTGGCGGCATTTCACTGACTGGGTGCAACGGCGTAACTACAAGCACTTGTACACCGAGATTATGCGGCTCGCGCCTCCGCAGTTGTTGACCGGTAAGAAGGAGCCGCTGAACAGGTGGTCCCCGCCGGAGCCTCGGCCCCGCCGCCGCCGTTCGGACGAGATTCGGTTCAACTTGGCTGGCAACTACTACTACATCGTGGACGGCAACGGTGAACGCGAGCGACTCACTGCCGCTGGGGCCACGAACTGGGTAACGCTCGGCTAAAAGGCGCATACATCAACAAAACATTCTTTTTTACGGCGGTACATCTAGTACCGGGAAGGAGCACACAAATATGTGCATGTTAAGTTATCTGCCACCGAACACTGCGGTGGACGAAAAAGGCCTCACCAACGGCGGTAGAAACAACCCAGACGGTCACGGCTGGGCGATCGTCGCTGACTGCGGAACAAAAATCATCACAGGCAAATCGCTGTGGATAGAAACAGCGATCAGGGATTTCAAGGCCGCGCGGGAAGAGAACATGCTCGGCCCCGCGTTGTTCCACTCGAGGTGGGCCACGCACGGCAGCATCAAACTCGACAACGTTCACCCGTTCGTGGTGGGCGACTGCGAGCTGACCGTAGTCGGGCACAACGGGGTGTTCACCCAACCGTCCGCGCAGCCGTGGTCCAAGGCCGACGATCGCTCGGACACGCGGGTTTTCGCCGACGAAATCCTGCCGACCCAATTCAAAAACCTCGACAAGGCCGGGGTGCAGAAAGCGTTGACGCAGTTCTGCGGCACCGGCAACAAGCTGGTCATCCTCACCGTCGCCCCGCAGTATGAGTACTCGGCGTACATCATCAACGAGCCGCTGGGGCAGTGGGACCCTGAAACGGGGATTTGGCATTCAAACGGTGACTACAAGCGCGCCTACTACCGCTATTCCAGGTCCGCATCCTCCGGTATCGGCATGTACGGCTACGGTTACGGTGCCAGCGGCTGGGACGATGACGACTGGCCGATCATTATCGGCAACAGAAAAACCGGCAAAGGCACCGCGGACGACGGCAACGACCCGTACGACGACGAAATGGCGGTCGGCGACGACAAGAAAGAAGGCGGCTGGAACATTTGCGATTGGTGCGAAGAGGGACTGATCGACTCACGCGGATTCTGCGACCGATGCGAACTGTGCATGGACTGCACCGAAACCGTCGAGACCTGCCAGTGCTGGGTACCTGACCGGGCCGAACGAGACGCGTGGGAAGGCCGGCTCGAAGCCGAAGCCACCGACCCTGACGCCGAACGTTGGGCGCGGGAGGACGCCGCCGAGTACGAGAAGTGGCGACACAACTCGGGCGAACTCGACGTCGAGGAACTCGCGAGGCAACTAGCCGAACTGAAACACGAAAGCGACGAACGGATCCGGGCCGCGCAGCTAGCGGTCGAAGCCATCCCCGCTGAATGATCTGAGCACAACCCCAGCGGGTGTTGCATCTTGCAACACCCGCTGGATGATGCGCTCAGCGCGCAGAACCAACACAACAGAAAGGAACAACAAATGGGACTGATGAGTTTGCCGCCGATGCACGCCGCCGGACGGGCGCTGTTCCGGCGCAGCCGCCAACTGGACACCACATGGACCAGGATCAAGGACACCGGAATTGAGGTTGTGGACCCGTTCGGGGACTACCTACCGTTACCGACGTTCACGGAGCGCACACCGAAAGGAGCGGTCGCTAACCTACCCGCCGTTTGGGTGAAGAAACTGCCCGTGGTGTGGGTTGAGCAGCGGCAACGCAAGTTCCGCATCGAACGGTTCCCGTCCAGCCCCGCCAACGACATCCTCGGCGCGGACGAACGCCCATGGTATGTGGAAGAGACCACCTGGGGCGACGACCGCGACGACTACGGGCGCATGGAAACCCAAGCTGACGCGGTAGCATTAGTCGGCTTCATGCTGAAAGGACAAAGACATGCCGCGACGGCATGAAAAACCGGCACCCGACACCGGCAGGACCAGACTCCCCGAACGGGCGCTGGTGGAGCTGCGGGCGCACGGCCACCGATCCAGGGCACGGTTCGTTGATCCTTATGTGCTGCAAACGGCGTTGAGTGTGATCGAACGCCGCGGCAAGGACTGGGTTGAGTCCGTGCTCGGCAGGCCCATCGACCGGCGTAGCCGCATCGACTGCCGCGTACCGTGGCTTTTCGACGGTGAACAGTACACTCTGATGGCGGCGGATCGGGCCGAGGACAAACTAGCGACAGCCAGAATCCTCGGCCTCGACTGAAGTGACTTGACGAGATAGGATTGAAGCGATGAAGAAAGACGGAGACAGCGTGACCAACAAGTACCTGGTGCATCAGGCACGCCAGTTCCACACCACCGCCCGTGAGAACCTGGGCAGCCCTTTCGCCGCCGTAGCCAACCTGGCTATCGCTGTCGAATACCTCATCGAGTTGGAAGAAAATAGGTGTGATGGATAGCCGTTGTGCGGCGCGGATCTTTGGCCGTCCGCTGGCCGACATGCAGCCCGCTGACGCTAACTGTGCACGCGGCTACCTGGCCGACCTCGACTGCTGGTGCGATGACTGCCGGGAATACCGGCTGGGGCAGGCGACACACGCTTTCGACGTGGCAGCAACACGGCTGGCCTACGATGGGTAAGCGGAAGTGGCCCAAGACCCGCGTGTGCGTGGTCTGCAACGACGTGTTCACGGTGGAACGCCGACCCGGCGCACCACCAATCACCTGCTCATCCAAATGCCAGAAGAAACGCCGCAACACTAAGATCGCGGAATGGCGGGCACGCACAGAGTGTCCACCGGAGAAGCACGGGCTAACCGGATATACCACATATCAGTGCGATTGTGATGTGTGCCGGGAAGCCGAACGCGTATACATGCAGGAACGGCGGGAAAAACAGCGGACGGCACGAGAAACCGCCGAATGGGAAGAGGCCGGCGGCATATATCAGATCATCCCGGCTGTAAACCAATAGGAAAGGGAACTTGGAGGCCTGGCGTTAAGCGTACTGCCCTGGTTTGTTTGTTCATTTTTGTTCCCGGGGATACTGCGAAAATTTCACCGAGCAGCCTTGCTGGCGCTAGTGATTTTCAAGGGCACAGTGAAGCAAAGGGCGCAATGACCGTTACCGCGCTTGTAGGACATGTGAGCGCGAACGTAGCGAACTCCTGCGCCGGGCCTCCAACACATCTGAGTATGACTCCAGCGGGCGTTGCATCTTGCAACGTCTGTTGGCTGATGCGCTCAGCTGAACGCATGACTTGAAAGGATAACGATGATTCGTAGGCTCTTGTGCCTGTTCCGTGGGCACGACTGGGTGACCGAAATCGACTTTCCTGGTATCTACACCCGCTACACCGACGAGTGTCAGCGGTGCCCGAAAAAACGACAACGAATAATCCTGGAACACTAGAGAGAGGAACAACGTGAAGCCGGCACCGATAGCGCCGCCCAGACCGCCTAAATGCGCAGTGTGCAAAATATTCGTTTGCTTACCGGGATCGGATTACTGCTCGAACGGATGCGAATACGCGGCGGCCTGTTGCAGGCGTCGCTGGGATAACGAAAGGAACGGAAATGATGGATACCTCTGATGTGGATACGTCGCGGTCACTGAACGTGCGGCCTTTCCGCGGTCGTTCAATGGTGGATTTTGTGAAAGTGCACCGTAAGATCAGCTCCCCTGAGTGTTGGTCGATCACGGCTGTGTACGGTCCGGACGCGGGTAAGGTGATCGCGCACGCCGACAGCATCGCCTTGTATAACGCCAGGTTCGTGGTGAGCGAGAACGGCAGGCAACGTGTCCTGCGTGAACGGCGCAAAAACGTCCACGCATGGATCATCGGCGAACTAGCACCCGACCATGATTGGATCGCGAACCCGACCGGGCTGGACGCGCTCATCTGGTACAACCCGTACCAGGTGCCGCAGTTTTCGGTGTTTTTCTGCGATGCGCCGGCGGGAACATACCAGCATGCGCCGGTAACGTCCGCGTCTCATGTGCATATGGGGACGGACGGCAAGGTGCGTGCTTGCGGCGTCAGGCCTGGGCCGGGGACCACACTGCGATGAAAGTCACCGTTTGGACGGTCACCTGGGTTATTGACGACAAACCGCCCGTGGTTGACGGGTTCGGTTCGGAAGTGTTCACCGACGAAGAAGCGGCGTGGGAGTGGGCCGAGGAGTGGGAGCGCGGCACGCCGCTTCCGCGGTATTTGCAGCTGCAAACCAGTCCGGGCGCTGGCCGCACCACCACTGTCGAATCGCACGAAATAGACGTGGATATTGTGACTTGATTATACTAGCCAGATGGCGTATAATTAGTATTATGGAAGGAGAAAACACATGGCACCAACACCAACACGTTCGATAGCGAACACCGCGATCAGCCTCGGACTGGTCAGCTGCCCAGTCAAAATGTACGCAACATCCGGCGACCGGGGCGTGGAATTCAACAGTTTCCACGTCCACGACGACGGCACCCAGTCACGGATCAAAGCCCCGTACATCTGCGAGGACTGCGGAGCAAGCTGCCGAGGCGAAACCACCCGCGGCGTGGTACGCGACGGCGAAACGATCCTGCTGACAGATGAGGAGCTGGAGCAGGTTCAGGTGGATTGCGGCAGAACCCTCGACGTGCAGCATTTCGTTGAAACCGCTCTCATCAACCCTCTGTTCTCAGAGAAGAGCTACTTTCTCGAGCCTGACCTGTCCAGCCCCAGCCCCCGGCAGACCGAGGAAGCGTACGCCACACTGCTGGCCGTGCTGGAAGAGAAAGGCAAATCCGGGATCATCCAGTATACGCTGCGCAGCAAAACACACTTAGCGGCTTTGCGGCCCGAAACGGTCCGCGGCAACAAAGTGCTGGTCGTGCAGAACTTGATGTGGCCAGAAGATCTGCGTAACGCCGATTTCGAGTCGTTACGGCGCGAAGTCACACCAAGTAGGCAGTACGTGAAGATCCTGGGCGGCATCGTGGACGACATGACCGCCTCCTTCGAGGAAGACGCGCACGTCGACACCTACGCGGCGAGGGTTGAGGAACTGATCGAGTCGAAAGTGACCGGCGTTCCGATGACCCCACGTGAGGAAGCCGCAGCCGCCGAAGAGGTGGGCGATCTGCTGGCGAAGCTGGAGAAGACGGCAGAAATGGTCGCCGGTAAGGCTTCCAGTAAGCGTAAGCACCCGGCTAAGGGCAGGAAGCCTGCAGCTGAAACCGCGGTTACTGTTGCGGTTCCGCGTCGCCGCGCCCGATCGGCGTAGTTCTGAGTACAACCCCAGTGGGTGTTGCATCATGCAACGCCCACTGGCTGATGCGCTCAGCGCACAACGTAAACAAGGCAGAAAAAGGGAGGAGCATAAATGAAACTGATGATCGAGATCGATCTGGATTTGATTGAGCACGCTGACCGCTCCGTGGATAGTGAAGTTGCGGACATCCTGGTCGGGTTGTCCCGCCGTATCGGAAACGACGATATCGGTATCGAAACCGTGAACTGCGACGTCCTGTACAGCGCGAGGAAGCCCGTCGGCGAGGTCTGGTTAGCGGAAGGAGGGAGCTGATGCCGTACATTCCGTTAACAGAGCTGCCGCCAGAAGGGCGTTACGGCGCTTCTCCGATCCGGGCGCTGTACGAATGCCGCATCCTGTGGTCGACCGGTGTCTGGCAGGGAACTGCGGTTGAAAACCTGAACGAAGTGATGGTCTTGATCCGTGAGCTAGTCATAGGCTTGAGGAATACGGAGACCGGGGAAATATATGCCCCGGAGCCGGAACGACTGCCCAGAGATGTTGCGCTTGGTTCCGTGTCACCGCTGCGGTCGCTCTACGAATGCTACTGCCGGTGGTTTGAAGACGAATGGGCGGACGATGCCGCTTACGCGAACCTAGCCCTGGTCATGATCTACCTCGACGCCCTGCTCGCCGGCATCGTACGGACGAGGACATGAACTGGGAATGGGACATCCGTTGGGCCGAGCACGCGTTGCTGACACACGTCCGCGACGGCGTCTACCTGATCAAACGCACCCCAAACAGCTACACCCTCCAATTTTTCAGCAAAAACGGGAGCGGGCTGGATCAGGTGCCGTGGATCGCCGGGACACACACCCTGGCCAACGCGAAACGATCCTGCACACACCACCACGCGCAGAAGGGAGCAGCCCATGGGTTTGCCCTGGTATGACCGATTCTACGAAGACGAATTCGCCGCGATCCGCCAGGAACGCATCGAACACGACCAACGCTGGTACGACGACCGGTACGGCGACGGCTGGGACGAACATAACGAAGGCGTGTACAGCCGATACGCGGTCACACCGTCAAGCACCTACGAGGAGTACAGGAACATGTACAAAGCTGCGCATAAGCGGGAATGTTCGTTTGTTTGCGGCCCGCCGAACCCGAACTACGACCCGACGGTAGCCGCCGCGCTGGACGAGGCTGATGAGGCGCAAGCGGCGTTGACGCCCGCGTTTTCGCATGAAGTCACCGCCGGAACCAGCACCACCGGCAGGCACTACTCCAAAAAAGCGAAACACAACAAGCACCGCCGCAGTGTGGCCCCGAAATACGTGAGGAAACACCGTGGCTACTGGACCTGAACCGGACTTTGAAGACGAAGAAGCCGGGCGGTGGGGCGATCTACTCGATCCTAGCGCCGGAGACTACGACTACTGGAAGGAACATCAAGAATGAGTATCTACGGCGACGGGATGACCGACGAAGAATATCTTCGCTACATTTACTCGCTCCCCGCGTGGAAACGGCGGCTACTGGTCACGCTAGCTATCGCGCCGTTCGCGGCCATGGCGACCATGATCGTCCTAGGCCTGGCGGGAGTCGTGCGATGAACGACATATATCGCTACGTCCTCGTAGACCTAGACGACACCGAAAACGACTACGAATACCAGGACTTCGAAATAGCGAAACGAGACGCCACCGTCCTGTTCCTCGCCGGCTCGCCTATGGCGGTCGTCAAACGGACATACGTCTACGAAGACACATCTTTGGTGTGGACACCGGACGGCACCGACAACTGGCCACCAAAGGCCGGCTCATGAGCGGCAGGATCACCGACCCTCCGATCGGGATTGGCGACCCGGATTACTTCCTCGGGATCTGCGACGGATGCTGCTCACTCAAAGCGTTCACCACGGCCCGAGGCCGTGACCAGTGGGAAATGTTCCATCCACACGAATGGGACACACCAGAAAACTAGAGAGGAGAGCACATGGAAAACAGGGTCACTGTCACATTAAGCAAAGGTGCCCTTAACGCGCTGCAGAAAAGCATAGACGGCATGCGCGCTTTCGCTAAATCCTGCGAAGCCGACATAGAAAAGGGCGACTACCACGACTACGACTACGGAATGACCGACTGGCGCGAGGATATCGCCGACTGCGCCGAAGAGCTGGTGGACAGCGTCGAGGAGGCCGCCGATGACTCTGCATAATCTCACGATTCGTAAGGGTTCCCGTGTGGTGATTGGGACCACCGGTGAGACGGGTGTCGTCCAGTCCACCTGGTGGACTGCCGGCGACCGCCTCGCGTATGTCCTGTTAGACGGAACCAATCGTGAAATAGAAGCTTACGTGACGAGCCTCAAGAGGACTTAGCTACAGGATTCTACTATTGTTGGCATATACGTCCACTTGACATAACACCAAGATTGCCGTATAATTAGAGGTATACGGTAGAAAACCAGCCGCGTTGCAAGATGCAACAACACCCACATGAAAGGGAACACACCATGCCCGCAGAACTATCAGTAACAAACAACATCTACTCCTTCGCCGACTCCCGCGCCCGCGACGGCAGAGTCGACGCCTGGCACCGCTGCGGCACCGCAGTCGGCCACGACATGACCGCGCAAGAAGCACTCGAAGCCGGACACCTAGCAAACTGGAACGTCCGGAAAGTACCGCTCTGGGCCGAACTCGGCGAAGGCCTCGGAACCGCCGAAGTGCCAAGCCGATACGGCGTCGTGTTCGACAACCCGGTCACAGGCAAAGTGCAACCAATGCCCGCAACCGTCGGTGAACGCTACGAACACGCACAAAACGAAGCCCTCGCCGTCTTCGGCGAAGCGATGGTGGACGAACTAGGCCAATCCAACTGGCAAACAGCCGGCTCGCTGCGTGGATACACTCAAGTGTTTCTTACCATGTTTCTGCCGAGCACCATGGAACTGATGACGCGCTCCGGTGTGGACGTGACAAGGTTCTACTTCGCGCTGCTCAACAGCCACGACGGTTCCACCGCGATCACCGGACTCATCACACCTGTCCGGATAGTTTGTGCCAACACGCAGAGCGCCGCAATCTCCAGCGCCGTCTCCTCATTCAAAATCAGGCACACAGCAAACTGGGCTGACGCCTTACAGGAAGCGCGGCGCGCTATCGGCCTCGCGTTCAAGTACGAGGAAGCTTTCGAAGCGGAAGTTCAGCGCCTCTACGCGATGGAAATGTCGAACAACGAGGCCATGGCGACCGCCGAGAAGCTCGTGAAGCTCGGCGATGCCGAACCGGGCACCCGGGCATACACCATGCGCAGCAACACCGCGGACGCGCTGTTCGACTTGTTCACAACTTCGGACACGATCGCCGGCAGCATCGGCGGCACCCGTTGGGGTTTTTACAACGCAGTCACAGAATACGTTGACCATTATCAGGGTGTGCGTGGCGCTGGTGGTGACGAGGCCGGCGCACGCGCTGTCCGAACCATCACCGCGGCACAGTCCAGCATCGGCTTAAAGGCCGACGCTTGGCGGATCCTCGCCAACTGAGGTTTAAGCCGGGGACGCGGCACTTTCGATCTTACACGTGATAGAAGGACACTGCTATGTTGCGTTTTATGCGTTTTATCGTGGTTGATGAGACCGGCGAGCGTTACATCTACGACGCGACCGGTCCGCAGGACGCGCTTGAGCGTCACTACGCACTCGACAATCAGGGCGAACAGCGGTTTGTGGTAGGCGTTTACCGTCAACACAACGGTCTGGTCGGGGCGCTTAAGAGATGAAGCCTGCGGTGGTGATGCCGGAGATGATTCGGTGTCCCGATGATCCGTTCGATGCGACCGGACGGCTGCACACCATACTTGGTTGCGGCAGGATGGTTCCGTTTATCCGTTCCAGCGACGGGTTCATCGACTGCCCGCTGTGCGGCATGTTTTGGATGCCTGAACTGGAACGAGACTACAAGAAAGGAGACCAATAGATGCCTTCGGTAGGGAATGTGTGGGCGACGACGGTCGTGTATGCGGATAACCCGTCGTACAGCCCGAACGTGACGTTGCACGACTCTTACGAGTCCGGTGTGGCGTTTTTGCGGAGTACGTTCCGCCGTGAACTGCGGCGGTGGGCCGACGAAGACGGCGTGAAAGTGGTCGGAGAAAGCGACAGCGAGCTGTTCGAAGTCCTGAAACGGAAAGGCCGCTACCACGTCGGGTTCACCGAGACGGACTATCGCCCGATGCGGCAGATGAGCGAAGCATGGGGCCGCGGCCATCAGGCCGGTTGGGATGACTGCATGACCACAACAGAGCGGGAAGCAGCGACACCGGGTTTGTATGACGGTGAACCGGTATGCACCCCCAACCCGTACGATCCGGAGAACTGCTGATGCCGAGAATGTTTAGAGCGCGAACCCCGTTTCGAGATTTGGACGGTTTGCGCCGGTTTCCGATCATGCCGGCACCCGGCAGCCCGGAGGGCGACAACATTGCGCGGGCTTCCTGGGCGGCCAAATCGGTGGTGTTGTTCGCCGACACCACCGGAATGGGCGCGGAAGACGAGCTGGAAACCATCATCAGCGATCTGGTGACCGACTTGAAACATCTGTGCGACGCAACCAATGTGTCCTGGCACCAGGTGATGCGCCGCGCCAACAGGCACCACATCGCAGAAGTGAGAGGAGAACTATAGATGGGAAGCATCCTGCTGACCCAGGTTTGTGAGGTTGTTTACCGGGCGTCCTACACCCGCGAGCAGGCTATCGAACTGTTGCTGGCGGCTGGTGATGAAGATGTGCGCGGCGCTAACAGTCCAGATGGCCGGGAGGTGATGTCTGACCGTGAACTCGGTATGCGGATCGCCGCCATCGCACGGAATTACAGGACGCCTCAAGAGATGGACCTGAACGACAGGCTAGTGGACGACGCCCAGGGCTGGGAGATCATCGACGTAGGCGATTGGGAATTAACGGAGGTATACGGTGAAGTATCCGGCTGATAAGTTCGATGCTATCAACGAGATCACCAAGATAGCGGAGCGGTTCGACCTGTGCGTGAGCATCGTGACGGTCGATGACGTTCTTACACTCAAAGGCGTCACCGAACCGGAACCAACCGATCAGCTATACAACTCTGTTGTTGATTCGTGGGAGTGGCGACACTACGGCGAAGGCTGGACCGACTGGTTCGACGGATTGGAGATAGACGATGAAAATTAAGGTTGAGAACGCCTATTCGGACGGGCATGAGTCCGAGAGAACGATCGTGGTTCAGGACGTTGAGTTCGTTGATTTGGATGATGATGCGGAAGCGGAAGAAATGGGTGACTATCTGTACGAGTTCACCGGCGACGGGCACGGCATCGGTAAGGATGTGGGCAGTTATTACACTGTCACGATCCTGGAAGCCGCCGACTCTAAGTGGGTTGGCCGCATCTTCGACTGGGGCGACTAATGATCGAGATCGGCGGGGACAGCTTTCATGAGTACCAGCAGGGTCAATTGGATGACCTGTGGGACGAATACCTGGATTACGTGGGCCTAGCGGGTCGCGCCGTCAATATGGACAGCCTTGAGGACTTCCTGTTCGTCAGAGGTGTCGACATATCGGATCGTGCAGCTACGGTTATGTACCGTTACGTGCGCGAACAGGAAATCTAGTAACGGTAATGTTTTGGGTGGGGCCGGGGGAGGAAACCAAAAACCGAAAACGAAAGGACAAAAAGCATGAGCGACGACATCAACCAAGCCCTCGCGATGAGAGGCCACCTGCTGGACGCTAACAGGAACCTAGAGATGGCCCGAGGCAACCTCGAAGCCGCGGTAAAAGAAGCCGCCGACGCGGACGCCGACGAAGTACTACGAGATCTGCTGGGCGCACTGCGCACCGTGAGTCTCGCCGTATCCGAAGAATATGCTGTCTGGTCCCAAATGTTCGACTACCACAAATCGGCACTGTGAGCATCGGCATCTACAGGCCAGAAGACCAAGAAGGCAGGCCATTCACTGAATGCCGACGCCTTTACTTCTCGGACGAATTCTTGGCTGACCCGCCCGAACACTTCACCGTTGAAGACAACGCGGTTCGCTGCGATCTGCGGGAACACACTGTGTGGATACTCACCGGGCGGTCGTTGCCGCTCGGTGGCCGCACCGTACACGAAGGCGAGTGGGAAGAATGAACGGTGCTTGGTTGATGGTGTCGGCGCTGGTCATCATCGGAAGTGTGGTGTGGGTCGCGCGAACCGTTGGACTTACCCAGCCCGGTGCTGACGGGAACATCACGACTAGGCAATATTTTCTTATGGTTACTGCCGGCCTGTTTATTTATACTGACGGCGTTTTGGCGGCGTATTTGTTGGGGCATTGAGACTTCCGGAGCGGCCAGACCATGAATGATCTCCAAATATTTGTCGCCACTCCGGTTGTAAACGTTGAGTAACGGCAATGTTTTGGTGGGAGTCGGGGGAGGATTTTCCAATCCTGGTTTCCGCCAAAGAGTTGCCCTCACCCACCATAGGGTGCCAGCCCGGTGTGATATAATTATGGGATGGCACAAACACTGGAACAGACAGGAGTAACCTTGACCACCCACGACGCAGCTGTCACCACCAAACACCACAGCTGGTTCAACCGCGTCGTCATCGCCGCTATCCTCATCAACTTCCTCGTCGCAGCATGGCTAGAGTTCAAGCATGATGACATTCTCGAGATGATCGACACCACGATCGTGTGGTTCTTCGTCGCTGAAGTTACCATCAAAATCTGGTCCCGAATCAAAACGGGTTGGGGCGGATGGCGCGGGTGGAGCGATTTCTGGCTCGTCGCCGACATCCTGATCGTCGGCCTGGCCGCGCTGCCGTTGGGCGAGAACCTGACCGCGCTGCGGATCCTGCGGATAGCGAGGTTCGCTCACCTTATGCGCCACCTCCCGCACATCACCGCTCATCTGCGGCACCTGCCGGTGCTGCGGCTACTGTCGGTCGGGGAGGACATTAAATGAGCCACCGGGGACGGCCAGGCAAGCCATGTTTCCCAGCTCGTGTTCGCCGTCCCCGGACCAGAAAGAGGAGTAGAAGATGAATGAACCAGTCAACGATGCACAACACGACGCCCTAACCCTTGCGTTGTATTTGGGGATCGTCGCCCCCGATGACCAGGCGGCGGCAGAAGCCGCGGACATGGCCGAACAGATCGCCGAAGGAATGGAACCATACGAGGTTGAGTCATGCAAAGAACGGGCACGAAGACTCGCGAACCGTAAAGACTTTTGGAATGAGGGGTGAAGATATTAAGCAAATCATTGTGATGCGGAGCGACCTTGGCATGCGTAAAGGAAAAATGTGCGCCCAGGCCGCACACGCGTCGCTGGGTGCGGTGCTGCCGTATCTCACCGAGATCTCCGATCCTTACGACCAGATTCGCCGCGACCATGAACGCAAGATCGAAGAGTGGCTAGCTGGCCCTTTCAAGAAGATCTGTGTCCGCGCGGACAGCGAAGAGAAGCTACTGGCCATTCATCAGGCCGCCAAAGACGCTGGCCTGATCGAGTTCCTGGTCACCGACTCCGGACTCACCGAATTCAACGGGGTTCCAACAATCACGTGCTGCGCCATCGGACCCGATACAGATGAGGCGCTCGATCCTATAACCGGGGAGCTGATGCTGCTGTGACCACACATTTTTCGGTGAAACTTCCGGGCGACTACATTCATGGTGCTGCGGAGCCGTTTCAGTATCCGGGCGGCGAGTGGCACCTACGCAACCTGGCTGATGTGCGCGACCCCGCGGCGGTGTGGATCGCTGATGTGCGGTTCCGATCCGCCGACGACCTGGTGCAGGCAGCGTTGTTCGCCGACGTGGCACACCAACGGCAGGCACCGTTCATGCTGTTCCTGCCGTACCTGCCGGCAGCCAGGTCGGACCGACCGATGGCCGGGCAGCCCGTCGGGGTGGCCACCTACTCCCAACTGATCAACTCCATGAACCCGCAACAAGTCATCGGGATTGATGCGCACAGCCCGATCGTTCACCGCCACCTACGGAAGCTGACCGAGTTGTCACCAGTTCCGCTGGTGCAGCGAGCGCTAAAAAACAGCGCCGGCTACGACGGCTACCACGCCGTGATCGCGCCGGACAAAGGCGCAGTCGAACGAGCAGCCACAACCGCGACCGCCCTCGGCGTCGACATGTACCGGGCAGACAAAGACCGCGACGAAGAAACCGGACGCATCAACGGAATCAAAATGGTCGACAAACTACCCAAATCCGGAAAATACCTAGTAGTGGACGACATTTGCGACGGCGGCGGCACATTCATGGGACTCGCCCAAGCCACCGGACTGCCGAAAGAACAACTCGGCTTGTGGATCACGCACGGCATTTTCTCCGGCAACGCACCGAACCTCCGCGACCACTACCGATACATCTACACCACCGATACACACCCTGGACATAACCGCGTCGGGTGCGCCACCGCGCATCAACCAGTGTTCACCTACATGATCAACAACCTCAAGGAGTTCTGATGATCCGTCTCGTACTAATGATCGTTGTCGTGCTCTGGATTTCCTGGACGATCTACGCGACAGTGGATCGTTTCAGACTCAAGCGCCGTATAGCTGGTTTACATGAGCCGGAGCTGTGGCTATCAAGGAGTGAGCGTCGCGCTCACGCCCGTAAGTTGCTGCGTCGCGAAGACGACGAATACACAGAGAAGTTGATCGAGAGAACCACCCAGTCGATCCTCAACCCGGGGACGATTACCCCTCAATCGAAAGAGAGTAAATGAAAACCAAGATAGTGACGATCGCCGCAGCCGCGGCGATCAGTCTGTCAGGATGCGCGTATCACGCCATGGGTCCAGCTGAGCAGGCCGTGGTCCAGAACGGGTCGATGTTCCCCGGTGCCGACCATAATCTCACCGAGTGCATCAAACCTTCGGAGACGAAGAACGAAGCTTTCAACGAGGTGTTCAAGTTCCCCGCACGCCAGATCGCGTGGAACGCCAGCAACGACCCCAACGCGAAACCCAACAGGGGACCGTACGTGGTTGTCGCATCAGCTAAAGCCCCGGCGGAGATGGATGTTCCAGTGTCGGTGACGTTCGATCTGACCCAGGACTGCGACAAGCTGAAGAAGTTTTATTCAGAGTTCGCCGCCGGATACAACGGGACGCTCAACGACGACGGCTCTGAGAGCGACGGATGGAAAGCGCTCATCAATCACGTCATCGGCCAGCCTCTCCAGGACACGCTCAACGGTGTGGCTCAGAAGTATCCGTGGCAGGAGATCTGGAACAGCGAGGAGGTTCGCACCGAGTTCCGTACGGAGATCGACAAGCAGCTGCCGCTGGCGTCTAAGGCCCGCACCAACGGCACAGAGTACTTCTCGAACTTCCAGGTGACTGTGCTGAAGCCGACTCCGGTTAATCCCGACTTGAAGAACGCCATCGAGGCGCAGCAGGCTGCTGTGCAGCGTGCGCAGGCTTTGCAAGCCCAGGGCGTCGCTGAAGCTAACGCCGACAGGGCGAAGGCGGATGCTGAGGTTGCCGCTGCTGAAGCTCAAACGAAGCTGGCGCAGCAGAAAGCGTTGCAGCAGCAGGCTGAGATCAACGGGTACGGCAGTATCGACGCGTATCTAAAAGCGTTGGCGGTGAAGCAGGGCCTCAACCCGTATCAGCCAACCTATGTGGTCCCCCAGGGCGGGCAGCACTAAGTCGGTCTTGGGTGGACGGCGAGGCGCGTCCCCGCCGTCCACCCAAATGATCAACGATCAACCTTAAGGAGTTCTGATGATTTGGTTAGTGTTAGCAGGGTTCCTGTGGGGCCTGCTCTACTACGACCTTGACGGACATCACGCGCCGATTGCGCCGATCCGACAGAGCTGGCCCATGTACCACGTTTCATGGCTCATCTTCGGCGCGTTGAACATCGTCCTTGTCTACGCCCTCGCCCGCGGCTTCACCGAGATCGGGGTGCTGCACCTGTGAACGTCTGGTTGCTGTACTTCCTGTGTGTCTTCATGTGGGCCAGCTACGGGCGTGCCGTGTACATAGTGCTAACAAAATGGGGATTCGATGAAACAAACTGGGACGTTATCCGCTGGAACATCGAAGACCAGCCAGTCACCATAACTCTATATCTTCTGGGCTGTCTGCTCTTCGCAATACCGGTCACCCTCGGAACAGCATTATCGCTGCCGCTGTGGATCATCGGAAAAACACTCGGACTACTGATAGGAGACAAACAGCAATGAACACCAGACGCATCAAAATTATCGCCGCCGCCGTAGCGGCCAGTATCGCTGCGCTCATCGCGGCTAACTCGACACCAGACGCCGGCGCAGACGAATCGTTCGCCGTCTGCCCGTCAGGGCATTCAGGCATCGCCACATCAGTCACATCCTGCCCGTTCGCCGAGAACGTGCGCATCGGATACCTCACCCAAGGCGGACCGATCGTGCTAGCGTACTCGCCCGTCACCGGGGCCAACTACCTGATGCAATGCGCACCAGGCTTCCTCGCGCACCTCAACACCGGCTACACCGTGCCATCGGTGCGCTGCGTCGGAGGCAACAACGCCGTAGTGGTGGTGTGGTGATGGCCCGCAAACGACCCCGCAAGGTGATGGACCCATTAAAGGCGCGGCATCTGACCGACCAGATACAAGGAGCATTCGCCGAAATGCCCCCCGCTGTGGCCGACATCATGCGCCTCTTCGCCCTTTCTTTGGAAGATTTCGAGGCTGCTGGCATCGACTTTGACACCGCCGGGCGGGTGGCGGAGATCCTGTCGATCAAAGCCGTCGAGTGGAAAGGCAGGGCGTGAACGTTTACATCTTTGTGGATGTTGAGGCCCGCGGTGTCAGCCCAGTGAACGGCACGATGACGGAGTTCGGTGCCGTCACCACGTCGTACGCAACGTTCCACGGTCGGCTGTACGAATCCACACCCGATCCTGACATCCCGGCGATACCTGTCGTCGGGAAACGGATCGCCACCGACCTTGAGGTCGCGACCAGATTTAAGGCATGGCTAGACGACGTGCGCAGAGGCCAGCGGATCGTCTTCGTCGGCGACAATCCATTTTATGACGGCATGTGGATCGCGGGCATGTTCGACCGCGCCGGGATGGACAACCCGTTCGGGCACTCGGGGCGTCGCATCGCCGACTTTTGGGCCGGCCTGCAAAACGACTGGACTCAGACACAAAAATGGAAGAAGTTCCGGGTGACACCACACGACCACAACCCCGTGAATGATGCGATGGGCAACGTTCAGGCGTTCTGGAAGCTGATGGAGATCGCGGAACAACAGTCTCACCACCCGCGATGGCCGGGGCTGGAGTAAGCCACCGGGACGGCTAGCTCGCACGCGACACCCAGACCCAGCCTGCCGTCCCGGAACCAAACTGTTAGGCCAGTAAGCTGGCGTCCACTACTATGGAGGCAACATGACAATTCAGAACCAGGGCCTGCTCGGGACCTTCAAGTGGGACCTGATTATTACCGCGGTAACCGCGCTCATCGTCGGCTTCATCCCCGGCCTAGGGTGGGGCCAAGTCCCCATCGTCCTGATCCTGGCCGTGCTGGAATGGTCACTGTCGTTCGACAACGCCATCGTCAACGCCAAAGTGCTAGTAAAAATGTCGGCGTTCTGGCAGAAGATATTCATGACGTTCGGGTTGGCGTTCGCGGTCGGCTTCATGCGTCTGCTTTTCCCGATCCTGATCGTGTTCGCCTCAGCGAAGCTGGGCTTCTTCGACACAATCAGCCTGGCGCTCCACGACCCGGTCGAGTACGGGCGTCGGCTGGACGCTGCGGGCGTCATAATCTCGACGTTCGCCGGCACCTACCTCCTGTTGATCGCATCAGGGTTCCTGTTCGACAACGAACGCGAAGACTACTGGCTGAAGTGGATCGAAGCCCCACTAGCCAAAGCCGGGAAGTGGGACAATTTAAAGTACCTGGTTGCGGTTGGTTTCCTGCTGGTTGCCGGCGCAACTTTCGGGCACACCCACATGGTGAGCGTGCTGGTAGCCGGCATGACGGCGATCGCCGTGTACCTGGCCGTCGAATCGTTCTCCAATTTCTTCGAAGCCGAAGATGAGGAAGACGACGGCAACGGGAAGAAGGTTGTCCACGCCGGCATCGGGGCGTTCGCCCAGTTCGTGTACCTTGAGGTGCAGGACAGCGCGTTCAGCTTCGACGGTGTGAGCGGCGCGTTCGCCATCAGCAGCGTCGTCCTCGTCATCGCGATCGGCCTCGGATTGGGTGCGATGTATGTGCGGACCATGACCGTCCACCTGGTCAGGACCGGGCATCTGCGGACGTTCCGCTACCTGGAACACGGAGCCTACTACGCGATCACCGCGCTGGCTGTGTGCCTGCTGCTCGGCATCGCCGACATCGACGTCCCCAAGTACATCACCGGGGTGATCGGTATCGTCGCCATCGGTACGGCGTTGTGGTCCAGCATCCGCGCCAACAAGCGCGACGCGATAGCAGGCCACGTTGACGAAGCGCTGGCGGAGGCTGTGTGAGTTTGTTCGACAGGAACAAGCCGCCGCCAACCCCGGCGGCGGCGGGTCCAGCCAACAAGTATACGGTTGACAACATTCAGGTTCTGCTGGATGCGATTGGGTTGATGCGGCTGGAAGTGAACAGTGCGCGGATGAAAGTGCTGGTGAGCGCGGTCGCGTGGGAGACCCAGCGATATCTGGACCGCAACTTCACGCAGGGACCGCCACCGGGCAGGATTGTGGCGGAGCTGCAGGAGCAGCTCACGATGGTCAAGAACGTGATCACCACCTACATAGCTATCCAAAACGATCCGGACGCATACGCACAACGAGCTGCCGGGGGCGGCCATGAAGCCTGTGATGCCCACATGACCACCGCCGCCCCCGGCTCCGAACTTCTCAAGAAGGGCCGCGAATCGTTGCGCCGCTACATCGCCGGGGTTACCGGCTCAACCGCCCTGGACATCACCGGGTACGTCGTTGACACCAAGATCCTGTCAACACACTTCAACTGAAAGGCAAATAAGTGACCACTGGCTTTACCTTCCCTGAGCAGCCGACGACTGCGACGGCTGAGCCGCCTACGGGTGGTTTCGTTTTCCCGAAGCCGACAGAGAACCTGCCGGTGCCAGCCGAACCCGCGGGTGTGGCGAGCGTCGGCCTGCAAGGCGTCGTCGCCGACCCGGCCCAACGGACCGCGCTGATGTGCTACCAAACGTTCAACTCCGACATACTCGCCAAAGCTAAAGGTGAGGCGGCGCAGTTGTTGCCGTCGATGCGCGACGACTCTGCCGCGTTCATCAACTACGGTGTCGACGCGATGGCAGCGCTCAACCAGCTGGTCGACAAGGTTTTGAAAGAGGTTGAGCCGGTCCGGATCCCTGAAGCTCAGCAGGGGATGCAGGATTTGAAGCGGAAGATGCGCGCCGCTCAAGGTAAGTACGACCTGTCGGACCCTAAGACTCAGGAACGGTTGAAGAAAGCCGCGGAGCTGGCCGGTAAGCCACGCAAGTGGTTCAACAAAGCCGGCGACGTGTGGGCGGAGTTCAAAGCGTCCACCGAGGACATCATCAAACAGATCGACGGGTTAGAAGCTGACCTTTCGGGGCGCGCTATCCAGCTGGCCCGCAACGCCGAATTTTGTGTGCAGCTGTACAACCAGAACGAAGCCGAAATTCAGAACCTCATCTACGTGATCGGGGTGATGGAACTGGTTCTCGAACTGGCGCAGGCGCAGGCGCAGCGGATACCCGACGACGAACCCAACGATGTCAGCAAAAAGAATTCGGAGCTGAAGGGTAAGTACGCCGACATGATCCGGGCGCTCGACGTCAAGATCGGCGAATACAAATCCCGCATGTTCGTGGCGTGGGCCTCAGCGCCGCAGCTGCGGATGATGCGGCAAATGGACGTCGACATGGCGATGAAGATGCACACTTTGGTGCAGTCGGCGTTGCCGACCACCAAGCTGGTTCTCGTGCAGTGGCGGATGATGCTGCAAGGCGAGGAGAACGCGAAGATCAGCGAAGGTGTGCAGGACTTCACGAACGACATGGTGGCGGGCTACTTCAAGACCGCTTCGCAGGTGATGCCGCAGATCGCGCAGTCGGTGCAGCGTCAAACCATCACACCGGAGACGGTGAACTCGGTGGTCGATTCGCTGTGCACGATGGTCGACGGCATCAACGATGCTTATGTGAATGGTCAACGTAACCGGCAGGTGATGGACGAGACGATGATCAAAGCGCAGAAGGAACTGACCAACCTGAAAGACAAGGTCGATGACGCCGTGATCAACGACATTGTTGGTGCCGCCAGCTCGGCCACCTACGTGCGGTCTGAGCGCGTAACGGGAGGAGTCAACTAAGAATTTCTCGGCACGGAAACTATCGGCAACAAACGAAAGGCAAATCATGAGCGTTACTCTCACCAAAGTTGAGCAGGAAGCACCGCACTTGGTGTCGCTGGTCAAAGCGACCACCGTCAGCCTGCGTAAGAGCGGCATCGACCCAGAAGCCAACAAGGCTGCCGTCGTTGCGACTATCGATTCCAGCGGCTCAGCGCAGCACCTGTATGCGAGCGGCGAGATTCAGCGGGTGGCCGATATGGCGTTCGCCGCCGGGCTGGTGTTCGATGACGACGGCGAAGTTCCTGTGTCGTTCTTCGACAGCCGCGTCCACGACCTCGGCAACATCGAGCTGGGGAACTGCAAGGACTTTATCGCCCGGCAGCGCCCGACTTGGGGTAGCACCGACTATGTGAAGGCGCTGCAGTGGATCATCGACAAGGCCGGATACTCCAACGTCAGCCTGGCCAGCGGCGGCCTGTTCCGCAAGGGTGGCCTGTCCGTCAAAGCCAAGGCCGCGTACCCGACGTTCGCTATCTTCATCACCGATGGTGAACCGAACGGCGGCACCGGCAACGCGATCCGGCAGCTACTCACCGAGATGAGCCAGCTGCCGATCTTTGTCCAGTTCGTGGGCGTCGGCGACGCCAGCTTCTCCTTCCTGGAAAGCCTCGATGAACTCGAAGGACGCTACATCGACAACGCCGGCTTTTTCGACTCCAAGCAGGCCTCCAACCAGCAGGAAATGCTGGCGGGGCTGCTCAACGAGTTCCCGAAGTACTACGTGGAGGCGCGCAGCAAAGGCCTGATCGGCTGACGCTGTAGCACGCACTGAAAATGACACTGGCAGGAGAGGACACCATGCGGGAAGCCGCCGTGATGTACGGGCGTTTAGGTCCGGACTACAGCGGCGGCGACCCGCATGTCGCCGACCTTCTTAAACGCACGTACACAAAACTTCGCGAGGTTGACGAAGGCCGGCAGGTGCTGTCCGGTCCGGTGTATACGATGCCGCTGCCGCAGATGACGACGCTCTACAACCAGTGGATCGCGTCGTTACTGTGGCAGGTGGCTCTCGTTTTTACCGACGGTGTCATCCAACTCCACTACAACGAGCCTGAACTGCCGCAGGAAATCTACAACGCCGCTGACACGTTATGCGACGACGCGGCCCGAGCAACCCGACAGACCACCCTAGTCCAAGCCCGATACGCCGAGACGGGTCGGGCACCGCTCTCGCAGCAACGCTACCTACCGCAACTACCGAACAACAAAATGACCTACCTGGGTGTGTGGAACGCCTGCAACGAAATCATCAACCAGGTCAGCGAAGACCTCGACATGCTCACCAAGCTCGGTGTTCCGGCACGGATGGCCGGCATCCACGCGGCGTTGACCAAGGTCATTACAACCCACGCGACCGCAGCTAAAGCGCTCCGCGCGGACTGGCAATCGACCACCATGGCTGACAACCGAACGGAACTAACCCAAGAACTACTCACCCACACCGCGGCGATCTTCGAAGCAGGCCAGCAGCTGTGGGCACCATACTTGGTCGGCCAAAAGTTCAAAGAAGCAATCCAGAAACAGAAAGGCCCAGACGAACTTGACCTCGGGTTTGATCCCTGGATTCTGACCGACCCGCGCAGAAAAGACGTCACAAAGCTGACTGAGCTGATCGGGTTCTGGGAGTCGGTCACCAACCGCGACGCTGTACCCGCGTTGGCCGGCGAAGTGGAAGCTGCTCGCAGGTCGGGGGCTATCCGGTGGCGCACCAACCGCGGCTACACCACAATCCCGTGGCAGTCACAGTTCCTCGTGGTCCGGCCAGTCAAGTTGGGCGGCTCAGTTTTCGAACCGGGCCAGTTGTGCGCCTACTATCCAGCCCGCAAAGGCGCAGAAGTAACCGTCGAAGTACGGCGGGCGGGCGCTGTTCGGGGCATCCTTGAGCTTTTGGGTGCCACCACCGCATGCCAGCAGGGTGCGGTATAATTAGACAGGTTGGGACGGCCAAACCGGATGTGATACCCAGCTAACTCCCGCCGTCCCGGCACTACCAAATGGGGCACACCCCCAGAAAGGAGACAGCAATGTCTGTTTCACTGGTCAAAGGCCAGAAAGTTAATTTGACGAAAGAGGCCGGCGGTCACCTGACCGAACTGCTGATCGGGTTGGGTTGGGATGCTAAGGATTCCAACGTGGCCGGAGCTGACTTCGACCTCGACGCGTCTATCTTCGCCGTGAAAAGCGACGGTGCCGGCGGCGAGAAAGTGCTGTCCGACAAGTACTTCGTGTTCTGGGGCAACCTGTCCAGCCCGGACCAGTCGATCGTTCACCACGGCGACAACCTCACCGGTGCCGGCGAAGGCGACGACGAGCAGATCACCGTCGATGTCACTAAGCTGCCCGCGGAAGCGGAGAAGCTGATCGTCGCTGTCACGATCTACGACGCGGAGGCCCGTAACCAGAACTTCGGTGCGGTGAGCAACGCGATCATCCGCGCCGAAGCTAACGGTGTTGAACTCAGCACTTACCCGCTTGATTTTGAGGCCGCGTTGTCGACATGCGTGGTGTTCGGTGAGCTGGTTAAGCGGAGCGGTGAGTGGCACTTCAGCGCTAACAGTGCAGAATTTCCGGGCGGTCTGGAGGGTCTGTGCAATAAGTACGGCATCCAGGTCACCCACGAACCGGCCTAACCGAAAAGCTTCCGGGGACGGCCATCATGTATGTGACACCCCAAACATAACCGCCGTCCCCGGAGCACCTTAAAGGAGAAGCGTGACCTACGAAGATCCTGTTTCCTGCCTCTTCCGCACCGATGCCTACAAGCTTGACCATCGGCGGCAGTATCCGCCCGGCACGGTGCGGGTGTATTCGAATTACACAAACAGGAAGTCCCGCATGCCAGGAGTGAACAAGATAGTTCACTTCGGGTTGCAGGCATACCTGCAGCGCTACCTGATGGAAGATTGGACACGGTTCTTCGTCGGTAACCGATCGCACATTGCAGCCACATACAAAGCCCGGGTGGCGCGGGTGTTAGGCGAAGCCGCAGCCGAAGCTATCGGCACCGCCCACATCGAAGACCTGCACCAACTCGGCTACCTGCCGTTGCGGTTCTGCGCGCTGCCCGAAGGAACGCTGGTGCCGATCCGCGTGCCGGCCTTCACCGTGGAGAACACGCACGACGACTTCGCGTGGCTCACCAACTTCGTTGAAACCGGGCTGTCCGCCGGGTACTGGCAGGCCTCCACCAGCGCCACCATCGCACACGAATACAGGAAGGTACTCGAAGATGCGGCACGCCGCACGGGCGCGAGTCTCGCCGACGTTGACTACCAGCTTCACGACTTTAGCTATCGCGGCATGTCGAGTCATGAAACTGCAGCGGTTTCTGGGGCTGCTCATCTCCTTTCCTTCAGGGGTACTGACTCTTTGGTCGCTATTGATTGGATAGACCGATATTATGGACCAGCCGGGGACGGCCAAGCTGCGCCTGACACCCATACGACCTATGCCCTCCCCGGCCCTTTAAGCATCCCCGCGACTGAACACAGTGTTATGTCGGCTGGTACAGCGGTGTCCAGCGAGTTCGAAACGTTTGAACGCCTACTGGACCTGTACCCCAGCGGCAACGTCGCCATCGTGTCCGACACATACGATTTGTGGAGAGTGCTCACCGAGTACCTGCCCAAGCTGAAGAATAAGATCCTGGCCCGCGATGGGAAGGTGGTCGTCCGACCCGATTCCGGTGACCCCGAGAAAATTCTGTGCGGAAATTCTGACATCACAGTGTGGAGCGACGGTACTGGCAGAGCGGCCAGATGCGGCGTGGTTAACCTTCTGTGGGAGGTCTTCGGCGGCAGCGTGAACGAGGCCGGCTACAAGGAACTTGATCCACATATCGGGGTCATCTACGGCGACTCCATTACGTTGGATAGGGCCAGGTCCATTACTGCCAACTTGGAGCGGCAGGGCTTTGCGTCTACCACCGTTATTCTGGGTGTCGGGTCGTTCACGTATCAGATGAACACTCGGGACACGTTCGGGTCGGCGATGAAAGCCACCTGGTGTGAGATCGAATCTTCCACCGAGGATTGTGAAGAGGTTCGCACGGGGATCGATTTGTTCAAGGACCCGGTAACTGATGACGGCACTAAGAAGTCGGCCACTGGCCGGCTGGCGGTGTACCGCTGCACCGAGGAGAGCGGCGGCATCGTCTTCGGGCGGGGAGACTTGACCCTCTACGAAAAGGCCGACCCGGAATTGGAGGCCGCCAGCCTGCTACATCCGGTGTGGGAGGATGGGAAGTTTGTGCGGCGACATACGTTCGCCGAGGTGCGGGAGGTACTCAATGGACACTGACATTATTATCGCGGCCCGGGTGTTGGGGCGGTTAGCGATCTACGACGAGCCGCACCACCCCGATGACATCGCTGAGCGTATCCATATCGCCGGACCCGATACGGTGAAAAGGATCATCGGCCTGTTGCGGGCTGGTGGTTTGGTGAAAGCCGACGAATACGAACTCACCAAGGCTGGTGAGCGGTGGCTTGATGACCGTTTCATCGGCAAGGACAGCACGCAAACGTTGAGGGAGATACTCGATGCCTGACGATGTCTTTGGGTATTGGGATGCGGAGGGCGAGTATGTTGTGTCGCCGTTGAAGTCTTCGGGTCCGTGGTGTGATTGTGGGCAGCCTTTGTGGGCTGCTGTGTCGGTGGAGCGTGGTTATTGTGAAGCGTGCAGGCTCGCTCATGAGTGATATTCGCGAACGCATCGCAGACGTACTGTTCACCGAGACAGCGCGGATCGTTTTCGCCGACACCGACGATGAACTCACCAAGCGTGTAGCAGCGGTGATGTCCATGTCGGCAGGGCAGCTCGCCGATGTGCTGTTGTCCAAATTCGACATCCGAGAACGTATCACCGTCGACACCAGCAAGGACTTCGAACTGCCATGGGCATGACCGACCTTCGCGCACGCCTCGCCGACGCACTACGGGAACACGCACGACGCACTGACCCCAACCATCCCTGCTGGCCTAAATGTCGCTGCGGATTCGATCCCGAAGCCTACGACTTTGATAATGGCGGCTGGCCTGGGCATGTTGCCGGTGTGCTGCTGTCCAAATTCGACATCCGAGAACGTATCACCGTCGACACCAGCAAGGACTTCGAACTGCCATGGGCATGACCGACCTTCGCGCACGCCTCGCCGAAGTTTTGCGAAAAGAGGCCCCCAGTCCCACGACGGCAAGTCAAGACGATCTCATGGATCGCTGGGTCGACCGGGTTGCCGATGTGCTGTTGTCGCTGCCCGGCATCGAGATCGTGGAAGTACCGGAATATGCCTACGTCAGCGTGCGATACAGCCGCGACGGAATGATTGCCAGACTCAACGCCAAAGAAGAGGCCGCCGCCAACGCTGCTGGTAACGGAAATGTTTTGGGCGGGGCCGGGGGAGGAATTACAAATCCCGAAAATAAGGAGAGTTAAATGCCTGAGCTAGGCGAACGTAGGATCAACAAGTACTGGGACTGCACAGCAGCCGCGTACCGATACCGGTTACAGATCTACCACCAAACACCGCACGGTATGCACCAATTCTGGGAAACCAACGCCACCGGATCCGCGGAGTGGGCATACCGCAACGCCCAACACTTCGGCATCACAGTCCAACAGGACCCCGAAGAAGAATGAAGCCGTACTGCGGTCCGGGATGGAAAATCTGGTGGACCGTGACGAGACCAGGATTTTGGGGCTACCAGATGCGCGAGACGTGGATGTGGATGAAGCATCCGCGTGATGCGATGTTCATCTCGCGGCAGATACGCCTGATCAAACAAGGAAAAAGGAGCCTGGGATGAGCAGCGATCCTAGAAGTTTTTCGGTGCTTTTCGGCGGCACCCGGGTTAATCTGACTCGGGATGAGATCGAATTGGAGATCTCAATGTCGCTGTCCGAGGAAGATTTGAAGGAGGTGTTCGGTGCCGGATAACATTTTTGATTCCGACTGCGACGCGATCATCAACACGATCAACTGTGTCGGGAACATGGGCGGCGGGTTGGCGGCGCAGTTCCGGCTGCGGTACCCGGTGATGAACGAGGCCTATCAGGGCGCGTGCGCGCACGGGCAGGTGCGGACCGGGAAGATGTGGACTTGGTTCGACCGAAATGAGGGGCGGTGGCTGATCAACTTCCCCACCAAGGATGATTGGAGACATCCTTCGGAGATCAGTTACATCATCGAAGGGCTGCAGGATTTGCGGCAGGTCCTCTACGATCTGCGGCTGGAATCGGTCGCGATCCCCCCGCTGGGTTGCGGGCTGGGTGGTTTGAAGTGGGCCGAGGTTGAGCCACTCATCCGCGAAGCGCTCGCCGACCTGGACGGTGTGCGGGTTGATATCTACCCGCCAGACGACCCGCACTACACGATGGGTAGATAAGGAAAGTCGTGCCGGGACGGCCATGGAGAACGTGGCACCCAAAAAATGACTGCCGTCCCGGCCAACCAAAGGAACAGCAATGCTTGGTATCAGAATTGTTAACGCCCTATCGTGGGTCGCGCTTAAGGCGGTCCTCGCCGCAGCAAAAGCTGTCGACGCCGCTGATGAGCTGCACGCCGCGGTTGTTGACGCGGCGCACCAGCTGCGCAGAACGCGGAAACCTTGAGATGACGCACACTCTTATGTGGCCCCTGTGGGCCTCCTGTTGGACTGTGGGCGGTGTTGCCCTGTATCTGTTGTGCTTCTACGCCACTTGGCGGTGGCACTGGGAGGTCACCGCCGTGCTGAGCATCATTGCCTGCACTTTCGCGATCATGCCCGGTGCGCTTTGGGTAGCCGACCATTTTTCGCTTTGGTGGGCGTTAGCCTTGATAACCGCGGCGGTCTCACTCAGCGTTCTGCCGCTCTATATTTGGAACGGTTGGCGCGCCGAACAGTTTAAGCTAGAGAAGCAGGCGAAGGTTATCGCCGCCGAGGAATTGTTAAGGAAGTTAGGCGCATGACAGACTTCGGGGACGGCCAGGCCCCTCGTGGCACCCACACCGCGTCCGCCGTCCCCGATCTACTTCAACATCCGGACATTGTTTTGGCGGTAGGGGATACCCACGGAAACCTGCCCTGGATGAAATCCGTATTTCAATATGCGTACAAGTCTGGTGCGAATGCGATCCTGCACCTGGGGGATTTCGGGTTCTGGGTTGACAGCGAGGCGACCGACCGGTACTTGCAGGGCGTGGAGCAAGAAGCACAGGAATGGGAGATCCCGATCTATTGGGTGGACGGGAACCATGAGGATCACTCACGTACCGCCGAGTTCAACTCCCCCGACCGTCCCATGACGGTTCATTTGCCGCGCGGGTTCCGGTGGACGTGGTGGGGTAAACGGTTCATGGCGTTGGGTGGTGCGTTCTCGGTGGACAGGTACATGCGTACCGAGAACGTGGGCTGGTGGGCCGGTGAGGAGTTGTCGTTGAACGACATCGAGTACGCGTCCCGCGATGATGGCGTTCCGGTTGATGTGGTGGTCGCTCACGACTGCCCGACCGGGGTTGACATTCCTGGCGTGGGAGCCGACTTCAAGACTCAGGTGCGCGGTGAATTCCCGGACCACATGCTGTACGGGGCGTCGGTGCACCGCGACAAAGTGCGCCGCGTCTACGACGCCACCTGTCCGAAGCTGTGGGCTCACGGGCACTATCACCGCTGCTACGAGCGGTTCATGGGCGGCACCAGGTTCCTGGGTTTGGACTGCGACGCCACCAACCTCGGAAAGAACACCATGCTCCTGACGCCGGAGACGCTGTGAGCGGGTACGCCGGCGGCATCAAGTGGGGTGTCCGCTGGGGCGAGGCCGGAACACCGGTGAAGGTGTTCGAGTACCGGGATGAGGAAGCGGCCCGCAGCATGTACAAGTTCCTTCTGAAACGGTACGAGGAGTTGGGTCGCCCGGACCGCCCGCAGCTGGTGGCGGCGCGGATCCACTGGCAGCCTCAGGAGCCGTTCCTGTGCTGGAAGGCGCGCACCGACGAGCACGGTGTTCCGTATACCTGCACGCTCGAGGACGGGCACGACACCGACTGCGCGTGGACACCAGACGAAGACATTAACATGAGCTTTCCCGCCAGGTCACCCCGGGATAGTTAACTGAGGGGATGAACCCGGTCGCGAAGCGTTTCTTTGAACAGAATCCGCAAGCTAAATATTGGTATCACCCGAAGAGCGATGCGCGTATCCCGAATCCGTTGTTGCGGCGGCGCTCAGATTGGAGAGACGACCCATGGCCGAACGACGCTACGATCCCGGCAAACGGCGCAGGTGCGTAGGTGAGGCGTGGAAACGTGGCCGGCATGTCCGGATCCTGCACCCCCAGTTCGGGTACAAAGGCAAGATCGGGCACATCAAAGGCGCGGGTGCCGACTGGGTGTATGTGCGGGTGGTGCACTCCAAGAAGATCGGCGACCACAGCGAGGTAGCGTACAAGCCTGAGCATTTGAAACTGATCTGAGGATTATCTGAATAAGGTAGGTTGATGCCAGTGCGGTGGTATACAGTCCGAGCATGACTTCTGGATACACCGCGTGAGCTTCGCTAATGGAGAGCAGATCGGTCGCACTGTTCCGCCGCTGCCCGGCATCGTTGGGGATATCGGTGAGGAGCAGCGCGCCGCGGCCCGGCGCACGGTAGCTCACTACGCGACCGACACTGATGATGCGGTCAAGTTGATGTTGATGCTGGGCTTGTTTCCTGGGCAGGAGTCGGAGGCGTTTCAGATTCCTGATTCGTATCGTTTCGACTGGTGCTAGACCTGCCAGCCGGGTAGCGTATAATTTAGTGTAGCGGACTGGCTTAAACGGGAGGTGGTGGCATGCCGTTCTACGATTACATGCGGGACCGCATCCGCGGGGTTCTTGGGCTGTCACCCGAACCGGAACCCGACGCGCAACCGGACGAAGAACCGGACTACTTCAAAGAAGCCGACGAATGTCTCCGCGCATACCTGCGCGGAGAAGAAGACGACGGACGTTGGGTCACGAACTACAGAAACTACCTGTACATCGTGAACCACCAGCTGTACCGCAGAACCGGCGGATGGCAGCTAGCGCAACGCGACAACGGCGTCTACCTCCTAAGCCTGGACACACCGATGGCTTCGCACCCGACAATCCCGGCGCAATACTGGCGCGACCGGTTCATGCATGAAGCCAAAAAGGCTCACGCCCCCGTGCTCCCCTACGCCAGGGAAGCGTTCCGCCAAGCACGATCACCTAAAGACCCGGCCCCGAAAGTCATCGAAACCAGCGAAGCGATGGAGTCGGTGTTCACGATCGGCGACCGCTACTACCTGTCCGGGTACGACGATCAGGAAGAGCCGCCGCTGTACTTCCTGTGCCGCCTACCCCACCCGGTCAGCGGCATCGCCGAGGCCCGCGAAGCGTTGAAACCACCATCGGTGGTGGACGCCGAAGCCGGCGGCATACAGGTCGAACGGCAGGGCGACATCTTCGCCGTCGAATCTAACCTCACCGACGCTGACATTGAAACCTTGGGCGGTGAGATCTTCGGCCAGGTGACCGGCCCAGCCGAGAGGGGACACCACTGGCCGCCGTCGTCGCGGGTCCCGATCTACGGCACCGCCCACACCTCACATAACATCGCTGTCCTGCCCGACGGCATCCTGTTAGCGAAAGGACCGCTGGTCCACGCTCCCAGCATCCTCGGCGAATCCCGGCGGCGTGACCATCAGAACAGGCCACTCGGTGATGGCACCGGATGGTGGTGGCTGACTCGTAACACCGTACCTAAAACACCGCCGCCGGAGTCTCCTATGCAAGTTTCTTCTGGACCGTTACGTGCAGGTCTCGGCATCCCGGAGGTGCAAGCAGCGTTGACCGAGTTAGCTGAAGCTATCGAAAACATTACATCCCCGGCCCCCGCCGAGGTGCTAGCTACCTTGCAACAACAATTCGAGGCGCTGCAGCAATACGCCGCACAGATTTCCTGACCACTTCAACATAACGAGAGGAGGAAAAATGGGCAGCGACACTGTAGAGGTACCAGCTGGTCTCAAAGATGAGATCAACTCGATCACCGTCGGCGAACCGGAGGCGTGGACACGCGAAGGCCGCGTCGACTAAGATGCTTGGACCCGGGGCGCAGTGCCATAAAGGCCATGTCCTACGGGACCACAGGGCGTCCGCACGGCTCCGGGTCCACATTAAACCTACCTACTTCATCTATTCATAGTTAAGCTACCGGGGCGGCCATAGCCGGAATGTTTCCCAACGACCGACGCCGCCCCGGACCAAACGAGGAGAACCATGAGCAAAGATCAAGCGCGCTTACACGACGCGATGGCCGCGTTGCTGGGAGTATCGCCAGACTGTATCGATGATGTGCGGCCCACAGCATACCGAGTGGAAGTTACCACCGGAGATCCGAATGTCCATACCACCACGAGGGTCCACCGCGTTGAACTGCGCCTGACATCGTGAGTAAGAAATGCAGGACGCGTACCGTGCTGATGCAGGAGCATATCCGCTGGTGGCGTTGGAGCATCGAACAGCTCTCCGATTGTCACATGGTGTACCCGAGCCTGTTCACCGACGCCGGCGGCTACTGCATCAAGTGCGGACACAAGGCACCAGATGATGACGCTTAGCTGGTTCCGTCGTGGTCGTGTGTGTTTGTGTGTTTGTGTTATGTGTAGGCATGGTTGGCATGGTGAGTGCCGGTTTGAACATCACCCGTGCGAAGGATCTTTACGGCCATGATGCGTCCGACACCTGAGCGGCGCGCCGAGATGGCCGCGTTCATCGACGCGAAGCAACCAGGCCTGCTTGATTACCTCGGCATTCCGCGAGTAGTTGACGTTGACGATCCGTGTGGCGAATGCAGCCGGGAGTCGCACTGCCTCAAGTGTCAGTGCTGCGATAGCTGGTTCACGTAAAGTTCCAAATAGCACCCGGGTGTGATATAATTTATGTATGACAGCAGCACTCAAACAAAACCAGGAAGACCCGGAAATGCAACTACGCTCATTCGTCCGGGACATCGCCGCTAGACGGCCACGCTCCCAACCCGACGTCATCGCAGCCGCGGTCGTCAAAAACACGCCACCCGAAATGGTCCTCGCGTTCTACGAGCAGGCCCTACGGATGGTGGTTCCCGACCTGCTGCGCCTCGAACGCAACACCGCTATCGCCGCGATGCGGCGGCCACCGTCAACACGTCAGTCGGTGTCAGCGAACGTCGCAGCTATCCGCTCGGTGAAATGGGAGAACATTTTCCGGTCCAAAATCTGCACCGGAACCGGGTGGAAGTTGGTGGGTGACTGCACCGCCGACGACCTGGACTTCTGCGCTGTAGCGCGACGCAAAGACGCGGCGCTGGTTGTCGCACAAGCCGAATTTTATGAAGACCTGGCTCTGCGGATGCGTAAAGCCGGTGTTGAAACCGCCCGCGAACTAGACCCTGAGGACCTACCATGACCAACCCTGCCAAGAAACCCGCCAAGATCGTCGCCCCAGCCAAGCAACGAACGTCAACCAAGGTCAACTTGCCGGGGCGGCCAAGCCTGAAGATACTGCCTGCACCCACAAGCCCCAGGGACGGCCAGAACGTGCGTGATACCCAGACCGTTGCCGCTGTCCCCGGCTCTTTCCTGCGGTCGCCGTTCCTGCGGCTGTCCGCCGATGTTGTGGACGACCTGGAGAACGTCCGCAACGCAAACCAAAACAGGTTGCGACAGCTGACCAGGGCCGAAGCGGACAGCGACGGGAAACACCGCGGGTTCGGGCTGCCGACCGACCACCCCGACGTGCGCAGGCTGGAAGCCCTAGTGGAAGCGCTGGACGACTCCCTGGACATGGCGATAAAGAACCTCGAACGGGTCATGAGAAGCCACCCGTTGTGGACGTGGGCGCAGCCGATCACCGGTGTCGGGGCCAAGCAGTTCGCCCGCCTACTCGGCGCGCTCGGCGACCCTTACTGGCACGACGGCGACGACCGGCCCCGCGGCCTGTACGAACTGTATTCGTACTGCGGCCTCGCACCCGTTGACGGTGCCGGGCGGCGACGCACCCGCGGTGAGCTGGCCAACTGGAACGACGAAGCCAAAATGCGGGTCTACCTTATCGCTGAGCGGTGCATGATCGCGGTCGCGCAGCCCGAACGGAACCGTAAAGGCTCACCGTACCGGGTGGTGTACGACCAGGCCCGCGCTAAATACGAGGACGCTGTGCACACCCATCCGTGCCCGCCGTGCGGCACACCAGGTAAACCTGCCCCGGTCGGGTCGGACCTGCGGGACGGCCACAAGAACCGGCGCGCCCTGCGGATCGTCGCTAAAACGTTCCTCAAAGATCTGTGGAAAGAGGCGGAGCGTCTCCACAAAGAAGCCGCCGCCGGCGAGCATGATGCAGCTACCGAATCCGTAGCGAAGAAGGTGTCGAAACGGATCGCGGCCACCCGCACCGCCCGGACCAAGGAGAACTGATGGTTCTACCTGTAGACGACGAATTCGTGGAACGCGCGGCGCGTGCTCTACGGTATGACGGAGCCAGCTGGGAGTTCGCGCTCGATGAACGCGCAGACGGCAGGTGGGCGGTGCTGTCGGTGCCGTTGAATGACGGCGTTGTCGGTGCTGAGGCGCTGCATGCGGCGGCGATATTGGCGGTGACGCTAGACTCCACCGGCGCTCTCACCGACGACACCATGGTCCATCCGATCAACCCGAAAGGGATGGGGTTATGACCGACGTAACTGTTACTGAGGCACCGGAGCTGCTGGCCCAGCATACGCACGAGTCTCGGCTTGAACGTTGCGATCGGTGCGGGGCAGCAGCGACCAGCGTCGCTCGGCTGGCCAGCGGTCTGGATCTGCAGTTCTGTGGGCATCACGCGAAGGAACACGCGCCCGGGTTGCTGGCCCAAGGCGCAAGAACACACCAGAAATAAGGTCAACGGTGGACGGCTTCATGCCCGAGTTGGGGCAACTCGGGTTCAGTAATACCCCCTGGCAGAAGCGCGAATGCTCAGAGCTGGCTGTAGCCGCCCTCCGCGCCATCGGTGATGAGATAGCCCGCGTCGTCGGGAACATCACCCAGGAACCAACTTATCCACTGACGGACAACTACGGCGGGGAGCCTTTCGTCACTGACGTTTTCACCATGCGCCCTTACTGCTGGTGCGACGGCGACACACATCCAGACGGTTGCCCGCCCAACTTCGAATGGGGCGAGGTCAGGATTTGCTGGTACAAGCACGCGCGCCGCGGCCCTAGCTGCAACGTGGACCTGACACCGGACATGATCGCCGAAATGCTGATTCAATGCCTAGCTGCGACACGTCACGCCGAGACGCCTACCCATAGTTGACGAAACGCATGGTTATCGGCATAGAGAGGAACGCCTACCGTGAGAACTGTGGATGAAGCGATATACGCCCACGGCTCGATTTTGAAGGCGGTTCAGCGGCATAAGGACGCCCTGTTCCAACCGGAGCCTAGTCATCTCTACCTGCACCCACTCGACGCCGAGAAGTGGTTCGGCAGGGAGTTGACGCGCTTCTATGGCGTGGCGGTTGTACTTGACCACACCGTCAAGCGGGGCACCTTCGTACTCGGAACCGAGCACCCCGCGACTTAACGGAAGGCTTTTTATCGGCGCACTGTCACTTATTTACCGGTCTAGGACGCGCGCCAGCGCGACGGGGTGTGTGAAGACTAGGACGACGGCGGTGCCGACGATGATAGGTACGAACGATGAGTCCGCGCTGTGGCTTTGACCGGCCCAGTTGCCGATCACATCTATCAGTAAGCACCACCAGATTCCGCAGGTGACAGCACCTTGCACCAGGCGTGCCCGGGGCGGCCAGGACACCCGCGTAACCCAATACCCGCCCCACGCCCCGGGCATCTTCACCGGACCTCGCCGAAGACGTAGCAGTCACCGATGAGGGCTTTGGTTGGGATGTCGGTGCCGTGGCACCACCACTCCGGTGCTGTGATGTAGCGGGACAGCAGGACCAGCATCCCGGCCAGCATCAACCCGACCAACACTTTGCTCACCACGGCGGATCGCTCCAACCCAGATACACCGCACCAGGTGAGGTGTTCGGGACGGGCAGGACCTGAACGTTGTGGCCATTGCCGTAGCCGGGCGAGAAGCCCATGACGCCCCCGGAAATGTAGGTTCCGTCACCAACCGCGATGTCGACGTGTCCGCCGTCAGCGCCGTTGGAGAACACAATCGATCCGGGCGGTGCGGGATCAGCCGGCGGATGGATCCGGCCTGCGTGTTGCATGGCCTGGTAGAAGTCGGAGGCGGTGTAGTAGCCGATGCCCGGTATGCCGTACGCCCAGGCGACGAACATGCCGCACCCGTACGGGCCGAACATGTCGCTGCCGACCGCCGACTGCGCCCGAGCGACCGCGCCAACGTTGCCGGCTGCGTGCGCCGGCTGCGGAAACAGCAGCGCCAACAATAGTACAGCTACCATAACTAAAGTTGGCGGCACTCCAGGCCGGTCCCACGCCGCATACGTGCCGCGGGTAAAGAACTGCCGCGTCGCACCAGCAGCCTGTTTGATCTGCGGCACGAACTCCCACGCGGTGACCGCAGCCGCCATCGTCAGCCCCACAAGGCCGAGGAAGCGGCGGCGGTTCACTACGTTGGGGTGACTTCGGTGAAGCTCACACCGGACACGTACAGCGTCGGCGCGGCCTTACCTGACTTCGTGGCGTCGGCTGCACAGAAGTCGAACCACTGCTGGGCGTGCGTCTCGCTCCAAAAGAACGAGGTACGCGCCAAGCTGCCTATGGACGTGTACTCCACCACCCACACCTGGGTGGCTTCGAGCGCCGTTTCGTCTTTCATCTTTTATCCTCCGAGTGGATGCTTAGGCATCACTGTTGATTTGATGCCGTATTCCGGCGGCGGTTTTTGCGTTTTGGGTGGTGTGCCGCCACGTAATCCGGCTAGGCCGGCGAGTCCACCCAGGCCCAGTAGTGGTGTCGAGTCCTCCGCCGCGGGGGCGGCGTCGGATGGTGTATTTGTGGCCGGGCGCAGCGCCGTTGGTGCGCCCGGGGCTTGTGGGGCCGCCCAGGTGGGCGGGGTGGTGAGGCCGCCGATACGTGCGCCGCATCCCAGGCGTCCCGTCACCGGTCCCGGGGTTGGGGCAACGTAGGGGTCCTGATTCCATCCCGGATACGGTGAAACCCCGGGCGGTAAGACGGCACCACCCGAAGAGCTGCCCGAGCTGGAACCTGAGCTGGAAGTCTGAGCGCCTTCGAACAGGGCGATCAGCGGGTACAGCCACTGCGACGGCATGTAGAAGCCGGACGATCCGAGCGAGTTCAGCACCGACGTTGAGATGAAGTTGTTGTTCAGGAACGTCCCGAACGCTGACCCGGATGCGCCGCTGATCAGGTTCAAAAGGCCAGGCAAACCGGTTGTGGCTGTGTTGGATCCTGGCGCGAAGATGTCGGACAGGCCGGACATGAACTCCTGCAACACGGCGAACCCGTTCAACGGGTTCGTGGCCGCGACGGATGACACCTGGTACGCGGACATCGACGCGATGTTCTGCGCCCACATCTCCCCGTACTGGGCCTCGGTGGCGGCGATCGCCGGGAAGTTCTGCCCCAAAATGTTGGTGGCGATCAGCATCGCTAACCTGGTCCGGTTCTCGAACACCTCAAACGGTGGTGTGATCGTGGCGTACACAGTTTCGAAAGCAGCCGCGGCCATCGTCGCTCCGACACCCATCGAAGCGGCCTGAATAGCTGAATCCATGGCCCAGTTGGAGATTCCGGCGCTGGCCACCGACATGGCCTGCGCGGACGGCCCGAACCACGGAATGGCACCGGTGATAGCTGTCTGGCTGGTGGAGAACTGCTCCAACTCGGCGGCGGTGTCGGCCCACGCTGTCGCAGCAGCGACAAGCGGCGACGCACCAGGCCCGGTGTAGATCTGGACGGAAGATATTTCAGGAGGTAACGCTAGGTCCACGGCCCAATTGTGGGCCGCTGACCGCTGTTTATCTGGTTGCCACTCCGGTAGAATTACCATTATCCGGGGCGGCCATGGCGTGTATGTCACCCAACAATGAATTGCCGTCCCGGATACTACGGAAGCAGATCGTCTTCCAGCTCCGGCGGAGCCTTCGGGAAGTTCTCACCCGGACGGTTCGATTCCAACCAGCGGATAACCTGCCGAACATAGGCGATCGCGATCCGGTAATGCTTCTCAGCCAGGTCAGCTTTCAGCTCAGCAGCAGCCGACCGGATCTCAGCATCACCAAGCCGCTTCTCCACCTCCGCCAGACGAGTGGCCAACGATTCGTTCCACCGCTGCATAGCCTCAGTGATCTTCGCCCACTCGTTGGTAGCCGACTCCCGCTCATCGGCCACAGCCTTCTTCATCTCAGCGTTAGCCGCAACCACCGCCGCCTGAAGCTGCTTCCTGCCCGCCCGACGCCCAAGTTCCGGTGCCAAAATGACACCCAAAAAAGTCAGAGCCGCCGGCACGTACGGGAGCCACGCCATGACCGACATCAGCTACTCCTCACAACTCGGGCGGCACGCATACTAAATATGGCATGCGCCGCCGAATTGATTGGCAGTCCTAAATATTGTGTCTCCGGCTGTCGTACTCGACCGCCTCATCCCACGTGAGTTCCATCGGCTGGAACTCCGGAGGCCAAATGCTGTCAGTTGTAGAAGTGGTAGAAACCTCCACATACCCTGATTCGGGAGTGAAACTGTACGCCGTTTGCCCAGACCCGGAACGCGGCTGATCCCCGATAAACATTCAGCTCCTCCCGAAGCTACAAAAAGACCGGACATGCTCCGCCTGGTTCGGCGGCGCGGCAAGAAACGACCCCGTGTAAGGGTCGGAGGTGGTGACCGGAGTGCTGGCCAACGACGACAGCACCGACAGCACCCCCATGACACAGCCAGCGACCAGCGCCACATGCCACGGCACCGACACCGTCAAGCCCGGCTGAACAGAGTTCGCCGCACCCACACCCATCGCCGCCAGCGTGCCCTGAGCGAACGAACGCACAGCACGCTCAGCGACATCAATCCAAAACGACGCCGACGTCAGACTAGCCACGGCGGACCGCAGCCGGAAACTACGCGCCATCGAGGAACGTGACTACATCTTTGAGAACAGTCTCGGCGTTCTCAACCCAAGGGGTAACGTCGGCGACGAACTTCTTGACCGTGGTCACACCCGGAAGGTCGGGCAGTTCGTTCACCAAATTAGCTACCGCTAAAGCGTCAGCGAGAACAGTCTCGACATCAGTCAGAGCGGACAAAACCTCAGCCTTAAGCGTGGCGATGTCGATGGAGTCAGCCATTGTTTTTCCTTTCGTCGGCGAACTAATCGTAGATTCTTGTGGCGTTAGTTCGGGTTGTCTTCGGCGGCGTGGCGGATGTATGCTTGGTGACACCGGGGCCGGCCAGTAAACGAATGACACCCATATGACGTTTGCCGGCCCCGGATATCAAGCAGACCAGCCCGATACAGGTGCGCGTACAGGCAACGGATCGGGGAAACAAGCAACCTGGCAGCAACCTCGATGGCGTCCATCACGCATCCCGCGTCCACCAGTGCTTCTTCAAAACATCCCGCGGCGGCTCATACTCACTCCCGAGTGCCCGCATAAAACCTGGCTCCGACTTCGACATCGTGTAACGCTGCGTCAAACGCGAGTTAGCCACAACATCGGGCTGCCCCACCCAACGCCGCGTATCCCACGACATACCCGGACGGGCGTGATACATGTGAACCACATCATTAGTACCTAAACAATGCTGGCAATACACCGTATCCACCGCGTTCATAAAACTCACGTCCTCGCCGCCCCAGCCACGGAACCGCGGATCCATACCATTCACCATGAAGAAAGCCTCACGCGGCACCACCTGAGCCAACGCACCGTACTGATGCCCCGAAGACTTCGCGGCAGCATCATGCTTAGCCATACCCGCATCTTCCAACCAACTCGGCGGCGGAGGATGCGGAACCATGTACGTCTCCTCCGGATCACACCCCAAACAAGCCCTCGTGGCCTCCTCCGACAACCGATACAGATGGTTGTACGGGATGTACCACATCCTTTTCCCGGACTTCACCGCCGCATCAATGTTGTCGAGATACTGCTGCAAACACCTCGCGTCCAGGTAGGTGTCGGCGTCGATGATCGCGAAGATCCGGCCCCGCGCCCGACTAGCGGCATCATTCACCGCTGTGGTTTTGGAAAAAGGGTAATGCGGGTCGTGGCCCTCGATGATCTCCAACGAGCTAAGGTTCGCCTCCCAGTACCGCTTCAGCCAATGCCACACCCTGACGCGGTGCTCGTTGTCGTCGCGGAACGGCACCAACAACGACACCTGAGGTTTTTTCTTCGGCATCCAGCAGAAAAACTTGCTCTTCTCCCGCACCGGTTCCGGCGCGGTGTGCAACGGCGGGGCCATGCTCATCGCAGTGGCCAGCATCTGCCGCAGATCCCGCTGCATAGCCGCCACCCGATCGTGCGGAGCTTTCCACAGTTCACCGAAATGCGGGTCGCCATCAAAGTTGGAGGCGTAATCCAGCCACTTGAAGTCGCCGCCCTCATGCTGCTTACGTTTCAAAGCGTCCGGGAACAACTCCGCTTGCCGCGGGATGCCGTAAGCATCCGCCACGATAATCCCATGCAGGCTAGAGCTGATGACGCGCTTGCATTTAGCGATGTCCTCAACAACATCAAGCGGAGGCTTCCGTACATCAATCAAATGCCCGTACGGGTACCGCTGGAACAACTCCTTGTCCGACCAGTGCGGAATGATACCGAGATCCCATTTGCCTTGATACTGGCGTATCCACGCCGGAACCAGCAAAGCCGGATCGCCTAACACCACATCCTCAGGATTCTTCAAACCCTTCAAACGTTCCAGCGTCAGCTTCCCGCGCACACCCAAAACGGTGGCCTTGCCTACGTTGATTTTCGAACCTTCGTGCAGCATCCCCGCGCCGCACACAGTGCCCGCCCAGCCCCTCGGCAAATGCTCAAGAACCGACCCGGTGATAACGAAATCTGAATCCTCCGGAGGCGACCATTCGAACTGCCGCACCTCCAGCAGCTGTAGCATCAACGGGACGAGTTCGTCACCGAAATTATTGCCGCCGACGTGTTCGTGCCCGGTACAACCTTCTCTCCACCAGTACACTTTGCGCACGTCTTAAGGTTCGCAGCGACGCCGATAAAAAGAGGCTACGACACGCAGAGCCGGGGAGTGTTTACCCCGTTTTTTTCGGCTTCGATTCTTCTGCGTCGCTAACTTCCAGTTCGTCGTCGCCGGGGACGGTCACCGTGCCGAAGAAATTGATGATCACCAGAACCGGCGCGGTCTGATAAACCCTAACCAGTCTGGAAAAATCCAGCAGACTACTAAAGAAACGTTGCACTACTCAGCCCCCTTCACGCGGCTTGTCCAATCAATGAGAGGCCTGTGTCGACCATCCAACCGACAGCGGCACCGACGTAAGGTCCGTACTGCCAATGCGGCGCATTCTGGCCGGCGGAGAAAAACACCAGACCGTTGATGATTCCCTCGACGGTGGCGATCGGGGTCAACAAATCCTTCGCGATGGAAATGATGTCAAGGAACGTGGCCTTTTGCACGATGTTGAAAATGTTTGTTTCGACGGCACCGACTTTCGACTCCGCTGTCCAAGGATTAGCCCCAACCGGGGCCGACCCGTACAGGTCGCCGGGCAGGTTCGTGGAGAAGAAAAAGTCGGGTGTCTGGGCGGCGGTCAAGCAAAGCGGACCGGCGATCCCGCCGGTAACTTGCCCGTTCGACTCGCCGGGCACCGGGATGCCCGCTAACGCGTTCCCGTTCGACACCCCCGGGCAGCGCATCGGATCCCCATAGTTGAAGATCGCTTTCACATCACCCAGCCGGTTGTGCAGGACACCCGACGGGTTCAGGAAGTCACCCACCCAGCACTGGTCCACCACCATCGCGCCCTGACTGTAACCAGACATGACGATCGGCCAACCCGCCGGGGTCGCCATGATCGAAGCCACCAGGTTCGCCCGCCCAACACTGACCGACGCGCCCATAGGTGACACCGCCGCCGGGTAAGCGATCGGATCCCACAACCACATACCGTCAGCGACCGTCATCAAACCCCACGCAATGTCGGAAGCGAAACCCGCGTACGGTAACGGTATCCCCGGCGCACCCGGATACACGGTCCCGTCGACAGTGAACAGTGTGCCCACCGGATTCCACGTCGTACCGTCAAGCTGATGCATCAACTGCACCATCGGAATGGAACTGGTCACTGCTTCACGTCCTTTAAGTTGGAGTCCAGCTTGTCGCGTGCCTCGAAACCTGCCGACCAGGCGGCGAACAATTCCGCGTTCCGCTGATGCTGCGCGCCCGGCTTGTCCGGCTCCCAGCGGATCGTGCCCAACGCGATCTGCTCCACGATCAGCGCCGCCACCGATGGTTGACACCCAGTCACCTGCTGCAACAAATTAGAAGCAGTTTTGAAACATTCCTTCGCATCGGGATCCACAGCAACCTTCCTTTATAGATACGTTTCAGCGGCAGATTGGGCGTCTTCTTCGGAGGCGAACCAACCCAGCGGATTACGCAACCCACCCAACAGGTGGTCGCTGCGACGGATCAGCCACAAACTGCACCCATAATTGATGCTCGGGGCGATCCGAAAAAACATTTTGTCCTCCACGTGGGCGATGAATTCGCCTATGAGATTCCGCTCCCAAACGAGGAGCTGGTCCATGTCACGGCCACGGCCCGTACCACGGCGGAGGCGGCGGGTTATAAGGCTGCCCAGTAGGCGGCTGCCACCACCACGGCGGAGGTGGGTAAGGGTTATTCCAACCCGGACCCCACCCCTGCGGCCCCCAACCCGGATGCCAACTGTGCCCACCACCAGGCCCCGGGTAGTCACCATGAGGAACCGGCGGAGCAGCCCCAGTCGGACGCACCCGGGCAGGCACCTCCGCGGAACCCGCCACCGGCTTCTTGTAATTCACCGAGTTAACTTCGTTGTCGTTGATGTGCACATCCTGCTGCAACACCCACTTCAAAATCGTCTGAATCGCATCCCACACGTCGTAGTCATTACCGTCCGAATGCGAATGAGTGCGCGACAAGATCTTCGCCAACGTCGTGATCGCATCCAGCCGAGAAAACGACACATTGCCGCCCTCAGGAAACGCGTAGTCCTTCGACAACCCCAGCAGGTGCGCGTCATACAGGAACGCCACCTCGGCGTATGACAACCCGTTGCCGTTCTGATCGGTGCCGCTCACAGCATCAAAGATCGCCTCATCGGCAGACCCTGGTGTAGTCATATCGCTTCCTCTCTATAAACTTGTGATCGCCGGCGTAACGCCGGGCTACTTTTTCTTCGGCGGGATCTTCGACTGATCGTGTTCGGTGTCCGGCACATCAACCTTGGCGGCTTTCGAATTCCCCGCGGTGACGGTGGCCTGTATCTGCGTCAACGCAGGCCCCACAACCTGGGCCAGGAAGTCCACGATCGACCGGTTCCCCAGCTGCGCCCAACCACGAGTACCGTCCGTGTTAAGCGGGCCGGCCAGCTGGTCCAAGATCAGGTCCGCTGTACTCTCCGGCATATCTCCTCCTAAGTACTGCCCGAAATTATCGGTGTGTGCTTCATCAGCATCACACTGAACACCGTCGAAATTCTGGAAGCCCACGCCGTTGCGCTGGACTATGTTTACGCGGGCATCAAGATTGCCGCCGCTCCACGCTTCCGTCTGCCACGCGTAGGTGCACGCCCCGGCATCCAACATGCGTGAAAGCGGCCAATACCCACCGTAAATCCCCACATACTGAACACCACCCAACACCTGCGCGCACCCCGCCAGGTAGTCCTGCAGCGCGCCATCCTGATCAGGTGACTCATCGAAATCGCAACTAAAATAAACGACCGGATTATATCCCGCCGGCACACCAGGCAAGCTGCGGATATAATTCAACGCCTCCTGCGCATCCTGAATGCCCTGCGCGTTCCCGTTCAACATCCCGTTGCCTTCGCCCTCATAGTTGAAGACCACAACAATCCCATTGCTAACCAAATCCTGGAACTCGCCCGGCTGCAAACATTTCCACTGCAACGACGGCGTCACATACCGACACACAAAAGACTTCCCGGCAGCTTTCAGATCAGCTCCAGAAATAGGACCCACCGCATAATCAAAACCCTGCGGATAAACCATAGGAGTCCGATACGTGGTGTCCTCAACGACCGGCTCATCAAGAACCCACCAGTCATTCCAATAATCATCGTCCTGGGCGATCGCCCCATGCCCCAAAGTGCAAGTTCCGTAATCGCCGTTGGATTCCATCACAATTCCATCGACGCTGCAGTTCATGTGAGAATCCGGTCCACCACCACCGTGCATAATGCAAACTTTTGCCGGATAGTAGTTATTGACCAGGTCCTCTTGCGTTGTCTGCCGCCAGTTCCCCGGCGGCCAGTTGCAGAACGTTTCCGTGGTGAACTGCCGATCCCACGACATCCCAGCCGGCCCGAGAAGCGCGGCACCCAGGAAGATGCCCGCCGAACCAGAACAGTCCGCCCCGATACCCAAGTTGTCTGGGTCGTAGCACCCGCCGTAGTCGTACTCGTCGCCCGGGCCTTCATCAAAGTTCCCGATGTCCGGCTGCACGAGACTGCCGTACTGGTCAGTGGTCAACCGGTCGATAAACACCCGCTTGGCGAACTCCATGCTTGAACGCAAAACCATCAGCTGATCAGCCCCTTAATGAAGCGTTCCGCCTCGTAATCAGAGCTGCTTGCTACATGTACGCCGCCGTGGCCGCGGTGATGGAACGTGCAGAGCCATACGAGGTTGTCAGCGGACTCTACCCACGCTCCGACCTCGTCAGGGTTCGACACACCGGGGTAAACCTTGTCTAATAACGCCAGGTCTACAGCATTTTCTAGGGCGAATTCGACGTGGTCATGGTGTAGTTCGAGGCCGGTGGGCCAGGAGTTGGGGCCGGGTTGGCAGTCGGTGAAGTCCCCTCGCGCTTCACCGACTGAGCATTTTGCGGTCGCCTTAGTGCGTCGCCGGTACGCCTCGAAATCCTTATAGTGTGGATCCGACTGTCTCGGCTGGTGGTCCGGGTAATGGACGGTGTATCGATGCGACTCGGTCACGTCGTGTGCTGGAACGACACCTGATGTGAATGCTTTGTAGGCGCGGTGTAGAGCGTCGAACATTAGAGCGCCCTAAGGTCGGCCCTCAAGGTCTTGTCATCGAAGCCGTCGACCGACTTCATGTTGACGAGCATTTCCTCGCTCAAGCAAACAATGCCCTGGTTATTGTATTTCTGGTAGAACCGTGGCGTGAATTCTTGGAGCTGCCCCCAGGTCACTACCATGCCGTTGCCGCCGTCTACGCGGCCCACGCTTGGGACGTAGTGGCCGCCGACGATCGGGCTGCCCGGGACAACATCCCAGACCTCTCCCTGCTGGGCTTGCTGGATAGCTGACTGCGGGACGGCGAACCCAAGCCCCACCGACTGGAACAGATAGGTGGCTACCCACAGTTCGCGCAGGTCGCCGGGGTTTAGGTCGACAATGGCGGCCACTTTGTGGCGGGTGCCGTCGGAGTCCACCAGGCCGCTGTGCGCCCAGTAGTCGGCGAGGTCGCTGATTGCGGTGCCTTGGTCGGTTGGGTTGTCCCCGGACGGGCCGTCGCTGGGGTCGAATCCGGTGACCGCGCCGTAGTTGGCTAGGGCCGCGTTGTCGAACCCGTCTACTGGCGAGTTGAAGTCGGCTTCGTGGCCGCCCTCTTTAGTCCAAAGCATCTCTTGGTGACATGCGCCCGCAAAAGCGCAATCGCCCCATTCGTCGTTGCCCAGCATTTCCCAGTTGTCGATCAGGTCGTAGTGACCGAACACTGCGGGTGGTGTTGGGAGTTTCATAAAGTCGAGGTAGGTTGCGAGTCGCAACGGGATCGCGCCGGGTACGGGTGCTTTTAAGCCGAGTTGGTAAGCCATGCGAATTAGATTCGCACCGGTTTTCCGTGTAATAACTGGAGGTGGTGCGGCGTGGCGGGTTAACAGTTTTGAAAGGCCAGCCAGGTGGTGTATAATTTAGCCAGGGACGGCCAAGCCAGACGTGATACCCATGGGGAGTTCGCCGTCCCCCAACCACTAGGAGGCGCAGACTGTGACTGACGAGTGGAGCTATTCGGCCTCCTACACCAAGGCCGGCAAGAAATACTACTGGACCATTAACGGTAGCCGCAGCAGGTGGAGGGTCTACGGTGTCGAGCAGACCTGGGATCTTGGGGACGCCGGCTCAGCTGAACGCGTCGAGTTGGGTCCTTTTGATTACCTGGATGATGCGATGGCCGCGGTCGAGGGGAAGGAAGCTGAGGATGGGTAACTGGGAGCGGCGTGGTTCGTTCTGGTTCTGCCGTAAAGACGACTGGGAATACCTGGTGCACCAGACTGGTGACCTGTGGCGTTTGGCGCAGCGGGCTGCCGGGGACAGCAAGTGGGAGACGATTACGCATTACCTGACGGCAGACGACGCGAAGGGTGCGATATGAGTAGCTGTAAATGGATGGTGCATGCCGAAGGGCCATCCGGCCCCGTGGTGAAGGGCTACTTCTCTGAGCGTGAACACGCCGAACTTATCGCAGACCGGTTACGTTGGCTCTACACGGACTACCGGACATGGGTATCGGAGATCGCGGATTAGCGTCGGTAACGGCAATTAGGTATTCTGGGATTAAGGGACGGCCAACCGTCAGCGCGACCCAAGTCAGTGCCGCCGTCCCGCTCACCCGAAAGGAATCCCAATGAAGAAACGAACCGTCGAGATAGTTGACGATATCACCGGCCAGCCCGCGAAGGCGACCCGGAAGTTCACCATCAACAACGTGCAGTACAGCATCGACCTGAGCGAGGAGAGCGCCGCCGAGTTCGATCGTGCGTTCGAGCGGTACACGGCGCACGCGTCGGGGAAGAAGCGTCTGCGCGCGTCATCGTCTAGCCGGGGCGTCAAGTTGTCGGCGACCAGCAACACAGCGATCCGCAACTGGGCCAAAGCCAACAACGTCACGGTGTCTACGCGTGGCCGTATCTCCAATGATGTGCGCCGCCAGTTCCGGGCTGCGCAGCGTAAACCGAAAGTTAAGTAATCAGACTCCGGGGACGGCCAGGTTTAACGTGATACCCAAGATGAAGCCACCGTCCCCGGCCTAACTTCCGGGGCGGCCAACAGCGACGCGCCGCCCACACCGCGATCGCCGTCCCGGGACTAAATTTTTCACCTCTTGGAGGCGCGCCCGGCGCGCCTCCAAGTCTGTGACGCCTGCCACTCCTACCTTGGATCAAAGTGCTCTGACGAAGCCGGTGACAGCTATGTTTTCTGAACATCCAATGCCCACCGAACCCCCGAGGTCCGCCGAGTCGGAGACCCCGGACCACACCCCGCGCAGCAGGCCTTGTAAAGTCGGGCGGAGTTACGAATACCTGTGTCAACTCGGGTCCACATTCATTTACACCCACGTACCGATAGGCAAGGTTGTGTGGCATCGTGGGACACCCGGAGAACCGGCAGCATGAAAGGCGGCGACCATGAACCTGTTCTTTTGGCGTCGCCACAAGGTGCTGGTCCGCGGTGACGACAAGATAATCGTCAACTACAACCAGATCACCGGAAAGATTCGGGACGCCGGCTTCTACCGCGCGGGGGAGCTGCTGTACACGACACGCAACCCAACGGTCCTGAAAAGTTGGATTGTGCTGCGACAATCAGGTCGTGGCTGAGGAAATTTTCGAGCGTCTAGAGCAGGTATCGCACGTCACGATCCATTGCGCGGCGTGTGTCAATCTAGGTAAACGGACCCCAGCTTTCACTGTCATCAAAAACTTCGCGGTGTGCCGTAAGCATGTGCCGTTGGTGTCTCGCCCGGATTTCACTGCGGAAAGTTTACGCAGCAAGCGAGGTGATCCGACATGACCGAAACCCAAACCGAGATCCACGCCTACCCCAATGGGTGGAATTTGGTGACGCACGGGGCGTGGCAGATCAGCGTCGGCCCCGACGCTGTCATTCAGCTGCCCCGCCATGTGCATCCCGATGACGTTCCGCACTTCATTGAGGCGATGAAAGCTGCCGCCGACCTGGCCGGGCAGATGAGGGACTTGAACGAGAAGAACGCCGCCGGCGATGACCGTTCGCTGCCCCGCGGCCTGATGAAAGTCACCCCGTCCGGTCAGACACCTGCCGGTTACACGAAGATTCCGGGCACCCAGAAAAATAAGCCGGTGCGTGGCTCTATCGGTCGGCGCGGTGCGCGGGCGCAACCGAACCGGCAAGTTCCGAGCGTGCCTGCGCCGCCGCGGGCACCTCACCGGGGACAATAAAAGTTCGACGGCACCACCCAGGTCGCCCCCACGAAGAGGTAACAAATGGCGACGCGCGCTAAGAAACCGGCCCCTAAACGGAACATGAACGGGCCGAGTGGGCGTGTGGAAATCCGCATCAACGGCACCGTCCGGTTCGCTAACTTCTGCTACGGGATTCTGTTAGAGCAGGACGAGGACGGTGAAGTTACATTCCTCGGGTCGTTGCAGGCCCCGCCGGCACCGCCAGCTGCTCCTGCCGCGCCGCCGCAGCGTTGGGGTGAAGACATTCGGGACGGCGAAGAAATCATTCAACAAGTCCATTCGGGGAGGCGGACTTAATGCCAACACCAGCAGCCGCGCATCTGTCCGGCCAAGGAACACTACATGGTTCGGTTCCTACGCAGCTTTCGTTTTTCGAGGTGACCGGCTATTTCAACGCGGTCGCTGACCCGTCCGTGTCGGGTAACTTGAACTCTCCCGTGGTGCAGACGGTGAACGCTTTGGTTACGTTCACGCCGCGGCTGCTGCGCGGGCAGCAGATGTTCATCAGTAACTACCTGATCACCCCGTCGTACAACGCTGAGCAGACGATCAACCTTATCGGCAACCCCAACGGCGGCACGTTCACGTTGTCTTACGGCGGCTACACCACCACCGCGCTGGCGTTCGACGCGACCCCCACCCAGGTGCATGACGCGCTGGTGGCGTTGACGTCTATCGGTTCCAACAACGTCACTGTCGTGGCCGATGTGGAACCGCAAGCCTACGATGTGCTGTTCACCAACAACCTGGGCTACCGGTTCATTGAGCCGATCACCGGCGACGGTAGCCTGCTCACCAACCCTGAAGGTGCCGGGTTCTGCGAGGTCACGGTGACGGTTACCGCGCTGGGTTCCCCGGAAATCATCGGTAACGCCGCCGTGTCTTTGCCACCGTTGACGGCGCGTATCGCTAACGGTGTCCTGTCCACCATCGACTACGTAGACACCCCAGGTTTTCAGTTGGCGTCCAACATTGCGCAGCTCAACCTGGGTGGCCCACTCATCTATGATGTGAGCTTCAGCAACGTCACGTTCAACGGGGCGTCGCAGTATTTGGCACCGTTCGCGTTCACCGCTCCGACTGACACCACCCCGGTGTGCCTCACCAGCCCCACCCTGGACCTGCTGCCCTACCAGTCGCCCAGCGACGTGGTGTGGACGCCGCCGAACGACGACAGCATGCCGCTCAGCCTGGTTGGAAGTAACTGGCGGCAACGCGCCCTGAACCGGTCGGCGTGATGATCCTCATCGCCAACAGCGAAGACGAACACCGCAGCGCCATGCGGGCACTTGAGGTGATCAACTCGCTGCGCCGCCGCGAACCTGTGACGGTGCCACCGATGACCGAGGACCGGCCATGGGTGCGGACACGGTGGGCGAAACCCGAGTATCTGTGATGGACGAAGACGAACTGAACGACACACCCGAGTCGGCGACGATTGGGCGGCGGCCCCAAACGCAAGCCGATCGGGACAAGGCCCGCGAGATGCGCGACGGTCCCGTCTTCAAAAATTTGAAAGCCAAATTCCGTGCGAACTGCGCACGCAACCGGGAACCGTGCCACCTGTGCGGCGACGCCATCGACTACCGGCTGGATTACGGGCATCCACAAGCGTTCGAACTGGACCACATCAAAACCGTGAAAGAACGCCCAGACCTGGTGTTGGATGTTCTGAACTTCGGGGCTTCCCATCATGACTGTAATCAGAACCGGGGCACCGACGACCCGCCGCTGCATCTAGGGACGCCGAGTGAGATCTGGTGACCGGATGCCTGAGGAACCCGACGAGATAGATGAGCTGGTCGACTACGAACTGACGTTGCCGCAGGCCCACACGCCGTGGAAGTTCACCCAGGTGTGCGACCGGTGCGGCAACGAATGGCACGGACTACCTAAAGGTAACTGCCCAGGCCTGGTTGTTAAATGAGGCTGCCGGTTTTTGTGCTGGTGTGGGCTGCGTCATCGATGCAGATTATCTCTTTGGCGATGCTGCTCCGCGGCGCGCTGGCTTAATCATCGCCTTTCCGCATACCGATGCGCTGCACGGGTATGCTTCCGACATAGCCACGGCTCCTTAAGCGGCCAATGCGAAACACTGTCGCGGTGAAACCCGAACGTTATAGGGAACCACAGGTGCGCAATGTCGTCTATCCAGCACCACGGCGACCACACCCCGCAGCATGATGTCCAGAAGGGGTAGGGGGCGTGGTCTAGCCACCAGTTCCTTAACACGATTGAAGTCTACACCCGCAGTACACAGCCCGGCGCGGCGTTAACGGCAAACCCGCCGCCGCTAAGATAGCGTCGTTTCACAGTGAAGATAGGAGAAAGCGTGATAACTAAAGGCGGGACACCCGCGGCGGGGGAAGATCCGCAGCGCGCCGAAGGGCGCATGCTCGTCGGTTCCCTTCTCGGCATTGAACGCTTGGAACTCGACGGCGAAACAGTCACCGAATTGGACAAAGCCAACATCGCGCTAGCTAAAGCGGAGCGGGAGCGGAAAGACTTGGCGCGTGAAGTTAAGGACGCCGAAGCCCACTTGGAGGTGCTGCGCATAAGGGCTGAGCGTGCCAGCGCAGTCGTGGACATCCAGCGCCGGCAGCGCGACGAGGTGGCGTTAGCGGAGATGGCCCAAAACGCTCCGCCGCTATCCGAGATGGACAAGAAAGCCGCAGCCGCTGGTTTCTTTAACTGGATTCGCGCCGGCCTCCGTTGATAACTTCCGCCCACTTCAGCGGCTGAACGATCCCGTACACCGGGTTGGGTCGCCACCGCCACTGCGGATATTCGTTGTCGAAGTCGTGGCTGGCCGCGATGCTGTCGATGATTCCTTCCGGGTCGCCGTTGTAAGGTGAACTCGACCAGGACGCGTTGGTTTCCACCACAAGGATCCTGCCGTCGTCGGTGAGTCCCATGTCGATGGTGAACCCCGGCGGGCAAGCCACATTCGCGGCCACATCCTCGGCCAGGTCAGCCATATCCAGATAGGTGTGGTCTTTGCTGTCGTAGTGGGCGTCGCCCTTAAAGTCGGGGTGATCCCACAACATGCCGTCCACTAAATACCAGGAATGCGCGGTCACCACGCCGTGACACATCCAGAACCGGCACTCCCGAACGAAATGCACAACCTCAGACAGCTGCAACAACGTACCCTTGGGCACCCAGAACTGCTTCAACGACGTACCCAAATGGCTGGCGTGGAACACGCTGGCCGGAAAGCTGTCCAGCTTGGCTTCCGGCAACTTCACGTGCACAAGTTCCTCACCGGCATCCGGGGCGTCCTCAATGTCCTCGATCTTACGGACAGCGATATCCCGTTCCTTATATTCGTACGGAAGGTCTTCCATCCACCGATGCCCACACAGTAGCAACGGCAGCCGCACACCCGACTGCCACGCGCACGCCACCCACGCCCCAGGTGCCCACCAATACGCAGACTCCGCGGTATCAGGATCGATATCGAATCCGAAGTCCTGCACCGCACCGTATTCTTTGAAGTGCTCAGCCAGCCAGTTGCGGTGCGTCACCACCCGGAACGGTCTATCCAACTTCATTCGCGCACCACGCATACGCAGCCATAAAGCCTCCGCCCATCGTCCTGCGCACCCAACTACGCAACGCATACTCAACCACGTGCACCGGAGGGTCGCAGTCGTTATCCACCGCCAACGTGTGACCGGGAACATCCGGGTATGGGCAGCCGCCTCGGCAATCATGCGCCAGCAACGGCAACCTATTGATCGGCACATAGGTGTGCCACCTCAATATCTGGTCCCACCCAGCCCCGGTCGACAGGATCTCTGGGTGGGCATAATCAGTGGAGTCGCCGGCGTAATCGATCTCTTTACCATTACGCGGCCCGCCGAACAACCGTGCCTTCATATAGGCTCCCGGGAGCACGCCGACAACGTCAATATGCCTCCCGGCAACCTTGAAACGGTTACGGTTACCGGACTCAGGCACCAACTCCCCGGGCCGCTTCCCAGCTGCGCAGCCGGAACCTGGATGGACACCACCCCACCGGAGGCACCACCACCCACCCAGGTAGTCGACACTTTGGCGTACCCGCCGCCCGGGGCGCTCATTGGAATCCCGTAACTGTAGCTGTCAACACACCGCCCGGCATAACCGAATGCCCCTGACTCAGCAGATACACCATGGCGACACCGGTCCCGCTGCTAGCCAAGTAAAACGTACCGATGCCAGACGGAACCGTCACGATAGTAGACGAAGACGACAGATAGACAGTAGTTGTGTTCGGGTACGTCACTGCCGTATCATATAGGCATGACCGCCCAACGATTGCACCTATTCTTACGATCGAGTACCTCCCGACTTACATAGTCAGGGAAGGTGAACCGATCGGGTGTTCGGGCGGTACTGCTAATGCCAGCGTCCACGAAAGTGTGATGGGGATCAAGACCTCCACCTTCCGCGATGGAAGGTACGGCTGCGGCCAGCCAGGTTGCCTTGAAAGCATCCAAGCGGTAATCATCCCGGGGGATCGACACCTCTACCTTCCGCAACAAGCCTCGCTAGGCAAACCATGGCAAAGCCGTCAGATTCAGATTCTGATGTTTCCGAGTTCGACTCTCGGGCGAGGTACGCTCCGATAGGCAAACAGGCAAAGCCGTCAGCTCGAGGTGCTGGTGTCTGCGAGTTCGACTCTCGCTCGGAGTACGCCCGGGTGCGCCAACAGGCAGAGCGACCATCCTCAAAAGGTGGTGGTTGGGAGTTCGAATCTCCCGCCGGGTACGTTAGCGGGAACGGCGGTCCAGCCCTGGGGTGTCGCCATCTTAATGGCCGTTCCCTAAGTTCATGATACGCCCGTGTGGCGGAACGGCATACGCAACCGATTTAAGTCCGGTCGGCAACAGCCATGTGGGTTCGAATCCCACCACGGGTACCACTAGGATGGCCGTTGTGCGGAAGATCTTCATCGTTGCGCCGTCTAATTGTGTTAGCGGCGGCCCGGAGCTTTGTCACCAGTTGGGTGATGTGTTGAACCGGGCGGGTGAGCGGGCGTTCATGCTGTATTTGCCGTTCACGTGGCCGGATCGGTTGCCTGGTCAGCGGTGGGAGGTGCCGCTGTGTTACCAGAAATACCATGTCCGGTCGGCGACCGCGGAGGATGTGGAACCTGGTTCGGTGGTGATCTTCCCGGAGGCCGCGGTTCAGGCGGTTGACAGGTTTCCTGGGACGGAAACTTTTTTCTGGTGGCTCAGCGTTGATGGCTTCTTTCGGGCCGCGGAGCTTCGGGGGTCGGATTTCGAGGATGATCTGAATGTTCTGCGTAGGTGCGTGGACAAGCATTTATATCAGAGCGAATATGCGCGCGAGTTCCTGGAGGCTGAGGGGTTGGGGCCGGCGCATCGGCTATCTGATCGGCTTTCGAACATCTATCTGGATAATCTTAGTGTTGTTCAGGTGCCCCGGGAGCGCCGGGATCTGGTTGTCTACAACCCGGCGAAGGGGATGCCCCGGACCCAGCTGATACTTGATGTGCTGGCCCAGCGCGATAACGCGCCGGAAGTGGCCGCGGTGACACGGATGTGGCCGCACCAGGTGAAGGAGCTACTTGAACAGGCGAAGGTGTACATCGACTTCGGTCCGCACCCCGGTAAGGACAGGTTGCCGCGAGAAGCCGCGGTGTGCGGGGCGCGTGTTGTTGTTAACCGCCGCGGAAGCGCCGGCAACATGGTTGATGTGCCGATCCCCGACATGTTCAAGATAGATGACACGAAGCCCGGCTTCGAGGACGCCGCAGCCGACCTCGTCATGGCCCTGCTAGGCGACTTCGACAAACATCAGAAATGGTTCAATTACTACCGGGTGGTGATCGCCCTCGAATCCGCAGGATTCATTGACGACATCGCGGCCCTTTTCCCGCGGGAGGTTTGATGCGCACACTGATCTTTTTCGCCCACAACGACGTGTTCGACACCGTCGACCGGCGAATCCAGTACTACCTGGAACAGCTACGGGAGCTTGGGGACATCGTCTTTGTGTCAAGCGGCCAGCTGAATCCCGAAGCCGCAGCCAACATTTGGCCGCTCTGCAAAGGCGTGTACTGCCACAAAGGTGATGCGTGGCACCACGGTTGGTGGCTCGCCGTGCAAAACGGCTGGCTGGACGACTACGACCGGGTCGTGTTCGCCGACGACAGTGTGTACGGGCCGCTGTATCCGCTGACGCAGATGTGGGATTCGTTCACCGGTGCCGACGTGTACACCGCCGCCGAGAACACCAGCTTCTTCGTGGCTGTCGAACTTAACGAGCGCACACTGTCGTTCCTCAACGTCAACGACGAAGGAAACATCATCGGGAACGCCCTGGTGGTTGGGCTGCATGTCGAACCGTACCTGTCCGCGGAGAAAGCCCACGCCGCTATCCAGCAGTCACCGGCAGCGCCGTGGTCCGACGGGACGGACGACGACCCGACCGTCGCCTACTGGGACATCCTGGTGGAATACGTCAAATTCCCGTTCATCAAAACTGAGGTGATCCACCAGCCGAACGGTTTCCTAGGGCCGTGGCACGCCCCTGAGCGGTGGCGCAACGTCACGTGGGAAGGTTCCATGCAGTATCTGCAACGGCTGCTGACCAACATTTCGTACCCGTTCGAACTGATCGCCGGGAACACGAAACGCCTCGGATACGACACCTACGCCGCGAACACACCAACCCCGAACATGATCCTCGCCAGCAGCTACGGGATTCTGGGGAAGATTTTGGAGCGCCCCAACCTGTCGGACGCCGACCGGGCCAAAGCAGAAGAGTTGGTCCGCGAAACCGATCACGCCGCCGAAAAACTGGGCACCAACCCAACCGACACCGCAGTTAACGTGTTCGTCCTGCGGATGAACAGCGTGTTCCAGCAGACCCGGGCACTCGCTATCAGCGACTAACGCTCCACGGCGGGTACCACCGCAGCGGAGACTTCGGCGAAGGCAGGTGCTCATCGCCGGGCGGCATCATGTGGCCCCAGTAGCGGCGACCATTCCAGTCCGGTTCGAACCCTTTGAAGTCCGCAGGGTTCAAGGTGATAGCCCGATTGCAGTGCTTGCACAGCGTGAAAAACACCTGGTTGCGCGGACTTACGAAGTCGGCCAACGCGCGGACCAGCACGCGCCCATACTTGCGCCTGATCCACACTTCGCTGCCATCCGGCAAGTAGAGCACAAACACGCCGCCCCGATCGGCCAGCCCCCAATTCACAACATCTTGGACTGGTCTACGAGGCGTTCTGCGCCGAAACATACTCCTCAGCGTTCCTCAGCGTCCACGCCGGGAACCGAACCGGCGTGCCACGCCTGGTAGCCGACGGACCGGCCTTTCGCCGTCGCGGCAGCCAACGAACCGTTACCGTTAACGCTTCCAGACGACGGAGACGGCGGCTGATACTGGCCGGCCATCCACTGCCAAATCAGATCGGCATCAGCCAACAATTCTTCAAGCGTCTTCACGACGACACCCTTGTTTCGGGACTCGTCCAACTTTGTGGCCTGATCCAGGCAGTATCTGGACGCCTGGATGTCGAGTTCGCTGTAATCTCCGTTATTCATTCCTGATTCCTATATGTGGAGCGTCGTGGCTTGGAGGTCGCACCGCCGGGTGCGTTGTTTGGTGTGAAACCAAAACCCCCTCGCGTGCCGCATGGGCCACACGTAATGTTGCAGCGCTACCCCGGTAGCCGTCAGCGTCACCCGACCAGGGATTCCTCGACACAGTAAACAGCTCCGCCGATGCAGACGATCACAGAGCCGCTGCCTGTGGTCCGCGGGCGAATACTATGGATCGTCGTCGGGTTCAGCTTCACCTGACCACGGGCGTTCGACAACGTCACAGTCACAAGGTTATCCATCATCATTCTCCTATCATATCCAGATCATCAGCCGCCGGCAGAATCTCGTGGGTGAAAACCACACCCGAATGCCGGTCATAGAAACTGATGTGGTCCACACCGCCTTCGGAGAAGGTGTGCGGGATGCGGTCACTCATCGCCAACCTCCCGTGAGATCAGTGCGATGGCCTCAGCGATCTGGCCGTAACGGATACGCCCCAGCAGCTCGATACGCAGCAGATCATGATCGGCGGCGACCACCTGTCGCAACAGCTCGTTAGCCTTGAACGGTGGGCGGGAAGCCTGACCGGTGGCCAACAAATCCTTCAGATAAAAGCGGGCCTTCTTCAGGTCCTCAACACCGTTCTTATCCGCATATCTCCAGCAATACTTAATCGCGTTACCCATGCTGAAGCCACACAGCCTGGTCACCTCTAAGGTTTCCACGCCGCTAGGATGATTGTTGTAGTGCGGGGGGTGATTAATTATGTCTGTGCCAGCATTGTCTCTTAGCCGGTGTATAGCGCCTAGCGCCGCGTGCACACATGATGTCAAAGACGCGGACCCGGTGATAGCTTCATCGAGTGCGTTCTCCGCGGCGGCCAGCTCCTGCTCGGTGAGCGGATAAACGCTGTCATTCATCCGCGGCGGGATCCAATCCGTCATATTGCCCTGATACATTCTTCCTCCACCAAAGTTTGCCGACCATGTCCTCGTAAGACTCTTCGGCTTCCGGACTGAAATCGGCCAACTGCTTCAACCGCTCCTTAACCGCGTACAAGTCTTGGGCGACCAGGTCGGTGACCGGGTTGGGTACCGACATGCGTAGCTGGGTGGTGCCCGGTTTGTAGTAGATCCGGACACCGTTGTCGGTTTCAAACAACAGGTGTTCGTCGGCCATCAGCCGGCGCGTTTCTCACGCTGCCCTGGCCGCGGCCTGATGCGGCCCGTTACCGCGTCGCGGGCGGTTTCGATGTCGATCAGCTGTTGCAGCAAATTTTTGATGTCCTTCATATCGTCGGCCATCGCGGCCATCGTGGTCACAGCGGTGTCCATATGGCCAAGTCTGTTGAGCAGTTCCTGCGGGATTAAACCCATGATGCGCCCTTCGTAGTGTCACCCGACTGTAAGGCACCGGGCTGCCCAGGCGTAGCCTTATCCGGCGTGTTCTGGAAGGATTATCCGCCACTCCTCAACCGGGCGGCGAGCAGCCACACCCAGCCGGCGGCGCTGCGCGCACACCGACGCATACGTGCGCCTCAACTCCAACGCCGCATCCAAGTTCGACTTACTGGTGTCCCGTAACACCACCGCGTCGTCCAACGTCCACCGGCTACTCGCCCGGACAGCGACCGCCTTCGTCAGCTCCTGACAGTATTCGTACCAGTCTTTCGCCGTCTCACGCTGCTGCGCGAGCTGCTTGGGCTGCATCCTTTTACGGGAACAGTTGAAACAATCCTGCCGGCGTTTCCCTTCGCCGCCCCAAAAGTGGTGCGCGGACAGCAACCTGCCGCAGTCGATACAGGACCGGGCCAGCAGAACCGCCGTGGTCGGCACGAACCACGGATCGTCAGCAGCGTTGTTCAAAGGCCGTGTTTTTCGATGGCTTGGTACGTGGCGCAGGGCCAGCGAACGTAACCTCTAGCAAGTTGGTTGCAGTAAGCGCAGGTGTCGTATTCATCGAACGCGGGCGCTCGGTATTGAAAGTGCATCTCTCTGATGTCGTGAATAGCCGCAAGCGCCCGGTGACCACGGCCCCGGTAGCGGCGCGGACGGTCATAAGCCGGAACTTCTGTGCTCATGTGACGATCCGGCAGCGGATAGGCGCGTTCTCGTCCACATAATAGGCGGCGCACACCCGGTGATACCCATCCACGATGACCAGCGGCCCGTTCTTCAAATAGAAACCCCGAACCAACAACACCGGAGACAGCTTGACACCTTTCTTGATCTTGCGGAGATCCTTATCCACATGATGATTACTCTCGGGAAGCAGCCGCAGCTGCGAAGCCCGCAGAATGTCCTTCGCGAAGTAGCTGGCCGTGTCAGCGGCCCGCAACCGGGTGACCGTATCAGTCGCCCGCCCCGAAGCCGGGTCATCTATCAACGACAAATACTCGCGGGCCGCGTCGTAGTCGTGGTCCTCCGGCTCATCCAACCACTCCACCGCCGGATACTTCGGCAGCTTATCGCCCCACGCCGCAGCGTCTGACATGCCTTCCTCCTTCGCTACATGCTCCGCGAACGACGGCAGATTAGTGTACGGAGGCATCGTCCGATACGACTTACCGCAAACACAGATGCGCTCGTTCGCCCACGTCGCCTTACCGTTATCACCGTGCCGTCTCACCGTCAATCCTCAGTTCGGCCATCACCATCGCCGCGCAGGCTCAGGGAAGTCGAGGTCATGATGTTCACGGGATCAGATCCTGCTTGATTACCCTCAGGTTGCGGTGCTCGTCAAGCTCAAGCCTGCCGCCCTTCAGGGCATCCAGGAGCGCACCGCTAGCCTTCTCTAGCGGCACACCCAACGCATCTAATAGTTCGAACGCTTCAGTTAGATGCATCAGTGCTCACCCGGGACTTCCTGGCCCTGGTCCACCGGATCGTAAGACGAACCGTTATTCACCCAAGTTTGCGCGCGGTCATCTTCCGGTATCCCCAGCAGGCGCATAGCGCGCCGAATGTCCACCAGCGGAGGCGACGGCCCCACGCCAGCGTAGATAGCGGCGACCGCGTTATTCAACGCGTCAGCAACGGTGTAAACCACACCACCATGCTAGCGCACTGGCACTAGCCACGCGCAAAGCATACAGGCCAAGCCCGCGGACCTTGTGTGGCCAGCACGCGCTCAGCGACGGCGATCTGCTCCTCGCGGGACGCGTTCTCCGGCAGGCCCACACCACCGTTGGCGTACCAGGTGGGCAGGCTGAATTGGAGTCCACCGTGGAACGAATTTCCGGTGTTGATGTGCCAGTTGCCGCCCGACTCGCAGGCGGCAACAGCATCCCAATTCGGGCTGGCGTGGGCTGTTTGAGCGGGGACAATAACGGGTATGATGCAGGCAAGCGTGCAGGCAGCTAAAACATGTTTGGTAGACATGGCCTGCACGCTACCAAACCCAACCGGTCACCCCACCGTTATATGATTGTTATCACTGGTCGGAGCGCGTGTCGCCCTCACCCAATCAGGCTCAGCGGGAGCACGATTCGTAGTTCAATCGAAGTGGGGTGGGATAGCCCTAGGTGGCACTTCGTGGCCGTAGTCAGGGTCTACCGTCAAGCAGCTATGGCAGACTTCGGCACCGGGCACGAACCTCGGGTCGAACAACGCCTGGCATGATGTGCACACCCGGACCAGCTTGTCATCGATCAAGCCGGTGACGACCGCGTCGATGACGGCCCGGTAATGCGCCCGGTTGGCTTCGCCTTCCTCGTTGGGTAGGCCGCAGTCATGTTCGCAGACGGGGCAGCCTAAACAGGCGCAGCAATCCTCGGCGCTCACAACTCCTGGGGTGGTGTTCGGCGCACAGCTTTGCTGTAATCCCACTTCACCCTGCCGTTGGCGAACTTCACCATCGCCATGGGTCCGAGTAGGAACACAGCACGCGGGGGACCGCCCAAGCCGCGGCCCCACCGCTCCTTGAACAAGGACTTGGCCGACTGCCCGTAGTAGTAGTCCAGCAGGTCGCAGAAAACCCACCCGAATGGACCGTGATTATGGTGATGATAGACCTTGTCCATGTGGTCAAGGAATTTACCGATCTTCATGTGTTGCGGGTTAGCCGCCGCCTCGGCACTTGGGTGACGGTGCCGCGGCGTCTTCCTCAACGCCGCGGCACCGGTAACACCAGTCGATAATCAGCACCCGTCAGCGTACACGAAGCCGGCGATATGCGGCAGCCCCAACGTGGTGAAGCTCGGGGAAGTTGATCCCCTGGCGTGCGTTGCGGTGCACCAGTTCACGGTTGGGGCGGTTAGCGCGGGCGTTGTGCAAACTCAGCCAGTAACCCTTCGCGCGGTTAGCGTTGCGGACCTTGGGGGCCGCGCCGCGAACCTTGTTTTTCTGGACGGCAGCCACAGCTGCCTCCTCTCATGCCAATATGGCGCGCCCTGTGCGCACCTATATCCTCGGCATGAGGTCTCCCTTCTTCTTCCGGGTTTTACCGGTAGTTAGTTTCTTGCCGGCAAGCAAGTTCGCTCGCTGCTCGGCTGTCATCGCGACCAGTCGAGCGTCCCCGTTCGGGGCGGACATCGGACCAGGCATTGTTTGCCTCCTTTCCTATGCAACAGGAAGGAGGGTTAGCCGGGCATAGTAACCTCCAGAGTGGTTCGGGGCAGCCGATCAGATTAACACACAATCCATGTCCTGCCTATAGGACTGGTAAACCGCGGCGATAATCAGATTTATGGCGATCCGGCACCGCGACGAACACCTGGAAAAATATCAGGCGACGGCTTCAAGCTGGCTGGGCCGCATGAACGACAAACTGTGCGCATGGCTGGCCCACCACCTACTGGCCTCAAAGCTCATGTTCGACATCGCCCTTTTCCTGCCCGTAGTCACCGTCGGAAACGCGGCGTTAGCGATGAAAGTCCTCATCTTCTCCAACTGGATTCAATGGTGGGCGTTGCCGGCTCTGCAACGAACAGCAAACGAGATCACCGCACGCCAAGACGCCCAAGCCGACGCCAACCACGAAACCATGATGAAAATCCACGCCATGGTCAAAGACATCCACGACCGCGGACAGTGAATGTCAGTCGTTTCCGCAGACACGTTCGTAGTAAGCGTCAGCGAACGGCTCCCACTTGCCTTCGACCCAGTATTTATGTTCCAGTTCGGTTTGCCCAAGGAACTCCCGCAACGAGACCGTGCCGTTGCTGGCATGCCACTGGTCGGTTCGGCAATTAGCGCATAACCACATGAACCAGCGCGGGTCGGGTTCGTTGTCTTCGTAGCAATCCACCGGGGCACCAAAGTCTGGACTGTCGATGATGCCGCAGTGCTGACATTCCGGCGGGATGGTTTGGAACCTGGCTTTCACGCGGCGCATGCGGGAGTCGAACCCGCGGTCGCGAAGGTTAGAGCTTCGCTAGTCACCGGAACGTGCGCCTTAGGGATGCCGGGCCGCATCTCCGGCGGCCCGGCATCAAATCAAATGATTTTTCGGGTCATTTGGTGGTATTCATTTCCGTGTCAACACATTTAAGGACGAAGGTTAGTTTAAGTGTCGCAGCGCCTTGCCATTGGGCCACGCCCCCATGAATTTTGGAGGGGGCGGGCGGGATTGAACCACCATCTCTGCTACGTCTACCTTCACCCGGTCGATTTGACACGTCTACCTGGGTTTGAATCTAGAGCAATAATTTAACGTTGATGGCCGATGTTGCCTCTACCAATTGGGCTACCCCGGCATGTGGAGCCGAGGGCAAGATTCGAACTTGCACTGGACATCGGTTATCTCAGCTTCAATCATCAATCTGAGATTCGCCAAGCTGCGCTTGGCATCGGGTGCTCAACCCGAAACTTGTGAACCTCCTTCGAAGAGGTAGTTAAGGATGTTCTCGCCGTAGTGAACGTCCTCCACGGCGATGCTGTTAGCTTCTTCCCGCGCGAACTTCACCGCGGTGCGCAGCTTATCGACCCGCGACGCGATAGCGGCGACGTCATCAGCCTTCATCGCACCGGAAAACTCGGTCTTCGACCACATACCGACAGGGATATCTTCGGTGAACATCTGCACCTGCGCAGGGTGTTCCTTCGTGGCCTCGGCCAGCACGTGGTTCTTCGGAACCTTCTTCGTGCGGACCGTCTCCACCGGAGCGGACCGGAACACCCCGACCGAATCGTCGTAACTCCACTGGATAGCCGGATCAAGCAGAGGCACCCGGCCCACGAACGCAGCGATCTTCTCCAACTCCTTCTCGAAGAACATCAACGTCGTCACCGGCACCGCCGCCGCGATCACAGTTCCGTCTACAACAACGTCGGCCTTGGCCCTGGTGTTAGCCGCGTCCTTAGTGGCCGTGACATCGAACAGCCTCGTCAACACCTGGGTGAGCTGCTTAAGCACATCCGTCGACTTGATCTGAACCGACACCGACTCCGGCGGAAGACGGTCACCGTCCTCCTCATCCTTCGGACGGTACGTCCGACTCAAACCCGCGAAAAGCTGCTTCTTCTCCAAAGAGTGGTACAGATCAGTCTCCACGCGGGTGGTCTGATTCTTGACACCTTTCTCGATGGCAATGATTTGGTTGAGCTTAATTTGATTGGTCATCGTTCCTCACTTTGATCCTTCGTAACGGTGTGCAAGCCTACCACCAAGCTGGCCTTTAACGCTAGGGGTTTCAGACACAAGAAAGCCCACCAACGACCAGACGGTGGTTGATGGGCTTAAGTACTTGGCTACCTACACACCAACAACCTACCCACACCACTATGGTGCTGTCAAGCATTCAACTCGATCGTGATCATCTCCGCCGCCGCGCAACCGTCCGGCACCAGAATGCCTGTAGTATTCGGGCCGACGCTCATGATGTAGGCCGGTTCGCCGTCGCGCCGATAGATTTGGAAGTTCCGCCTCGCGCCGTTCGGCACGATGGGCATGGTCGTGAAGTAGCGCAGTGCATTGGTGGTCATTCGCCGCCCTCGCCGTGGTCTGATCTCCACTCATCCAGAGCACCAGATTTACGCTGCAGAAACGCCGGCAACTCAGACGCCGGATGCCACACCGGACGAGACATAATATCCACAAACCCCAACAGCCGCCGCTTAGTATGATGCGCCGCAGCCGCTTTCTTGATCTCCGCAAGGTCGTAGCTTTCCCCCACGTGACCGATCAACTTCCCCGACCGCGACGACGTATAGTCACACTCCCACAACTCGCTTTTCGTCTTCTCTAAACCAAAGGTGGATCTGATGAAATCGTATGGGGACTTAAAAACCTTGTAGACACCGCCAGTCACTGAGCCGGCGTACCAGACGCCGTCCTTCTCCGACCAGTTCAAAGCGTCCCACTCGTCAGCGGCCACCGGTTTTCTCCGTCCACCAGTTCGGGCCACTACCGTCCGGTTCCACACCCGGCGGCAACAACGCCAACCCGTACGCCGGCAACATATCGGTGATCGAATCGAACCGCTTCGCCCCCGAAAACTGAACCTCAGCCACCTTAATATGAACCGGGTCCGGACCGACCCAATACGCCACCACCCGGGCGAACGCCGTCCGCAAACCGCGATCCCCGATCACCGTCGCACCCTCAGCAGCAACCACCGCAACAATATTATGCGCATTCCTCTTATACTGGTGAATCAGATCCGCATACGACAACGACCCATAAATACCGCAAGAACAATCCATATCAGGAACCTGATGCGCCGCCTCGTGCGTATACACATTCTGGCCCAGCTTATTCTGGCGCAGCTTACGGTTGACCTGCGGGCCGCGGGAACAGGTCGCCGTACACGTGCCGTCCTCCCAATCACCATCCTTCGCATACGACGGCGACGCCCACACCTTAACAACCGCGTTCGGGCCTTCCTCCCACCACCCGAACCTCTGAACCAGATCAGTCACAGTCTCCCAACCTGTGTATCTAAGCGCCGGATCAGTCACACGGATGTATCTGAGCGCGAACGTCCGCAACGCGAACCGACCAACCTCAACATCAGGCAACGAACCATCAGGCACAGACACACCACCAGAATATGCCACACGAGTGCCCATTCCTAGGCTTAGTTGCGCGGGCCGGATTCGAACCGAGCGTCTCAGGGGTATGAACCCTGCAAGGAACCTAACTCCTCCACCGCGCGTTTGGCGACAGGCGTGCTCCCATTACACTTCAGCGTCGCCGCGGCCACGCCGCCGGAGTCGAACCGGACTACCTGTCTAGTAGCGAGGAAGGGACTCGAACCCTTGTCCGTCAGGCTTATGAGGCCGACAATCTGCCGCTGATATACCCCGCATTAAGTTGTACCGCTGGGATGCCTGGATTCGAACCAAAAACCGACAGGTTCAGAGCCTGTCATGCTGCCGTTACACCACATCCCAAGGCGTCCGACCTCACCGGGGAATGACCCCAGAATTCCAATCACCTATAACCGGACACTAGCGATATCGCTGGCACGGAAGGAATCGAACCTTCAACCTCCTGGTTAACGGCCAGGCGCTGCTGCCTAATTGAGCTACATGCCACTGTTTAGTTGTTGCGTACCTCCTGCCGGGTTCGAACCGGCGATCTTCGCGCTGAGAACGCGACGAGATGACCGCTACTCTAAGGAGGCGTAGTTCCACCGGGAAGTCGAACCCGGACAACGAGGGTGAAAACCTCGCAGGCTTGCCTTTACCTCATGGAACCAGAGTGGGGCGCACGGGGGTCGAACCCGCAACTCATAGATTAAAAGTCTAGGGTGATGCCATTTCACCAACGCCCCTGAACGCAGAGGCAGGCGAGCAACCCTTAAGAATTCTGCTCCTGAGCTACGGGCACCTGATTCTGCTGTTCAGGCTCCGGTTTACGGTGCATTCGCATGTTAAGGCGCTCCTCTCTAGCTCAAAAGTTTGCACCCTGCGGTTTCCCACAGGGTGTCATAACTGTACCATCGCGCGTAGTAGGCGGTCAAGGTGTCACACTTATGTGGTGGGTTGGTTTTCCCGTTGGATTGAACAGCGTGTCCGCTGTGTTGTGGATGCGCGGTTCGCTGCGCTCGAAGCCGCTATCGCTGGTGTGGCACCAACCACATGCACCGGGATGACGCCGACTGTTGAGGCGGTGCCGCAGAACGTGGCGGACACGCTGCAAATACCTCAGGTTGTTGCGCAGGCTGTGCAAGAAGGCGTCGCCGACGTTGTCGCCGGCCTGGAAGAAGTGTTAGCGACGATGCACAGGATCGCGCCGTTCGCTTAGGAGTTGGGCGGCCCAACCGTTTAGCCGGGAACCGAATCGGTGCTGGGCAGTCGTTGCTGCGAGTGCGTGATCCTTTATTACGGGCCTTCACCCAACTAGTTCATCTTAGTACGGGCTGTTAGTAGAAGCCTAGGAACCAGGCTGGGACGTTGGCTTCTTTTTCTGCGGCGAGGCTTTCTTTCATCTGCCAGTCGACCAGGTCATCGATGGCGTCGCGGTCTGGGCTATCTGAATCCGATGGTGTTTCCATGTTTCCTGTCGTCGCCCCAGTCGTCGCATTCTGGGCTGCGTTCGATGTGGCAGTGCCCGGGGCCGTAGTTGAATTGTGCGCGGTGTTCATGTTCGTCGTCGTCGTCTTGTTGCATATCGGCGAAGGCTCCGGCCAGCAGTTCCTCCGGGTTTTGGCGCGATAATTCGAGCAGGAACACTTCGGCACCGAACACCACCAGCCTAATTCTCATATCAGCGAGAAACCGCCGACATCGAATCCGTCGTCGGTGATTTTGAACACGGTCAGCGCGGGGTCGCCGTCTTCGCCGTACTTGTTGCGGACCCATGAGGATCCGTTGTCGAGGGTGGACGCTTGGACGTGCCATTTTGAGCGCCCGTCCGCGGTTTTCCCTGACGGGCGCAGCGACGGGAAGTGGAAATGCCCGGTGACCAGGATGTCGCAGGACAGGACGCCGGCGTGGGTCATTTTGGCCCACCAGTTTTTGATTTGGTCGGGGTTGTTGACCTGATGGCCGTGGGCGAGGCCGAGGCGGCTGTTACGGATATCGAACTGCAAGGTTTCCATCCACTCCTCGGCGCGGTGGAACCGCACTGGGAGGCCAACCTGTTCGTTCATCCGTTCGAGGCGTTTATTGACGTGCAGACCCCAGTCGTCTGTGGTTTTCCCGATCAACGACTTACCCCTGGCCCACCTGCAGTGATTCGACGGGATGGACAGCATGTCGACGTGGGCTTTGGAGGCGCACAGTTCGATCAGTTTCCACAGTTCGGTGGCCGCCACATCAACCTGGTCCATGACGGATAGGCTGTTGGTGCGGGTTTGGGCGTCGAAGTTTTGGAAGCCTTCGATGATGTCGCCGCAGTCGGCGATCACCACATGGTCGAATTGGTGTTGTTTGAAGTAGTTTTCCAGGTTGCCGCGTTTAGCTTCGAGGCGGTCCAGCTGTTCTTGGAGGCCGCCGAGGTGATCGCATTTGCCGGTTTGGATGTCGGCCCAGCACACCACGATTGTGGAGTCCCCGGTCTTCGGGTTGAACTGCTTTGACGCTTTCGTTTTCTCCGTCGCCGCGTACAGTGCGGGCAGGTCCGCGGTCAGGACGTTGGTTTGGATTTCCACCTTCACGGCGTGCAGCCACACCGTTTCGAACTCGTCGGTCTGGATGTAGGCGAGGTGTTTGTCGGACCATTCGCGTTTACGGGCGCGTTGCTGCCAGTGCGACGCCCGTAGTGTGCGCCCGATGTGGAGGTTGGAGACGTCGTAGCCGATCTCGGTGAGGATCCCTTGAACAACGGTTGGGACGTCGGCGTTCAGCGGTATCGGGCCGGTCTCCACGAAACCTGAGTTGCCGTCGAACTCGACCCTTTGTGCTAGGGCCTCTTCGCCGGGGTCTGGGCCTTCCTCGTAGTCGTCAACCAGAGACACGCGCCGGGCCTTCGTGATGTCCGTGGAGGAAGTGGTCACGGAACGATGAGTAGGCGATATCTAGGCCGCCTTTGCGGCAGGCGTGCCACAGTTTCGTTTTGTTTTCGTCGGCCTTACGGTCGAAGAACGCCTTGTTCGGGGCGTCCAACGCCTCATACCATCGGCATGTTTTACAGCGCCGCGCGGGGTCTTCTATCGTGTTGAACAGGTCTTCGAGCGACTGCATCTGGCACCCATCCGTGGCCGTGACGGAGGCCACTAACGCGCAGCATACAACGGCGTGTCGCGCAAACTTGGGATTGAGATGCCCTTGAGGCGGGCCAATTTTTGGGTGTTACCGACCCTTTACCGGGCCTTCGGTTTCCCCTTCGGCGGGGCGGTATCTGTCCACTCCGGGCAGGCGCAGGGCGTCTCAAATTCGAAGCGGCTGCGTGACGGAATCCAACCCGTCCGCTTGACGTGTTCGCATGGGCCGCGGCGATGACACACTGGAGGGTGGTCGCATCGGGCGCACGTCGGCATCAGGCGTCCAGCGAGGTGGCGCAGGTCGGGCAGGTGTCATCGACGCCGACGCCCCAACCATGGTCTCGTAAATACGAGTTCAGTAGCTCATCGCACTGGTCATCGGTAAGTACATCGTCAGCTATCAGTTTGAGCGGCCAACTCCATTCACACGCGGCGCACTCGACGGTGACTGTGCGACTGAACTCGCCCAGCAGCATCAGCCGGTTGCCGCCTATAGGGACATAGGCCGGCTGGTGGTCGACTACGATCATCGCTGCCATCTCAGCGTTTACGGGCGTGGTAGTTGAAGAACGTCAAAGCGCCCATCAGCAGCGCTGACGCGGCGTCGGTTATCGTCATAGCCACATTGTGGTTCATGAAGTAGGCCCACGCGGACACCGAGTCGTACACGCAGAACGATGCGCACCACACCACCCAGAACGCTTGGAGGCGGCCCAGCGTCATCGTGAACCGGCGGCGACCCCACTTGACGTCGCCGCGGGGCAGGCCGTAATCCCTCAACATGTCATCCAACATGGTGTAATGCTTAGCTCCGGCGCAGCGCTGCTCACAAACCTTGCGGGCGCGTTGATACGGTGCCCAGTAGGCGACCACCCGGGCCGCTTCGGTGCGGAAGCCGGTCTCACCGATGATGGTTTTGCCTTCCGCGGCGATCACCGCGGTCAACTCCCGCGGGAAAAACCCGAACTGTTTCAACCCTTCCAAGCTGTTAGCGGCGTACACGCCGCAGCCAGCTGAGCACAGGTCGTTGGGTGCTTTGTGTTTGGAATAGCGGCACCTGGCGATGCAGATGCCGCCGTCCCATTCCGTTGGGGACCCATTGCGTTGGGTCAAAGCGCGCAGTTCACGGCGTTTATGGTCGATTTTGAAGGTACGTAGCCCGTACCTTCCGACCTCGATATCGCCGATCTCGTCGGCTTTGACCGCCTCGGTCATGCCGGTACTTTTTCCGGTTCACGCGTTGGGGTCGGCGACTTCTCGGGGACCTCGCGGCGCACTGGCGGCGTCGCGGGAATCACCTCGATCCGGCGCGGATTCGTCCCGATCTCTCCCATTTACCTCTCCTTCCGTCCACACCAATATATCAGGCGGGTGGCATAATTTGCTTGAAGTCCGGGGCGGCGGATTCGGTCTGGATATCACAGCAACTATGGCCAGCCCCGGACAACAAGGTCTTAGTCGGCGAAACCCTGACGGGTCCACGCCATCGGCTCGTACTTCACCGGCTGATCCGGGGTGAGGTTGTTCTCGGCCTTGATCTCCGAAACCTCCTCGCTGACACGCTCTAACAACGTGACATCCTTCAATTCATTCACCTCCCCTCCGGCATGTAAGTGATAGCCACCTGGTCGCCTGCCGCCAACCGCCGCACAACACTCTGAAACGGCTGATCAGGTTCGACGGGTTTGACCATCGGGGTGGTGTTCTTCGCGACCAAATGCCACCTGCCGCGTTTCAACTTTAACGGCTTATGATCCGGCTCCCGGTTATCGCCGATCAGCCACGGCGTGTGACGCATCTTCCCGAACGCCAGCATCGTCCCGTCGGGCATCGTCGCCACATAGTCCGCGGTGTGCGCCGTCCCATACAACGCGAACGCATCACGGTCGGCGGCGGCGGCATAGGCGGTAAGCACCTCCACCGTGCCGCCCAACGCCCTAATCTCGGCGGTCGTCAGATCGGTGCAGATAGCGAACATGTCGCCCTGCCGGTACACCTTCCGGCCACCAGCCAGGGCCATCAACACACTGTCCGGCTTCAACGCTTCCCGCGCAGCCCGAATCGACTCCACCGGACCGGGCAGCTGCGTCAAAAAATACAGCGCAGGGCGCTCATTACGGTCAAACCCGGACAGAAAGTAGTCGGGATCCCCACCCGACTTGTGTGTCCTAGTGAACACGCACTCCCTGCCGCGGCGCTGCACCACACGAAAGTTGTACTCACGGCGCTCGCTGCCCCGGGGTGTCAGCCTGTGCCACGCCGCGTTCGGGATCGGGAACACCTGAACCAGCGCGCTCCGGGCAGCGAAATCGATCAACCTGCGCAGCCTGCGCGCCAAACAACCACCATCCCACGGGTAGCCGAAATGGTCCAGGTTCAACACAACGAACCGGGACCCGTCATGGTTGCTTTGGCACCGCGCGAGCGGGTGACCGCGGGAGTGCATCTCCCCGCTGTACCGGCGGACATGATTCCACCGGCCCGGGGTTGTCTCCTGCGACGAATCGTCAATCCAGCCCGTGAAAAACTTCCACTCCCCACGCCGAACCGGCAGGCCAGCCCAAAAAAACGTCCACCAGGCCGCGGTTGGGATCCCGAAAGCTAACGCAACCCAGGCAAGCATTCGCATGACCGGAACTGTAACCCAGCCACCGGCTAAAACCTACCCGAAACACGCCAGCGGTGTGTTAATTAAACGGGCGGGCGGTGGTGCCACCGGCAGGACTCGAACCTGCATAAGCTCCCTTAGGAGAGGAGTGCTTATCCGTTCAGCCACGGCGGCCTCGCGCCCCCGGGCAGAGTTGAACTGCCGCAGCCGGGGATCGGAACCCCGACGCCAGGTCCGCTGGCGAAGGCTGAGCTGAGGCGGAAGGACTCGAACCTTCATCGTCCGGAACCAAAATCCAGCGGGCTGCCAAATTACCCCACACCTCATTTGGGTGCCGCCGACGGGACTCGAACCCGCATAAACGCAGATTAGAAAGCTGATGCTACATCCGATTTAGCTACGACGGCATGGCGACATGTTGTTGTCGCCTGTCTCTACGCCGTCGCTGGATCATGTTCCTATTGTACCTCCGTCGGGAGTTGAACCCGAACCTTCATGTTATAAGCATGATACGCAGACCGCCGCGCCACGGAGGCGTTGCGTATGTTTGTTACCACTCCACCAGCTCCTTAAGTAAGGAACCTAGACTGTATTCGCCGCAGTTAATTGTGTAGTAGCTGCATTTTTTGGTTTTATTGAAGTAGTAGATCGTGATGTCAACGTCCGCCGACGTGTCGCAGTAGCAGTACTCATTCTCGCCGTGCCCGACACAGCCCCCAGAAGCCATGATGTCGAAGTCGACGTTACGGATAGCCGTGTGCGCGACGTGGTGTTTCGTCAGCTTCGCTGACGCCCACGCCTTAGACACATCATCAAACTTAACGGTCACGTGCCCCTGGCAGGAGTCGAACCTGCGGCCTCTTGATTCGTAGTCAAGCACTCTTCCTCTGAGCTACAAAGGCGTGCCCATCCGAGGAATCGGACCTCGTACCAGCACCATATCAGGGTGCCACTCTGCCAATGAGTTAGACGGGCGTGCGGAAATCAGCGACGCGGTTGGCGTCGCTGCTTAATTCGCAGACCATCTATATACATGCGGCTCTGACGGGACTCGAACCCGCGGCCTCCGCCGTGACAGGGCGGCGATCACTCCACGCTGATCTACAGAACCATGGTCTTGATCCGCAAGCTACAGATGGGAGACATCAGTGGAATGGCAGATCAAGATCGAGCACCAGGCGGGACTCGAACCCGCGTCCTTCACCTTGGCAAGGTGACGCCATACCACTAGGCCACTAGTGCAATTACATCGATGATAACACGGTGTGCCTGACGTTGTACACCGGCAATTCCGGTTCATCATGATGTAGATCCATTCTTGGAGAGGAATGAACCATGGCCGTTTCCGACCACATCACCGGGTCGCAGGGCGGGATGCAGGTGGGGCCTCCGGCTAACCTGGCCACCCCGTGCACGCTGCAAGCGCTGCTGAACTGGGTGAACAACATCGACGCTCTTGGTGGCGGCGTCGGCGAAACCGTTGTCACTATCACCACCACCTCAAACACTGTTACCGCGGCCTAAAGGAGCAGCAGAATGGCCTCATCTTTGCACATTGTTGGTAGCCAGGGCGGCGCTCAGGTCGGGCCGCCGGCACCATTGTCTACGCCCTGCACTTTGATGCAGCTCCACGCCTGGCTGGACGGCCTGGTGACGATCGTCGGTGCCGGTGGCACCGGGACGGTCACCATCACCACCACCAGCTCAACCATGACAGCCGCCTAAACAGGAAGGTTTCGACTATGGCTAAGCACATCGTTGGTTCTCAAGGAAGCCTGCAAGTTGGGCCTCCGATAACCCTAACCACCCCGTGCACGCTGAACGCTTTGCGTGTTTGGTTGCAGCAGATGGACGTCCTCGGCGTCGGTGGCGAAGAAGACGTCACCATCACCACCACCTCATCTAAGATCACGGCGGCGTAAGGAAAAGGGAAATGGCTTCTTCGAGACATATTGTTGCGCCGGTAACCAGCGGACCGCCTCCCGCGGCGACGCTCGCCACTCCGTGCTCACTTAACGCTTTGCGTGCTTGGCTGAAAAATGTGGACGTTATCGCTTCCGGAGGCGACGACGCGGTCACCATCAGTGTTTCCGGATCTAACATCACCGCACTGTAAGACTGTTTCGCCTCCTGAAGGAGTTGCGCTGTGGCGCTCATCTCGTCGTTAACCGATAACTTCTCAGCCCCCAACACTACGGTCTGGTCATACGGGACGGGCGCATCAGTGTCTGGTGGTGCCCTGAACCTGGCCGCAGCCGCGACATGGACCGTGCAGGCGCACACCAAAGCGCAATACAGCTTCGTCGGGTCCACCGTGTTCGCGAAAGTGACCATCGGAGACACCTCCGACCGGACATTCCTGTTCGACCTGCGCACCGAACTCGCGGACAGCAACAACCGGTTCGGCCTGGAAATTTCAGGCGGAACGAAACCGGTCATCTTCCTGTACCGGTTCGTTGCGGGTGCCTACGCATCCGCGCCCGGGGTCCTGTACAACCCGACCAGCCACGCTTGGTTGCGGCTACGCGAATCCGCCGGTGTCGGATACTTAGACGCCTCCCCCGACGGTGTCGCGTGGACGCAGCTGTCCAGCCTGTCATACAGCACACTCGCTTTGAGTGCCTGCAACCTGCTGTTCACGTCGCGGCAGAACAGCGGCACCAGCGTTGACATGATCGCCAGCCTCAACATCGCCCCAGTAACACCACCACCCCCGCCGCCACCGGGAATCGCGTCCGGCGCGCCAGCCGGGCATGGTGTCCTGTCGGCCACCGAATCAGTTGTCACACCACCACCACCGCCGCCACCAGCTGGCAGCATCTCAGCGCTGTCCGACCTGCTGCTGCTGTTCGCGCGGAAAACGTTCTACAACCCCGCAGTCCAACTCACACCGGACTTCCAGATCGTCACCACACCATTCGGCCCCGGCTGGCAGTGCGTTGTCTCCGACACCACCGACGTCACCCTGTGGGACAACACGATGAAAGCTGTCCTCGCCAAAGTCAACCCAGGCGCCGGCAAAGACGTCGCCATGAACACCACCCAACAGTGGGACGCCTACCTTTACCTCCCCACCCAAGGTGTCGTCACCTCATGGAACGGCGGGGTGTTGATGGAATTCCACACACCAGGCGTCTCCAGCGGGCACACCGTCGAACTGGACAACACCGGACGCGGACCCGGCGGTGCCGGGGTTCCTTCGTTCCGGTTCGGGTTCCAACACGCGGCAGGCGCGAACTACCTCTACACCTGGGCACCGCTAACGTTCAACACGTGGCACCACGTCACCATCAAAGTCCGCTGGTCGCTGGGCACTGACGGGTTCTACCAACTGTCGCTGGACGGCACCCAATACGTCAACCACACCGGCGTTCCCACCGTGTACTCCGGCGACGGAGGAACCCCGTTCCTCCAATTCGGCCTATACGCCGACATCGGAACGCAGGTAGGCGTGGCCGGCGTCGGAAACTCCCAAGTCACGATCGCCGGGCTCACCGTCACCAACAGCTGAGCCGCTACGAGGTCTCGAACCCCGAACCTTTCGCTTACAAGGCGAGTGCTCTACCAGTTGAGCTACAACGGCGCGTCTCGACGGCAGTTCAGGTATGGGTGCCGCATCTTCAATGGCCGTCGAGATCGAGCCGAAACCGGGAATCGGACCCGGGCCACTTCCTTACCATGGAAGCGCACTACCACTATGCTATGTCGGCGTGCGGGACGGCAACCGGTCTCTGGGTGTCGCTTGGCGTTTGGCCGTCCCTTCGAGCCACGGGCGAGAATCGAACTCGCGCTCTCCGACTTACGAGGTCGGTGCTGATGCCAACAACAGCTACAGTGGCAGCGACGGGACGGCGGCCATCTTTTGGGAATCACAACGAATTGGCCGTCCCGTACGTACGCCCGGTGGGAATCGAACCCACGTCTCAAGATTAAGAGTCTCGAGCTATAACCACTCAGCTACGGGCGCGCGAAAGTACGCGGTAGTTCGCGTTGTCTGCTTTCGCTTCATTCCGTAGCTCCTTATGGTTGTAACGATTGTACCCAATCCTGCGCTTCTTCGCGAGTAGCAAAAAATTTTAGGCCAGGCCATTTCTGGTCAGCCGGCCACGGACACGGAAACACTATCCACCGCTCCCCTAACGCGCGTGAATGTGGCCACTCCGCGACGACCGCCCCGCGGCACTGTGCGCACACCACACGCCGCGGAACAGCGCCCGCAAAATCCGACTCAATAACCACACGATTCGTGCAGCTGGCGCAACGCCAAGACCATTTCATCATGTGTCCCGTCAGAGGATTGAACTCCGGGCCTCCGCGATGTCACCGCGGCGCTCTACCACTGAGCTAACAGGACAATCGGGACAGCAGAACGCACTTGGGTAACACATCGGGTATGGCCGTCCCTTGTACCCAATCAGGGAATCGAACCCCAGTATCCCCGGTGTGAACGGGGTGCTCTCCCATTGAGCTAATCGGGCATCAAGTACAGGCCCCCGACGGCGCGGGTGCATCGGAGCGGTGCGTGCGAACACCAGCCTGTACTTAACGGGCGGTTCCCGGTCGCTGTCGCGAACAACGACCGACCCTCGGCTCTCACCGAAGGAACCTGCAACCCGGTACCTGGTGCAAGCCGCTCCGCCCTGTGCCAAGTCAAGGAGTCGAACCTTGGGCCTTCCGGGCTTCAACCGGACGCTCTTCCATCTGAGCTAACTAGGCAAGTGCGGGCTGGCAGGTCGATTCCTGCCAATACCGTGCCCGCACGGTGTGGAGATAGAGGGATTCGAACCCCCAGCCGTCTCCTTGCAAAGGAGTTGCTCTACCGTTGGAGCTATATCCCCAGGTGGGAAGGCATCCTGTTTTTGGGTGTCACGCTCTACCTGGCCTTCCCTTTGTGGAGCCGCCGTGAATCGAACACGGGTCCAGGATTTTATCTAAAAGGGTTCTACGGGCGTAGTCTCGTTTACTTCTCGGCGCAGGTTGTACGAGACAACTCCTGCTACCAAAGCCGCACCTAATAACTCCCTACGGCGGGAGCCAACCCGGTTTAGAGACGTGGCTGTCGTCTGGTCTACCGCTTCTAGATTTTAAGCCCGAAACGCTGCGAGCGGTCAGCTTGTTTCAGGCTGGTCAGCCGATTCAGACGGCGACGAGACCGTTGGCGAAAGCCTCGATCTCGGCGAAGTCGGCCTCGGTGACCGTTGCGTCGTTAGTGTCGACGTTTATCTTTTTACCGCGTTCACTCAAAGTAGAAATGCGGTCAACACTTGCCCGCTGTTCAGTTGTCAAATCACCTGTCGAAACCTTTCGGCCCCTTTGGTGCCAGCATTTTTGTTGCCAACCCTTCTCACCGTTTCGGGTCAGCGCCCCCCAGGCCTTTCGGCGCGTGATGCCCCAGCATCAGCGGTGAGGGGTGCTAGCGAGCGGAAGACCGGGTTCGAACCGGCGACATCACTTTGGAAGAGTGAGATGTTACCACTACACCACATCCGCTTTAAATGCTCCGGTTCGTGGGCTTCTTGGCTCCGGAGCCACGGCCTCAATGAGGGCAAACACTGGGAACCCTGGCCCACTGTCCCACGTCGGCGAATCGAACGCCGGTTCTCTGGATCACAACCAGATGCCTTACCACTAGGCTAACGCAGGGATTGACCCGGCGGCAGTTGCCATCTGGGGAACGTACTGGGAATGGCCGCCGGTTTGAGCGCCCGGCGAGAATCGAACTCGCGTAGAACAGCTTTGCAGGCTGTTGCCTCGCCACTCGGCCACGGTCGCACAATGTTTTCAGTTGTCAAAAGTCATAGCAATTGCCGTTACTTAAATCATACCATGGTGGCCATTGGCTACGCAACCAGCTATCGTGCGGGCCGACAGACTCGAACTGTCCATGCCAACGGCAGCCGCTTTACAGGCGGCTTGCGACACCCGTCGCTGACCCGCATGAAAGCGCGCACCCAAAGTTGGCACACCCGGTAGGAATCGAACCCACACTAAGGGGTTTGGAGGCCCTTGTGCTACCACTACACCACGGGTATGTGGTCGGGGAGGAGGGATTCGAACCCCCAGCGATGCCTGCACCCAAAGCAGGTGGCCTACCAAGTTGGCCCACACCCCGGTTGTAGCCCGGGGTTGCTAGCGGGTGGTGATGCGCGCTATTAACCCTGGGCCGTATAAGGCCAGGGCCACGACGGTCGTGTGTGGTTGCGCGCAGTGAACATGGTGTAAGTGTAGCAGGTCGTTAAGGCTGGACGCAAGGTGCCAGTTGGCTGCTATACTCTTGGGTGGTTCGGGCGGCCATGATTCCGTGCAAACCAAGACGTGTCCGCCGCCCGGGCCACCCCAGCAACGAAAGGAAGCCCATCGACCGCTTCAGGGCGGCCATCTTGAGCCCGTTCCCCAAAACGAGAGCGCCGTCCTGAAGCCCCAGCCGCGGCGTTCCGGGTCGGCTATAGAGTGCACGATCCCCAAGGCGAATCGCCGGCCCGGAGCACCGCCCACTAGCCCTCTGACCACTTATTATTAGGCGATGCGTTTCGCGATCAAAACCGGTGACGAGAACTGCCCGTTCGGTGCGCCGGTCAGTGTCACCGACACAAAGACCGGCATGGTTGTGGGTTGTCACAAAACCGTGGTTGATGCGCATAAGCAGAAAGCCCTCCTAGAAGGTTCCGATATGACGAGTAATCCTGATTTGTTTGCGCGTGGGGCTTCGTGTCCTTGTTGCGCTCCGGAGCAGCGTGATTGTGCTGCTGGTTGCAGCGGTTGCGACTGTATGCGCGCGAAAAGGGTTGTTGAGCCGCCGTTGATTATGTTGCCGCCGACGGTGGCCTGGTGAGCGGGCAGCGTTCCCGTAGTTGGATCGGGTTGGCGTGCAGCGTGTGTGAATATGGTGTGTTCAGCCCTGATACTAGGGACGGTGTGCCGGAGTTGATGTGGTTACATATGACGACGGCGCATCCTGAGGTGCGGTGGATGGATTCTGATGGCCGTATTCACGGCGGGAAGGTGACCTGATGGCTGACTATGCGAAAGCGTATCCTGCGCCTCCGCAGCGGCGTGCGGCGGCTGTTGGTGGGAGGAAAGGCATGAACGTTAACACGGTCGATTTGCATTCTAAGGGGATCACGGTGTTGTCGGAGACTGAGGATGGGCATCGGGTGTACACGTGCCGGCACCGGGCCAGCGGTCTCACAGGTAAAGGTGGGAGTCTTCAGGCCGCCTACGATGCGTTGGCTGCCCAGTTATGACATTGATAGCGGAGGCGTGTGAGGTGTGGTCCATCCCGTTGACGGTGCGCGGTGAAGTGATTGGTTCTGCGTACGTTCGGAAAAACCTCTTAGGCACGACGCAGCTCGAAATGGTCGACTACAAGGTGTGGAAGAAATGACTACAACTAAGCAGGCCACGTGGGCGTTGGAGAAAGAGAAAACCCGGCAGGAGCGTAAGGAGCGGCGCGGGGTTCCGGTGACGATCGCCGAGGTCCGTCACCGCACCCCCTGCACGTGTGAGCATGCCCCCAAGAAACATAAAAAGACGGGGCGCTGCCGGGGGAAGGTGCCAACCGACCGTGTCAAGCAGGGCCAGGAAATCTCCGACATCTATCGTGTTCCGCAGCACTTGGTGGGTGTTCCCACCAGCTGTGACTGCCAGGCAGGTGTTCGGTGACCTATCTGAAGTGGGTGTATCAAGTGTGGTTCCGCAGTGTTCGGGTGTGGCTGTGGCGGATGAAGATCCGCATCGCGCGGCGCTCGATCCGCAAACGTATAGAGGATGCGTTGGCGGCTGCCGGGTTCCATTCCGATGTGCGGGCGGACGCCGATCAATGATCTTCACCGGTGAGCAGGACAGGGCTAAGTTCGAGAAGGACCTGCGTGAGTTCGCCCTTCAAGCGTTCCACGACGGTGCCGAATACGTCTTCGGGGGAATTATTACCGAGTTGGATAAGTTCATCAGCCAGCTCGGTGTTGAGGTTGAGGTTCCCGATGCTTTCGTCGCTGTTCAGGCGGTGCGGAGTTGGTGTGAGATAGCGCGGCTGGAAGTGGCTTTCCGTTAGCCTTTGTATCGTCCTACTAGCGGGTCGTTTTCGCCTGGTGGTGGCGTCCAGCGTTCCCGCCAGTCCGGGGTGATGACCGGTAAGCCTTGGGCGTGGGACACTTCGCTTAACCCCGGTAATTCTATGTCTGGGCAGGCGACCGTGTGGGCTAGGTAGTGGTCGGCGATAGCTTTGTAACGCTCCCGCCACGGGGCCAGCTGCAGCGGTATCAAGTTTTGCGGGCCGAACGTTAAATGGCAGGCCAGGAACCCGCGGACCAGGATGCGGGGCATGGTGTTGACGGTGCCTTCGTCGCCCAGCCAGTCAAGGTCTCTGCCGGCAACGTTCTGGCGGGCGCATTTGGTGAACACTAGCTTCGCGATTCGTTGTCCTGTTTTCCAGGTGTAGCCGATCGCGTTGATCGACAGCCAGTCTTTGGTGGGGATGAGTTCGATTGGTTGGTCCAGTAGTTCTGGGGTGTGGTCGAAGAAATAGTTGTGCGCGACGCCGGCGAAGGCCCCCGACTTGTGCACATCCAGTAGTGGGATGGCGATGCGCTGAAACTTTTCGAACAACTCTGGTTGTAGTGGTGTGCAGGCCCCGTTGTTGATGACGTTGGCGGATAGGACTGCGGTCGGGTTCGCTTGGATAGCTCGGATGAACTGGTGGAACCGTTCGGTCTGCAAAAATACGATGTCGTCGTCCAGTTTGACGAACACGGTGCCCCTGTAGTCTTCGTGGCCGTAGTGGCGGAACACGTGGTCGTAGCCCGGGCTGGCGCGGCGGTATTCGTTGCGGACCGTGATCCGGTCGCCGTCGATGGTTTGTAAATATTTAGAGTCCCCGTTGTCGCGGGCCAGGTTCCAGATGTCGAACTCGGCGTTGCGGTTCTCCTCGAGGATTCTCTGGATGAACGGGAGTTGCAGCTCCATGTTGGGTTTTCTACCGGCGAAACAAAAGATGATGACGCGGGGTCTCATTTCGCCATCACCGTCAGAACGTGGCGGGTCGGGAAGTCGGTCACATCCTCAATCACATACAGGCCGCCGTGGTTGAGGTGTTTCCACAGGTGCTTCGCGGTGGCCCGCTGGGACTGTAAAAGGTGGCAGCCGTCATCGATGATCAGGTCGAACACGACACCCGACAGTGCGGCGTTCACCTGGTTTTCGTCGGTGGTGTCAGCTAAACAGGTGACGATCCGGTGCTCCCTGAACTGCGTGTCACGTTGGGTGTCCACCCCCCAGATGACGGCGTTGGGGAAGTATTCGCGCCACGCCCGCAGCGACGCCCCTGGCTGGTAGTCGTCTGGAACGTAGCCTCGCATTGTGGATGGGGCGTTGTGGATCATGGTGCCGATCCCCACCTCTAACACCAGCCTGATCGTTTCCCGGCGGGGCTCCAACAGTGGCTCATAAATCTTCGCGTAACCGTGCCCCGCTTTGTCGGTGCCGTGGCGTTCGAAGATTTCGTGCAGCGACATCAGGGCCTGAAGCGGCCAACGGTCGGGTCGTTGACGTCGCCGGCGGAGTGGGGTGGAAGGTTCAGCCAACGGGAACGCCAGTCCGGGGCGTGCCCGGTGAGCGCCTCATAGCCGCGGACACCGACGTATCCGCAGGAAACCTCCGACAATTCCGGCAACCCCACACTGTCGTCTTTGGTTGACATTTCGCTACCCAGATACAGTTCCCCAAGTTCGCGGTAGCTTTGCAGCCATGACTCCATCTGCTGGCGGGTGGGGTTTTGCGGGCCGTAAGAGATGTGGCCGGCGGTGAAACCTTTCATGATCATGCGGGGCAGTGTTTGGAAGACGCCTTCGTCTCCGAAGCAGCGGCCCCAGCCGTGCATGTTGCGGCCAGCCAGATACGGTGGGTGCGGGGTGCCGATCACCTTCAGGACGTGACGCAGGAACTTCCAGTCATACCCGACAGCGTTGATCGACAGCCAGTCTTCGGTGGGGACCAGTTCGATCGGCTGATTCAGAATGTTCTGGTAGTTGTCGAACAGGTAGGTGTGGGCCAGCTCGCAGAACTTGTTACTCAGGTGCATGTCCAGCAGCGGGATGCGTAAAGCTTGGAACCGCTCCCACAAGCCCGGGTTGACTGGGATGCAGGCCCCGTTGTTGAAGATGTTAGCGACCAGCGCGGACCCGCGGTGCGTGTCGATGGCCTCTACGAACTTCCCGAACCTGGCGGTCTCTAAAAAAACGATGTCGTCATCGATTTTTACGAACAGGCAATCCTCGAACTCAGGCTGCGAATAGTGCCTGTATGCGGCGTTGTGTTCGCCTGCGCCGAACTGCTTAGCCCCCACCACACCGGTTGTGATAGGCGAAGCGAACCCGTCCTCACCGGACCCGTTCCACACCGTGATCCGCTCACCAGAGATGGTCTTGATGAATGCCCTGTCCTGGTTGTTACGGGCGAAATTCCATACGTGGTAATGAACGTTCGGATGATCTTCGAGGATGCGGCGGGCCATCGGCAGCTGTAGCTCCAAGTTCGGCTGGCGGCCAGCGAACGTGAATAGGATCACGCGCTGCTGTGTGGCTTTCACGCGTCAAGTTTGCCAGCATTAGCACAGACAAATAGCGTACGCCACGCCGCGTCAGGCTATCTGAACCGCCCACGCGCCAGATGAGTTGCCGATGACTTTCCAACCGATCTGTGCTCGTTCAGCGAATTCGCGCCAAGCTACCTGTTCTTCGCCAGGTTTAGAAGCATCCCAGTCGTGGACGAATTCATCGAACACCACAAATGTTCCGGGCTTGAGGTGTTGACCAACATGGTTTAGCACGGTTTTTGTTGAGCTGTATAGATCGCAATCTATGTGGACTAGCCGCAGCGGGGCGACCGAGGCGAAGTCGAACGTTGGCAGCGTATCGGAGAACCAGCCGGTGACTAGACGCGCGTTAGGGACTGTTGGCGGGTCATCTTGAGCGAACGCTCCGGGGGTGAACGGTCCCCAAGCCTCTGGCAGTCCCAGGAAACTGTCGAAGCCGACCGCGGACAGGCGTTGGGAGATGAGCGCGAGGCTGTGGCCTGACTGGACGCCGAACTCCAGCGCGAAGCCCGGCTCGCATAGGTTTATGCAGTGGCGTAGCAGTGGATAGCAGACACCCCCGTGACACAAGTGGGTATCACCTTCGGGAAGGCTCAGCCAATCTTTAGCGTCTGGATCTGACGGAGGTGACGGGAAGTTAGGTCCTAGCGAAAAGTCTTGGCTCATCCTTTGGCCGCCGCGCGCATTTCGCTCATCCCTTTAGCGAACGAGATGGTTGGCACCCAGCCGAGCAGCACTTTGGCGCGGGTGATGTCGGCGTGTGTCGATTGGAGGTCGATGCGGCGCGGGGGGAGGTGGGTTTGGTGTGGGGAGATGAGGTCAGCTAACGACTTTATCGTCCACTTTTCGCCGGATCCGATGTTAATCGGCCAGCCCTTCGAGTTCACGTCCAAAGCTTTTACGTTGGCTCGGGCCACGTCGGTGACGTGCACGAAATCGCGGGACTGGGAGCCATCGCCCTCGATGGTTAAGGGTTCGCCGGCGGCGTACTGTCGCAGGAAAATTCCGGTGACTAAGGCGTAGGCTCCTGTTGTGGGCTGTCCCGGACCGTACACCTGGAAGTAGCGCAACACCGTGGCGGGGATTCCGAACGTCACCACGAACGAGCGGATAAGTTCTTCGCCGCACAGCTTGGTGGCCGAGTACGGACTCTGCACCGATGGCAGGGTGTCCTCAGTTTGCGGGCATGGCCGGTTACCGTACGCGGTGGACGAACCCGCGTAGACCAGGCTGATGCATAGCGGCGACTTCGCGATCGCCGCCAGGATGTTCGCTGTCCCGATGACGTTGCTGCCCGCGGAGTCGATCACCCTGGCCGGGTCGTCTAGAGATGGCAGGACACGTGAGTCTGCGGCCAGGTGGATGACACCCGCTCGGCATTTACCGACCAGGTAGTTGACCAGGGATTCATCGCGGACGTCGCCGCGGACGAACTCCACACGCGGCCCCAGGTCGGCTTCCTCGCTCAGCGACAGGTTGTCCAGGCACACGATCTCGGCGGTCGGATGCTTCTGCTTGAGCGCCGCTATGGTGTGGCGGCCTATGAAACCCATCCCGCCGGTAACCAGAAAGTCCATCATCTGCTCCAATAGTCGCGTCGTGTCTTGTCGGCCTCACCGAGATGAGGAAATTTTTCGTAAAGGAATCGGGCGGCGTCGTCAGGCTTTCCGATCAACGACATCTTCTCTTCGGACCAGCGGCGGATCATGCGTGGGAGTTCCTTTTCGCCTCGCCTAATAACAACGATCGCATCGTGTAGTTCGATACTTTTGATCATTTTCGTGGCCCACGGAACCTGGAATGAATCGACCCGCGCGGGGTTGTCTGGCTCAACCTTGTCGATGTCCAAACCGGTCGGCATCTGCACCCAGTGTGCGTGCATTACATTAATCAGATTTTTAACGAATTCTGTGAATGTGGGCGACCCGTCATTGGCGTCAGCAAGCTCGGGGTGGCCTTCTGGGAACGGCTCGCAAGAATCTGGGGAATAGCAGGCGTGCAAATCCTCCACAACATATGATCCCCCGTCGTTGAGTCCGTTAACGAACAGGTACTGGAAGGATTTCAATGTGAAGCTGGGAATGTGGGAGCCGTCGTCCAGGATTACATCGAACGGGCCGAACTCCTCAACCACACGTTGCAGAAATTCGGTGTCCTGCTGCTTACCTATCCTGATGTGAATGTTCTTGGCCGGGTTTTCCAGCTGGGCACATCTGTTGTTGTAGTCGATACCCACGATCACTGAGCCGCGGTTGGTGAACCATTTGCGCCACAGCTCCAACGAACCGCCCACATTGACACCGATCTCAAGCACCCTCACCCGGCGATGGCGGTCACCGAACGCCGACTCGTAGACCGGCAGATAGTGGGCCATTTTGTTGATGTCCCACTGCCCGGCGCGCAGGATCCTGGCCATGTCCCCGACTAGTGGGGCGTCGGTCTTTTCCCAGGTAACTTCGGCGAACAAGTTAGGGCTTGAAACGGGGACGGCAGTGGGGCTATGGGTATCACGTGCGCGGTGGCCGTCCCCGTGGTCTTCAGTATATGTGTGGTCGAGCCTGCCCGCCAGCGGATCGTTGTCGGTCACGGAGTGTACCGTCCCACCAGCGGGTCGTTCTTGTCGCCGATGAATGCGCGGATCCGCCAGTTCAACCTTCCCCAATGTTTCTCAACCCATTCGGCGACGGGTGTCCCTGAGGTGAGTAGACGGATTTCTTCGGCGCTTTTCGCGCATCGATACAATTCGAGTCGTTGCCGGTTACGGGACTGCGCTAGAACGTCCTCTTTAGTTAGGTAGGAATGGTCCCGGGTGGTGTCCGGATCAAAATCCAGATGGTAAAGATGATAAGAATTGCCATCTACCCACCTTACCGGTTTGAAAACGGTGTCGAAAGCGTGGAACATACCGTTGTCGTCGTGTCCGTGGCCTTCGAATTGTTCGTCCCACTGCCCGATCCCTTCAAGGGCGCGACGTGATAGGACGTTGCAGCAGCCGTAGTTGGTGTTTTCGCCGTACGGGTGCCGGGTGGGTATGCAGTCGGCTGGCTCTTTCTCACGTCCGCGGACCAGTACGCTGTCGGTTTCTGACAGTTTCTTTTGGTGGGTGAACGGTACGACCATGCCGAGGCGTCGTTGCGCCATTTCGATGGCTTGGTGGATTTGTTCGTACGGGATCAGGGTGTCTGATTCGACGTAGACGAGCATGTCAGCGTCGGTTTGTGCGGTCCCCCGGTTATAGGCCGCGGAACGGTTGAACTGTGCGTCGCCTTCCCTGCCGTCGTCGGCGACGATCACCGGGGCACCGAAGCCGGCCCACCACTCCAAGCACCGCTCCAGGTTAGCGGCGCGCAGCGGATCCTTACCCCGGTCTCGGTACGGGATGATGATGGCCGTGGACACGCCCGTAAGTTTTCCATGTGACAGCATCCCCGCCCGGGTGCCACGCTTACTTATACGTCAATGACTGCGCGAAGTTGTCGGTGATGTACTCCCATGTGCAAAAGCATTTACGGCACCACCGTAGCGTTGGGCGGCGGCGGCTGAGTGAAGTCAATACGGCGTGGCAGTCGAGGCACATCCTCGGGTACAGCAGCCGCAGCGGCTCAATCCGCGAGGCTGCCATCCCAGTTCTTCTTCCGGCCTTGCAACCAAATTTTCTTGATCTTGCCGCGGTTGGCGTGCATGATCTTGTGTCCCTCGTCGTTGGCCAGTTGCTGGGTTGGGAAGAATTTGGTTTCGCGGCGCAGGTCGCGGGTACGCCCAACGGCGTCAACCCCCTCAGTGATCCATACAACCTGGGTTTCGCCGATGTTCTCGTGGGTGCTCACACCGAACTCTAGGCCGTCTTCGAATTCATACTCAGACTCGCGATCCATCCCGGTCGGGTCGGGTTCCAGGACTGTGACGGTGTCTCCAGGTGCGACGTTGCCGCCGATGTAACTCCACGCTTCACCGTAATCCATAAAACCTTCCGAAGTTCCAGTGATGAAAGCGGAAGTGTCCTCATTGCCGCCGGTCCTGTTCGGCCATTCGCGGATCGTCCAGTCCGTCATTAGAGCGCTTCTATCCTTCCAACGATTCTCCAGATGACCCGCATCCCCTTGTAGTCGGGGATGATCGGATTCCAGGCTGGTGGCTCCTTTTCCAGGGTGACCAAGATGCACTGGTTCAGGTCCCCGTCGGTACATGTTCCGACACCGTTGACTTCCGGGTACGGCCATGCCCGGCTGGTGGGCATCAACAGTTCGGCGAATTCTTCTACGAGGAGTTGGTGCTGCAAGATAGCTGCGCTTTCTCGATGCGGCACTGATGGCCGGTGACCAGGGTGTGATGTTCGGCTGTCACTTGGGCGCTGATCGGGAAATTCAACACCCTGGGTTCATAGGGGCATTCCCGGCACCGTACACGGTAAGGCATTCAGGAGAACTCCATCATCAGTTGCAGTTTTAGCGTCTCACACCACTGGCGCAGCGCGGCGACGGCGATATCCGGGTCGTCGCCGGGATTAACCCCCGCGGCTAAACCGTCCAACTCTTCAACTACCTTAGTCAAGATCAAATCGCACGCCGACGCGTAGCTGCGGTCGCACGCCTCCTGAATAAGGTTCTCCCATTCCTGATCCGTCACGGCTCCCCTTGTAGGTGTTTGCGGGCTAGTTCCGCGGCTCGTTCCGCCGCTAGGCGTTGGCGGGCTATCTGGTAGATGGCGGCCTGCCACACCTCCACCGCGTGCGCCGCGTATTCGGGATTCGGTGGGTTTTGCAGTTTCCCCATCATCACCAGCGTTGACGCTGCCCACGACAGCGAGTCGGTTTGTGGTTGAGGTCGGGTTTTCATGTCTATCACCAGCGCATCGAGCAGGTTGTTGAGGCGGTGTTTAGCTTCCTCGTAGCACTGGTCGGCGAAGAAAACGATCTGCGGGGAGACACCGTCGTTCATGTATTCCGCCGGTTGTCGGTGATCCACATGCATGAAATATACGCCACTGGGCTGCTATTGCCTAGCCGGTGAGCGATCCTCTGTGTCGATCCTGATGGGCTGGCTAGCGGGTCCGGAGTTGCGCCAATTCGCCGTCTTCCATGCCTGTACGTAGAAATCCCTGCGGTAGCCGGGGTCCAGCGTAGCCATGACACGGCAGTTGTCCACGGCGTCCTGGAAATTGGCGTGGAAGGTGAAGACGTTGTGGGGCCACTCGGGTCCTGGAAGGTAGAAGGCGAGGTATGTGATTCGAGAGCCCGTCGCGGTGAGCGGCATAGGCGCATTATCTAACCTGTTTGCCGTTACCGACCGCAAGGCGACACGCCGGTAACTTTGTCATTACAAAGAACTTAGCTGTGCTCATATTACCGTTTCGGTGTGGATCCGACCAGCGAAAAGTGGCTCCCCGTCCGGGGCTATGAAGGCCAATACGAGGTATCGAGCCTCGGTCGGGTCCAATCCGTAGTCCGTACCGTGCGTGGCCGCGACGGATCGACACGAGAAATCCAAGGCAAAGTCCTGACCCCGCGGGTCCGACCCGACGGCACCTACGCCGTCAACCTGTGGGTGCAAAACGACTACCGGCAAGTCCCGATCCGCCGCCTCGTCCTGGAAGCGTTCGACAAACCACGCCCGACCGGGCTCGACGCCGCCAACATCGATGACAACCCAGCCAACAACCAACTCACCAACCTGACATGGAAGCCCGACAAGCGGCTCCGTAAACTGACCACACGGTGATGTTTTGAAACTCCCAGCAGGCGGGTACTGACAGGCGTGGACAACTTTATACAAAACCAGCAGGACGCGTGGTGCGCCATCGTCACCGAAATGCTCACCCAACCCATGTTCTGCGCCATCAACGGCGGCTCCGTCAACGGACCGGGCAGCTCCCTGCGCTACACCGAAGACCTCCGCGAAGCCCTCCCCAAACTGTTGAAGGCCTACGGCGTCACCACCATGCTGGACGCGCCGTGCGGCGACCGCACCTGGACCAAACTGGTCGACTTCAGCTATCTGCACACCTACATCGGGATGGACGTCGACCCCCGCATCATCGGCACCAACAAACAAGAAACCACAGACCCGCGGTATGTTTTCATCCGCACCAACCTGATCACCCGCAAAAAATTCCCCAAAGTCGATGTCATCATGTCGCGGGACTTCCTCGCCCACCTCACCAACGACTACATCCTCCTGATGCTCGACAAATACAAAGCCTCAGGAAGCACCTACCTGCTGGCGTCGAACTACCCAGGCTCATCCAACACCTTCGAATACAACGCCGACGACTACCCGTGGCTGGGATATTTAGAGCGGCCCCACGACCTCACCAAGGACCCGTTCAACCTGGTCCGCATCGACGGCATCCCAGAGGACTCCCCACCCGGAGGGGTCCTCGCCAACGAGCACGAACTGGCCCTGTTCGAACTAGGCTAGCCGGGCTATTCCCACTATCTGCTCGGTGCGCACGAAAAGATCCTGCGCTAACTCCCGGCATTCTTCAAGGCTCAACTTCACCGAGACAGTGTCTCCATGCTGGACATCTTCCTGAAACTCCACCACGAAACCGTTATCAGTGAACGGGCCGCGGATCTCCGCGACCCTCAAATCATGCTTAAACGAATAGTGTTTACTCTCACTTACCCAAGCCGTCATTGCGGTCCCCGATACCTCTCGTAAACATCGCGCCGCGTCAGGGTGGCGGCTAACCTTTCACGCTTTTCGGTGCGCCACCACGCCCCACACCGGCAGACAAAAAACCAGGCCACCGGAACCGTATCGGAATAGCCAAGTTGGTAGCGGTGCCCGAGGTGTTTATCGTGCAGCCACCACCGGATCATTTCCTATTATTCTTCAGAATATCGAACGGATTAGACGGCCCCGTTAAACGGTCCACCATTTCCTCAACGCTCTCCCTAGGTTTGGATGGCTCACCAAATTCTGAAACCATTCTTTCCATCTGTTTCTGCGCCTTATTCCACAGCGCCCAAATCAATAATCCTCCGCCTACGCAAAGCACAACGACCGCGCCGATAGCGATCAGAACAATCAGCTGCCAAGACATTCGATTTCTCCTCAGGTTTCGGGTCCCGCGGGATCCGGGGACGGCAAATTGTCGATGGGTGACATGCCGTCTCTGGCCGTCCCCGGACCTGGAGGGCACTCCGCATCCGAAGTCCAAGCAGCGGATGCGGAGGCTGAATCACACTCTACTGGCTTTTCCGGGTTCCGCAAAGCCGGAAGCCTGGTACCGATCTCATCCGGGTTGCCCGGCAACAAACCGGCGCGCCGGTAGGCGCGCACATACACGTCGCGGGTCGCGTCCTGTAACTCCGCCGGCAAGCTGTTCGCGTACTGGTCGATCATCGCCTGCACACCGCTCTCTGTGCGGAAATCCTGCATAGCCCGCAGGTCCGCCCAGCCGTCACGCGTCCAAATCCTACGGTCGGTCAGTTGGATTGACCGCCCGCGTTAGCCCGGTCAGCTTCGGTGTACTGAATCGACTGGCCGCCGCGGTAACCCGAAATCAGGTTGCTGGTGGCGGCGTAAGCCGCCCCGACCGCGGCGGAGTTCTGCGCATCGAATGTCATTGAGGCGCGCGGGCTGATGCCGATGCTGCCGCCCTCGGCGACCGCGTCCATGTTGGCACCCAGGAACATGAACTCCCACGAGTAGATGTTCTTCTGCTGAGTCACCAGGTCTTTCACGTCGGATCGAGTCCATTCCTTGGACGAGTTCTCGTACCCGTCGGTGACGACCACGATCACCACTTTCCCGGGCCGCTTAGCGGCTTTACGGTCGGCCAGCTGCTCACCGATCTCGGTGATGAACTTGCCCATCGCGTCCAGGAGCGCGGTCCCACCGCGCGGCGTCAGCTTGTATTTCTCGGCTTTGGCGATCGCCCTGGTTTCCCACACGTACTCGTACTGGGTGTCGAACTGCGCCAACGTGACTTCGCAGTCACCCGGCTGCTCGGCCTGCTCCTCGATCAGGGTGTTGATGCCGCCCTCCATGTCGGTCTTGCAGGACTGCATCGAGCCGCTGCGGTCCACTAGGATACCGATCAGGGTTTTATTGGCGTCGGTCACGTGTTCTCCTCGGTTACGCCAGCCACCTGGCCGGCAACTGCGTCACAACCTACCAGACTGCAGCCAGCGTTCGCCCTCATCCCACGCCTGTTTTCGCGATTCGCGCCACGGCCCCACATAGGCCCCCTTGGTTTCCGAATCCCACACCCACCGGTACAGGACAGGCCCCTCTTTTTGGAACCTCACTTCGATGTCAAGGGGATCGTTTGAGATTTTCGGCTGCCCATACTTGTCCACAGGACCTTCGAAATAGCCGTCAGCTTCGTCCTCAAAGCCCATTCGACCCGTCCCTAGGGAGAGAGTGCCTGCCGGACAGTTTCGACAGCACACGGCGAATCTCAGCCATGTTTTTTTCTCGGACCTCCGCTGACGCCGGCACCGCCTGGGTGATCTCCGGCAGCGGTGCCCGGTCAGCGGCGTCCCGCTGCTTAGCCCGGGCGATGCTCGACAAGTCCGCCGGCTGCGGCCAAGGCCGCGCAGGAGTCCGGTAATACTCCCGGACCGCGTCCATCAGATCGTCCCGACCTAGCGCGGGGTAAAGCGCGAAGTGATCAACCCAAGCCTCTTCCATGATCCGCGGAGATTGCGTGGGCGCATGGATCGGGTCGTAGCCGACGCATTTTGTCAGCGCGTCCAGGATATCGGTGCGTTTGATCATTCGAGTTCTCCTTGGATTTCCATCGCTTCTTCGCGTTCGACCTCTTGGCGTCTGCGCTGGTAGCTCATCGCTTTTTCGTCGACCGGCGACAGCCTGGGCGCGTTGCGCGGCGCAAGTGGGCCTGCCGCGGCCTTGACTTCCTCAGCGTACATGTGGGGCACGTCGCCCGGGTACACCCCTGAGGACTGGACCCACCTCCGCAGGGTCCTTTCGAGAATCTGCGGATCGGCACCGTTGTGCAGCAGCGTAGCGACGTGCGTTCTGAGACCCCACGCGGTTTTCCCGGAGACCAGGATTTCCTTGGGGACGGTGGCGGCGACCATGGCCCGTGCGTCTGGATCGTTGGAGTTCACGTTGGCTCGCCGGTCGGGCGGCGGGACTTCGGGGACCGACTCTTTTCCGCCCGCCAGGACGGTCAGCGACATTTCGGGGCGGCCCATGCGATCGGGCTGTCGGCTGGAGTCGTTTCGTTCTCGCGCGTTGCTTACAGATCGCTTACCGCTTACTTGACCACTTGGGTGCAGGTGTTCGGTGTAGGTGTCGGTGGAGGCTGCAGGTGTAGGTGTAGGTGGGTTACTTACTGTAGTTACACCTACACCGCACCCTTCGAGGATGGGTTCGAGAAGGGTTTCCGGTTTCTCGGTTATCACTTCAACAAGGGTTCCGGATGGCTTCGAGATCCCCTCCGGGAACCCTTCGCTAGGGGTTTCTACCAGCTTGTTTGCGACGATCTCCGTCAATTCCTTGTTTCTGTGCTCCGGGAGGCCTAATAATTCCCTCTGAAGAACCTGCCTCAGGGCCGTAGATTCGGTCTTTTGGGCGTCCTTTAGGCACGCCTTCATGAGGTTCGGCTGCTTGTAAACCTCGTCGTTTCGAATAAATGTTCGAACGAGGAGTTCCTCGGATTGCCAGTCCACGACGATGAATCGGAGGGCATCTAGGGCGCTGAGCGCTTCGGTGATGTTCGCCTCGGTGGCGTCTTCTGTGCAGTTAGCCCATCGCTTGATGGTCAACGGAAGGACGCCGGCGAGACTGCGGGTGGGGAACGAGATCAGCAGGCAGTACAGCTGCTGTTCACGTGCGGCTAGTTTCCGGAAGTCGCTGTTCGTCCAGATGCTCGAGAAAAGTTTCCCGTACTCGGCCATCAGGTGGCCTCGCGTCTTGGATGCGCGCTTCGGAAGACTTCTGGGGTTACCTTCTGTGTCCGCGGCATCTTCCCGACCCGTACCATTTTCCTAGGGTGGCCATCTCGGTAACTACCTTGTTCCCTTCTGCCCCATGCGGTCGGTATCCCGGTGAGCCCCTCGGTAGAACTAAGTTCTGTTCCGCCGATCCCCGCTGCACGAGAGGTACTGAAATAAGACGTGGAAACCCTATTATTGACGCACGCGTTTCCCAAGCTATTGGCAAAAATTACATCGTTGTAATTAGGCAAGTGTCCATCCTGGGGTTTGCTGGGAAAAGTGGTACGTACGTCCAAACAGATGTTTACTGGCGGGTCAGGTTGTGGGCGGCTGCAACACTTCCAGTAGCTCTTCGGCGTCTTCACGGGTGAGGTCAGGTAGACCGGCCAGTCTTTTGTCTAGCTGTAGGAACTGGGTGATTTCGTCTAGCAGCGCCGGACCGGTTACGCCAGCCTCCTTGTATAGCTTTTCGATGGTTTTTACCTGGTCGTTACTCGCTAAAACTACCTCTGTAGTGGACTGTTCCCCAGGGGGAGCTTCCGGTGCGGGCGGCGCGGGTGCCTCCTGCGCGGCTTTCTCAGCTAACTCTCGCAGCGCGGCGGCTCCCCGAGCCACCCCCGGAGCGTCGCGACGGACAACCCGCTGGACCGTAACGTTATCGAGTTGTAATTCTTCAACGCTGTAGGACATGCCGAGTAGAACGTCCTGATACTGGATGCGGCAAACCTCCGCAATGCACTTCGCCCTGAGCATCTCCTGAGGGTTACTTGTGTACTTTTCGTTAGCTGTGTAGCCGGCCTGTTTAGCCCGTTCGATGGTCCATTCGGAGCTGGCCCAGTGCCCGTCGCGCTCCGCGCGCCACACAACGCGTTCGTCGCTGGCCTCCACTTCTTCCATCCGGAAGCCCGCGCGGCGCACCTGGGCGGCCATCGTTCGGGCGTAGACGGCGGGCTTTCCTTTGACGATGAAGATGTTCTGCGCCGACGTTGCGGCGCTCATCCCGAGTTCCGCCCCGTACAGGATCGCCGCGGCCAGGTCATAGATGGCGGCTTCGCCGCGGATGTCGGTGCAGCCGCGGGGCTTCGCATTGAACTGGAAGTGCTCTGGCACCATGCCGCTGTGTGACAGGCCTTTGGCGATCTTGTACGCCAGCTCCATCGCGGCGGCCTCTTGCTCGAGGCGCTGCAGCGGGCCGGCGGCGGCGACTTCCTGCGGTTCGTACACCTGGATGTCTTGCTCGGTCATCGTATTAGCCCTTCTCTGGTTGCGTTGTGGCGGTGATGATCAGGAAGCTTCCTGTTCTGAACGGTATGCACCTCCACCGACAAACCTAAGAAGGTGACCATCGGTTCCGAGTCAGTTAGATGGACGAATCAAGCTTAGTAGGTCGGAAATAGGCCGCAGTTCGTTATACCGGCACCAATAATTAAACGTGCGATAAGGTCCGTATGTCCTAGGGGTGCTGGAAATCAGATCAGGTCCACGTTGCCAGCCTTTCAATTCGACGTCGTCGCTGCGGCTATCGTATGAGCCAGCAATATAAATCACCGACAAATCATTGATTTTTTCGTGAAACTGATTAATGGGGCAACGTAGGTGTGGGTCGGCATCACGAAATGTTGAGACCTTAACGTCTGCCGGATAATCCCAAACCCTACCGCTTGGGGAAGTTATCGGGAGGAACAAATCGATTCCTCCGTCACCACCCGGACGAAACTGTAGATCAGGCGAGCACCTAAAACAAACACAAGCAGTTATATCGCCGAGGATTCCAACGTAATGCTTACACGCGCCGTGGCTGTCATTGTGCCAACCATACTGACCGAGCAATTCCGTGATCCCGGTGCAGGCCTGTGACGCAAGGGCGCAACGACGTGCGATCTGCTTGTCAGGATCACGCCGTTCATCGTGGCGCACCTGCCGCTCGACTGCCGTACGCCTTGCCAGCTCTCGATGCTCATGAGTAAGTCCACCATTTGCCATTCGGGTACCATATACACGGCAGTGCCGCTCCTGCTAGTGACGCGCCGTGTCGGTGGTGGAATCGCAGATTTTTATAACACCATCAATGCCACACCGTTCTTAGGGCCGCGTTGCCGTCTGGCGACCGTTTCTCCGTTGACGTGGGCGTATTGGGCGTTTCCCATCAGGTCGAGAAGCTGGGCGCGCAGGGCGAGCTGCTTGGCCTGTATCTCGCCGATCCCCTTTCTGATCTCCCGGAGTTGGATCACCAGTTCTGCCGGCACCTCCACTTCGGTGCCGTCGATCTCTGGGTGCAGCGCCTTCACGCACGCGTAGGTGGACACCGAGTCGTCCAGGTCTGGTGCGTCTCCGGTCTGTAGGGACTGCCAGAATTGGAGGCATTCTTTGGCGATCCAGTCGGCGACCGTCTGGTCGTGTTCAACGTGGTAGGTGAAGTGTTTGAACCACGCCGACATGAGGACCACATCGGCGGTGTCGGTGATCCCGGAAACCATTTGTTGGAAGATGACCTGGGTGACGTAGTCCATGGGCAGGTCACCGGACAGCTCCGGGTCTCCCCACTCGCCTAGGTCGCGGGCGATTTTGAATTCCACTATGCGGCGGTGTTTGCCGCGCATCGCTCTGCGGTCGACGGTGGCCATGGCGGGGAACCCGAACCTGTCGGACACGAACTGCACTTCCCCGGCTGATAGCCGCCAGCCGGGGTGCTCTATCTTCCACAGTTCAGCCAGCGCCATCTCGAACGCCAACCCGACGTTGTAGATGTCTTTGGCGGGTTCGGATTGGATGTTGCCGCGCATGCGGTGCCAAAGGGAGTAGGCGGATTCCCAGCGGGAGACCCCTAATATAGAGGCCACCTTGCTTGCGGTGATGAGGCGACCGTGCGCTTCGCTGCCAGGGGCGATGAACTCTGGGTCGCCGCGGCGATGTCCCGCGACTGTCATGCCGTCACTAAAACACCAGGGTATGACAAGTTCGGTGAGGCGCGCCGTAACGCCAGCGGGCTGCGCTGTACCCCAAGAATTGGTTATGGTACCGGGGTGTGATATACTTTTAGGTATGGCAAAGGGATCGGAGGCCGCTAGCCGGCCAAGACAAGCCAACGGGCTGTCTAAACAATCTTACCAGGCGCAGACCGGGCAAGCCAAAAACGGTCACCAGCCGTCGCTGGCTGACATGCCAGCCGAAGAACAGGGACGCATACTGCTGTCGCTGCACCCCGAAAGCCAAGCCCGTGAGGTAGAGACGCTCCTAACGCAGGCGCGTGCCGGGCTGGGCGCAGCCGCGGTGGTACGCGACATCTCCGGTGTCATCGCATACAGGTCGCAGGCGAACGCGATTCAGAAGATCTGCGTCGAGCTTAGGCTGAAGGATTTGAAGTTCGACGCGATGGAACTTAGCCGCCGCGCCGACCGTAAGCTCGGCCAGACGATCCGCGACGCCCAACAGCATGGCGAAGTCGCCGTCAAAGGGCAGAACCGGCACCCCCAAAAAATCTGCAACCTACTCCCCAAGAAGGAGCTGTCCGGAGACGAGGGGAACAACGGCGTGTACGCCTTGACTGACGGCTTAACAGATGAGGAGTTTGAGCAGGTGCTCACGCAGGCCCGCGACGGAACTCAGACCGGCTTGTCGCGGACCAATGTCGCTCGGCTGTGTCGCGCGGTGCGAAAGCCTGAGCCGAAGCCAGAGAAGCCAGCGCCTACCGGCGGGACGTCTTTGACGTTAGACGAGGTGGCTAAGCTAGCCAAGGCCATGCCCAAGAAGTACCAGATGTTGGTACTTCTCACTGCGTGGTGCGGGCTCCATTTTGGGGAGCTTCAAGAGCTTCGCCGCGGCGACATCGACATCGACGAAAGGCTGATCCGTGTTCGGCGGGCCGTGAAGAGCCGCACCAGCTTCATCGTCTACGTTATGAAGCCCGGTAGTCGCACCCCGCCGCGGGATGTGGTGATTCCAGAAGCTCTGGTTCCGGCCCTTAAAGACCACTTGGTGCAGTACGTTGAGCCTGACATGGACGCGTTCCTGTTCCCCGCCAACCATGGGGGACATCTGGCGATATCGACACTTCAGAACCAGTTCTACAGGGCACGATATGGCGTCGGGTTTCCAGCTTTACGCCTGGACGACGTGCGAAGAACCCAGTTGACCGCCACCGAGTCAGCGCCCCAGATCCTCCAAGAGATAACAGATGCCCCGCCGCCGCGCAAAGTCCGGAAAACCGCCGCGGCCAGAAAGGTGATGACCGACATTTTCATCACCATGAACAGCTTGGCGTTCATCGCCGAGGAAACAGATCCATGGGAAGTGGATCTGACCAACCACAAAGATGACATCACCGATGTCTTTCGGTCGATGGACACCATCAGGAAGTTCCTCAACAAAGTAAAGGAGCAAGATAAGTGAGTCGAGGAGCAGGACGGGCCACCACTTTGGTTAAGCCCGATACCGGTAACGGTGTGAAGCCGGCACCGCGGCAGGCCCGTAGACAGCCTGTTGTGGCCCACGATAAGATCAGCAGCGGCGACAAGCACCTTGAGTGGATTCCTGTCGCGTTGATGCGGATCTCCGAGGTGGCCCAGCGCCGCCACGACACCGCCAGCAGCATCGCTAAGATCGATGACATCACGAGGCATTTCGATCCCGACAAGTTTGGGACGTTGACTGTGAACTTCCGCGACGGCACCTACTGGGTCATCGACGGCGGGCACCGCTACCTGTCCGTGATCCAGCTCGGCTGGGAAGACCAGCTGCTTCAGTGCTGGACCTATAAGGGGCTGTCGGAGGCCGAGGAGGCCGACAAGTTTTTGGCCCTCAACGATACCAAGCCGGTGTCGGGCCTGGACAAGTACAAGCAGGGTGTTATCGCTGGCCGCGAAGCCGAGTGCGACATCGACCGTATCGTTCGGGCCGCGGACCTCAGTATCGGTGGGCAGCGTGACGGTATCGGCTGCGTCGGTGCGGTGCAGAAGATCTACAGCCATGCAGGACCTGAGGTGTTGGCGGCGACGCTGCGGATTATCCGCGATTCGTTCGGCATGCCCGGGTTCGCCGCGAAAGTGACCGAGGGCGTGGGTTCGTTCGTGGAAATGTACGGTGTCGGCGGCTTCAACGAGAGCGTCTTGATCGCTCGCCTTGCCGCTAAGAGGGGCGGCGTGAATGGCCTCAAGGGCGAGGCGGAGCGCCTTAAACTGAAGTACGACATCTCAGTTGCCCACGCTATCGCGGTGGCGGTCGTGGAAACCTACAACCGTGGCAAGAGCGGACCCCGGCTGGCCACGTGGTGGTCCATGAACAGCGGAACCAACTGATGCAGGCGACCGTTGGCCTGGCCTTCGGGATGCTGGCGGTGTGGCTGGGTGGGCTGTGGGTGCATACCCCACAGCCCACCTGGGGCCAGTTCGTGACCTGCCTGATCGTTTGGTTGGCGCTCGACGTGGTGATCTACGCCGTCAAAGGAGTCCGGCAGTTGCGCCGCGCAGCGCGGGCCGAGTCCAACGTCGATTACCCACCCCTCGAGGAGATCATTTACGACGGCATGGATGAGGCCTAATGGACGCGCGCCGCATGAAAGCGACACGCAACCGGCACATCATCTGGCTGCTGGCCATCCTTGGATCCGTTTTCCTCAACATCTTTCACGACAGCCCTCATGGCTGGTCGATAACCTGGACAGTCACCGCGGTGTTCGCGTTCTCCGAGTTTTTCTCCGCGCTGTGCTATATCGAAGAAGCTATACGCAGCCTGCAATCGGAGCAGTCCCGTGGCGACTAAGAACCAGTCCGTCGTAGCTGGCGGCGAGGTTGATGTCATGAAAACCAAAGACGGCGAGTTCCGGTTCCGGTACATCACCCCCGGTGGTGCCGAATACGTGGGGCCGAAACTTTATAAAACCGAGCGTGGCGCTAAGAGCGCCGGCGAGAAATGGCTAGCTCACACGGCAAAATGAATGCGTGCCACACGCATGGAACGAGTCGGACACCCGGGCGGCGGTGGCCGGCAGATCCGGCGGGATCTGTGAAGGCTGCTGCGCAGCCCGGGCCTGCGACATGCACCACCGCGTTCCCCGCAGCCTGGGCGGCAAGTGGATACCAGCGAACATCCTGCACCTATGCAGGCCCTGCCACAACCGGGTCACTGAAACCAAATACATCAAAGAGGCCGAAGCCCGAGGGCTGTCGCTGCGCAGCTACGAAGACCCAGAAAACATCCCGGTGCAGCGTCTCACCGGTGAGACAACATACCTATCCAATGATGTATCGCCACCCCTGAGGAGGAGCCATGGATCCCGAACAGGGAAAGCTGCTGGAAGGAACCGCAGACGCCTCGACCATGACGGGTGAAGCCGCCGACGCCGACGCGCAAACCGGGCTGGCATATGCCGCGTGGGCCGACCCGTACGCCCGGGCGTGGGTCAACGGTCCGGAGGTGGTGGACTATCCGCTGACCGAGCCGGCACCCATCGAACAGCGCGGATTCCGGGACGCTGTAATCAAAACGGTGGCCGCGGCCCTGGCGGTCGCCATCGGCGCGGCGATCGTGATCTTCTTGGTGTCCTACCAGCCGCCGTCCCAACGTTCTTCAACCGTCGCTGCGCCACCAGTGACTGCGCAAGCACCGCGAACCTTCACCACCACAGTCACGCCGCCGCCGGAAACCCCAGACGAGCTTTACCTGCGCTTGTTCTCCCAGCTCACAGGACTTGGGGTCGCCGACCCTGATGTGCTGATCGTGCTCGGCCACCAGCAATGCGACTACCTGGCGCAGCCTGGTGCCACACCCAGCTCAGCGGCTGAGGCGCTCATGGACAAATACAAAGAACCCGACACCGGGAAGCCGCTCACATGGCAAGAAGCCAACGGAACAGTTCAGGCCGCGATCCAAGCCTACTGCCCCCAATATCTACAGCACGCCTAAATGAACGCGCAGATGGTGCATGACCTCATCCACAATCTCCCCTACACGGCGGGCTGGTTGACCGGGCCGCCGTCGCTGGCGTGGATCATAGTCACCCTGATCAAACATCGTTGACACGGCGCGGTTAAGCCAAATGGCTACGTAATGAGGCTTACCATCAGACGGACAAGGCCAACAAGAAGGGGTCGTTCCGTGACGTTTCAACTACGCGCTAAAATCTGGCGCGACAATTATGTCACCGTCCGCACAGGAACTTACCCTGACGGCAGCACCAAACTGACCCTGATTGGCCGCTACGGGCAGATCTTATGCGACGCCACAGTGAGCTTAGTGGATATGGGCGAGGTCCCACCGCCTGGATCGGTGTTCCTACGTAATTACGGCGACACCGAAGGGGTCCTCAAAGGACTGCAAGACGCCGGCGTGCTCGGGGCTACCGATCGGATCATCGAAACCGGCACCCACACCCGAGACCCGCTGTTGCGCCGCCCAGTGCACCAATGCAAACTTTTGAACACGAATGTTTAAGCTCCCGACGTGGCCGTTGGACCTGGCCGAATGGGTGATCTTCGACCTGTTCGATTTCAGTAAAGCCGGGGGTGACCTGTGGGCGCAACAACGGTACTCTAGAAAGAGCCGGGGCGGCCATGATGTGTGCGATGCCCAACTCCCACCCGCCGCCCCGGCGTTTACGGCATGTTCAACTCGAACAGCGCAAGCTCGTGCGGCTGGCTGATCACACCACCGGGACCCTGAGCTTCGCCCCGGGATTCACGCTTCGTGAGATTGAACGGCGATTTCTCTAGATTCACCGGACGTTCCGCATACCCAAAATATGTGAAGTCCTGCGGTTTGTAGACGAACTCGTTGTCGGCGTCCGGGTAATGGGAGGCCAGCAGGAACCGGCTGCCTGAGGTTTTGAACTTGTTCAGCACGCCCCGGATCGGCTCGTTGGGCAGATGGGCCAGGAAATCGCGGGACAAGATCAGGTCGTAGGCCGGAATCTCGGGGACCGTCAGAATGTTGACGCGCTCAAAGATGGCGTCCGGCGTGAAACTCCCCCCATGGTCTCCCTCTTCGAGCCGATGCTGGCATTTCAGCACCATATTCGTGTCGGTATCCCAGCCTGTGTATTCGTTCAGGTAATCCAGGTCTACCAGCCGCATCCAATTCCAATCCCCGCACGGAGCGTCCAACATAGTTCGGATGTCGTACCGGACGAATAAACCGGGCAGCCATTCCCGGATAGCCTCCGTCGCCTCAACCGTGCTCCCCGGGCCGTTCGCCGTTTCCGGTGGCTTCCCGAAGCCCTGGGCCTCAGCCCACCATTTCTGCAACTCCGACCACGCGCGGGACTGATGCTCCACGAAGCTCACAGAGTTGGCTGCGACCTGCTTCGCGATCTCTTCCTTCTCCGCCGCGGCGGCGAACTCTTCGAAAGTCTGATCAATTTCCATTGCTCCTCTTTACCGCAAAGTGATGCCACCGTAGGTGATTTGGTTGGTACCCGCGTCGGGGACCACAGGATTCTGCTGCGAACCGATGTCCGCGTACAGGCCGAACTGCAAAAACGGGGTGCCGTTATCTGCCGTGTACACGGTCGCCCCAGTACGGTTCATGTAGCGGGTGCCGTCCAGCCACGCCTGGTAGAACCCGTCAGCGCCGGTGGACCACCTCACATATATGGTGACGTGGTGCCACGTGTTGAACGTTAGCGGTGCCCAATTGTAGGCGTAGGTGTAGCTGGCACCGCCGGCGGTCTCAAACCCGAACCGAAACGACGGGGTGGTTGGGCCGCGCCCAGTGTTGTCCAGCTCAAGGGTGTGCCCGCTGGCGTTGAACGGGGTGTGGAACTCCCACAGCGTGCCACCATTCCATGAAGTGACGAGGCTCTGGCTGGGCAGATAGATGTAGAAATTCCACAGCTGAGTCTTATTCATCACAACATTCTTGGTACCCGCCGTTTTCACCTTAACAAGAACAGCCTTCAATGTGGAATCCCACAGCGTCACATCAGCGGTGTCGGAAACAGAAAACTGAAACCCAGGACCGTAAGGAGTTGATGCTGTCTGAAGCTCCGGCAAAAACGTTGTAGCCGGGTTAATGAAAGTGTTATCCAGAAACGCTAGAAGAAGATCTGAATACTGCGTGATAGGCGCACTCACCGACGAAAAAGCTTGACCGCGACTGGCGAACATATTACCCCCGATTAATAGGTGTAGCCCTGGGCGTAAGAGCCGAACCAGTCAGTACCGTCGGAGCAGAAACTCAGAATATCCATCTCCCCGGCAGTGGGCGTGATGGTGGGGGCAACCCCGCCGGGCCACTTGACCCCAGCGAAGGTCGCGGTGCCGTTTCCGGTGCTGGCCGGCTGCTTCAGCAGCAGCGTGAACGACTTCCCCGCCGTCGGGGTGGGCATCGTGAACGTACACGCTGTCGACGCGGTCAGGGTTGCCGTAAGCAGTGTGCCAGAGGAAACGCTGAGCGTGGAGGAAGTGGTGACCGTCCCGACCGCTGTCACAGCTTCGGTGTATCCGGCGATAGTCGGATTAGTTAACGTCTGCCCCGTTGTTGCGCCGTTGAACACTCCCAGCAGCCAGTTGATAGCCGTTTCCACGGCGTTCTCCGCGGCAGCCGTGAACACCCCGCCCGCCGTCCAGTTAGCGGGCAGATTACCTGGCTCAGTCATGCTTTTTCCTTAGTCAAGTAAATATCCGAAAGCAGAAGTATCATCGGGGAACAGTTTCCGGTGAGCCTCCCAATGATCGGCCAACCTAGTGTCCAGAAGTAAGCTGATCCGTTTAAGACCCAGCCCGTCGCCCTCGCCGGGCTCCTCTGGTTGTTCTTTCTCGCCCACACCAGAGACGGCGTCCTCGAGAAGCTTCACATAGTCGGCGTCGAACCCGGTGCCCTCAAGGTCGCCGGCCAGATCTTCCAGATTTTTAAGCAACAACTCCAGGTCTGGGCCAAGGCCTAGATCGGCCAGCCTGTTGTCGGCCAACAGAATCTTCTGCGCGGTCTGCGCGTCAGCCTCAATGATGTCCACGCGCACCGACTTAAGGCCCAGCCCCTTCGCCGCTTCAACAACATGATGGCCAGCCAAAATCGTCAAATCTTGGGTGGCGACCACCGACCGGTACTGCCCGAACTGGCGCAAACTCGCAGCGATATCCGGAACCGATCCCCGGTTCGGATTCTGCGGGTGCGCCTTTAGGTCATTGACCGGGACTTCCCGCTGCTCAACGAACTTCGCCGGCATCCTCGGCCTCATCCCCGATGTTTTTCGCGGCATCTAAACCGTCCACCAAGACAGCCATCTCGGTGTGGCGAAGCGACAAAGCTAAAGGAAGCAGAATTTCCCGCGCCGACGCCTCGGCGTCGCCGAGATCACCTAGCACACGTTCGATCAGCCGAGCGGCGAACTCCAACCCGTCACAAACCCCACGCGTCCAAGAGTTGAACATTTCGTCGGTGAGTTTTTCGGTCATCTGTTCGAACGCGGTGCGCAGCTCTGATGGCATATCCGGCATGGTTGCGAACGCTACCGCGCTGGCTGTATTTCGCCGGCAGGACACGCTGAGGGCATCACCGCAACGAAATGTCCACTCTGACACGCCGCGTGTCATACTTGACGCATGGACTCCGAAGCATATCTGGACACCGTGGGCGCGCTCGCCCCGGTGCAATGGCCGCCGTCCTACAACGCCGTCATCGACCAGCCGTGTTCGTGTGGTGCAGAGCCCTGGTCGACTTGCATCAATCCGATGACAGGACGTGCCCGCAAGGTCCCGTGCCTGGCCCGAAGCAGCAAGAACTAGTTGATTAGCACCAAGCCTGGTACGGCGGCTTGGACGCGACCGGACACCCTGCGATGCCAGGAAGACGGGTAGTAGCCGCCGGCGGCTGCGTACGCCCCGTCGGTGCGGTATGTTTTCATGGTGATGACCCCGTACCCGTCGCTGCCTTTGACTTTGCGGCGGTACTCGGCGGTCATGTCTTCCACGAGCTGCTTAGTTTCCGCGTACACGTCATCGAGGAACGTCACAATGAACTGCGGGATCTCTTCCGATCCGGCTTCCATGCGTCGCAGCCTGCGTTCGTCCAGGACGAGACGGCGGGCCATCCACTTGGTGTTTAGCCCGAGATATTCTTTTGTGACCTGCATTTCTGCGGGGGTCATCGCTGGAATATCGGCCATATAGGAAACTTATCCCGGGTAAGGCCGTGGCGACGACCCTATTACCCCGCGGCGATCGCCCTCAGCTGCTCACGGCCCACCCGCAGGAGGCTGTGCATCTCCTTCGCTGATGTTGTCTTACGGATCACTAACTCAACCCCAGCCCAAATACCGTAACGTTCGTCGTTGGCCAGCGCATCGCGGGCGCACTGCCGCTGCCTGGACAGCGGGCATTCCCGCGTGCACAGCAGCTTAGCCCGCTCGATGTCCCTGACCTGCTCAGGTGTGCGGCGACCCCGGTCGCTGTCGTACCCGAACCACGCTTCAGGGTTACTTGCACACGGCACAGGACTATCCCAGTCACTCATAATTCCCCGATCCAGCCGGCCCACTGCCAGCCACCTTGGTGTTACCCAGCTTACTGCCTTTAACGCCATCGCGCTGCTAGGATGATACGACAAGCACAAGACATTCGGAGGCGAAATGGCCAAACGCAAACGCCCGGACCCGGCGATCACTGAGCGTTGGACCGAGATCCTACGCGGACTGGCGCAAAAGTTAGCGCGCAGGCGTAGGCTGGTGGACGAAACCGAGGAGGAACTCGGCGAAGCTATTCGTGGGGCGTTCGCTGAAGGTGTCCTCGTAGGGCCGATCAAGGAAGCGACCGGGCTGTCAGGGTCACGGGCCTACCAGATTAAGTTCGCCTTGCGGGATCAGGAGCAGGCCAGCCACGACACGGCTTCTTAGCCAGCCACTAGGAGAGGAGCCGCCGATGACGGCGCGTATTAGAGAGATGACAGTGGAAATGCCGGGCCGCGTGTTGCGGAGGTTCGACGGCACGAACACGATGATCGCTGTGACCGAGGACCAGGCCAGGGCGTTGCTGGAACAGCTAAGCCCCGTGCTGCACTTCTTTGACTCCCAGCAGAAAAGCAACGGCGACGACGTTGCCCATGAGGTGAAGAGCGGCCACATTTTCAGCGACAGTTAGCCGCACGGTCGGGCCTGGCCAGCGGCCAGTGTTCCACTGCCCATTGGTGGACTACGTTCTCCGCGGAAAAAAGGTCCAGCGTTGACGGGATAACACCGGCGAGGTGGCCTGCGACGGCACCGATGACGACCCTGGTCAGTATCGGGTGTTTCGTCCAGTACCGTTCGGTGGCTTCGCTGAGCAGGTCGTCGGCGGTCAGTTCGAAAAACACGACACCGGCCAAGATCACGCCCCAGGCTATGTCGCCTTGCTTGACGTCGCGGAACATGGCTAGCCGCCGAGTTGGGAAGCGATGGCCTGTTTGATGCGTTCCTGAACGTCGGGGTTGGCCAGTAGTTGCTGCGCAAGCATCATCTTCAGCTTCTGCATCAACTCGGCGTGCAACCAGGCGATGGTGTCCACCTTGGATTCCAGCTCAGCAACTTTAGCTTCCAGGGTGGCGATACGGCCATTGGGTTTGGGCTTCAACTCGCTGTATAGTTGGGCCGCGCCTTCGGGGGCGGATGGCATGAAACTCACGTCTCCCCTTACTGGAAGAATTGGTTGGTCGGCGGGTCTGTGGGTCGTTCTTTGGCACCGGCTACGAAGCCGTTCCATAGGAACGCGCCGAGCGTTTTTCCGGCACCAACCGGTATGCCGCCGTTCCCGGCGGCTGCGACGAAGTTGATCTGAACGTTGCCGGCCACGGGTCGAGTCTGCCTTTTTTGGGGGTTTTATTGGTTCTGCCACGCCGATTCACCCGAGGGTGAATGAGAACGTGTACGGGAACGAAAGTGTTGAGGCCACCAGTTGGCCGTGCCCGGCCAGCGGGACGGTGAATTTGATCTTCACCGATGTCGTCGCCGACAGTTTCCCGGTGCCGTGCAGGGGCGGCGAACCGCCGGCTGAAGAGCTGGCGATGGAGCCGCTCCCGGTCAGCGAAGCCGAGATTTGGAACACAGGTTTGATCGTCGCCGCCAACGTTCCAGCGCCCCGCGCGGGGGCACCTCCGAGGCCCTGTCCTGATGCTGTCGCCGACAGGACACCCTGGCTGTGAAGTTTCGCGGGTAACGATTTCGCCGCCAACGCAGCCGCGGAAGCTTCGTTGATGTAGTTCGCGGCCAGTTGCGCGCAAGTCTGCGACGCACCAGGCGGAGCGGAATTGTAGTAACTCCCGTGCGGACCGAGGCTGATCATCCCGGACGGGTCAGGTAGCACCCCGGTGAGGACGAACAGGAAAGTAGTTAAATCGGGCACCGCGGTGAGGTCGATTTGCAGCTGCCCGGTAACCCAGCTTTGCGCCAAGAACGCGATCAGGGCACCGCCATCGAAGTTTGTGACGACAGCGTCGAAGAACGTTCCGATATCGACACCGAACACAGTGTCAGGAACGGCGGTGGCCGCGTCCAACGGCAGGGCGAAATCCCACCACCACGATGGTGTGTCGGTGATCAGATTATTTGTCCAAACACCATGCCCACCTGGGTCGGTTTGTACCGGTGCGACGCTGCCCTCTTGGCGGCAAAGGTTCCCGAAAGTGACCCCACCCACGCAGCTGGACGCGTAAGGTGCCAACTCCCCGGACTGCATAGAGTTGAGGGCCTCACTGACGACGGCTGCGCCCTGCGAATATCCCACCACCATGAACGGTCCGTCCGCCGCGACAATCGCATCCGACAGGGAATTGAATGCTTCGGAGATGCTGTTTGCCATCGGCAAGCTGGGTTCCCAGGAAATGTTTTGCACTTCGCAAAAGTTCGGGTTGAGCAGCGCGGGCAGCGTGGTGGGAATCAGCGGGTTATTGGGGATGGGGATAACCGCCCCGGTGGTCCAGTTGAGGATTCCTTGGGTGCCGTCCACGGTGAAGATGGTCACCTTCGGGAAGACAGCAGACAAGGTGCCCTTACCGGTGGCGTGTCCGGCGGCGCGCGACGCTTTAGCTGACGCGCCGTGCCCGGCCAGTGCGGCGGACAAAACGAATTTGGTGGCGTGCGCAACCGCCGACAGGGTGCCGGTGCCCAGCAGGTGACGGGTCCCGGTAAGACCGTGCGCCAACCCGTTTCCGGTGAGGGCGGCGCTGACCGCGACCGACTGGAACGCCGATGCGTGCAGTTGGCCGTGGCCCGGGAAGTTGACGGTTCCTATCGGTTCACGCTGGATAAGGGTGACCGATAAGGTGCCCGTGCCGGGTAGTGTGATCGGCTGGTAGTTGACAACGTTTCCGTCTGCCAGCTGCGCCAACATCCATTCGGCGATCAGGGTGTAGCCGGCGTTGTTGGGGTGCAGCCCGTCGATGGTGTAGTTGCTGATGTTGACGCGCGTGTCGGGGAATATTTGTTGGGTGTCCAGTGACCAGCAGTCCGGGTAGGAACTGTTGTTGCTCACCTGCAAAGCTGGGGTGAGCGGCAGACCGTTACCGGTCAGCATTTGTGCAACCGCCGACTGGTCGGTGTACCACACGGTTTGCATTCCACTGACCGCGGTGTGTTGCGTGCAGAACACCACCGGAACACCAGGCACTAGCGGCAGCACAAAGTTACTCAGGTAGGTTTGGACGTCGGACACCCACTGCGCCGGGGTGATACCGGGAAGCGCTGTCCCGATGTCGTTGTACCCGTCGTAGATGATCACGCAGTCCGGCGCTGGATAGCCGTTCTGGACGGCCAGTAGGGTGGCGTTGGTGATGTCGCTCTCTTCCTGGGACAGGGTGCTGCCGCCGATGCCTCCGTTGTATATGGTGAGCGTGTTTCCGGTGGACCCGGTGTAAAGGGTCGACAACATGAGGTACTCGTTGCCGGGGGTTCCGGTGCCCCAGCCCCACGCGGTGACAGTGCAGTTGAAGTAGGTTCCCAGCAGGACACCCATCGCGCCGGACCAGCCGCCCTGAATTGAGCCGCCGACACCCGCCGCGGTAGAGTCCCCCAAAATCTGGATGTTAGCGTTTAGACCGTTAGCCAGTTTATTCAGCAGCCCGAAGAATGGGTTCGAAATTTTCGCGGTTAATGTTCCTTGACCGTGTGGTGTTGGTGATACCCCAGTTTTTGTTACCAGGGCGCTTCCTGACAGTTGGCCCTTGCCGGGAAGTTTGGGTAGCGGCTTCGTCCGGTCGTTCGCTAAAGCCGACAAGGAACCGTTACCCGACGGGGAGGGGTTCGTGTGGGCACCACCGTTGAGTTTCACTGTGATAGAAGCCCAATAGGTGGTTGCGTTGGATGCGGACAACCCGAAAGTGGCGTTAGCGCCGGAGTCGCTGATCGCCAACCCGCTGCTGTCGTTGCCGCTCTGGGCGCACAGGTAACGGTTCGTTCCCCCTGTTGGGGAACTTAGCACCGAGGTGCTGCCGCCGTATCCCATTCCTAGCGCGTTGACGATTCGCTGGTTGTTGCCGCAGGTGACCGCACCCGATGACAGTGTGGCGCTTTCACCGTAGTTCGTCGGAACAGAGGCGCTGACAGTGGTGACGTTGGAGTAGCCGACGGTGTTGGCCGCCATCCACGTTTGGGCACCCATCGACACTGACACGGTCTGGGCCATTAAGGCACCGTGTTGGCTGTCGCGTATCCCGTACATCCAGATGGTGCCGCAGAACGCGTTGTTGTCATCCAGGATGCTGCCGAGCAACGTCATGGCGGCACCGCCGTAAGTGACGTTGGACAATGTGACGGGGCTGGCTGATCCGATCGCCAAAATCACATAGGATCCCAGCGAGTTCGGGGTGTGACTGAAGGTGAATCCAGTGGCCGGCTCACCGTTGAACCCCGCACCTGTGGCATCCCACTGGACGGCCTGCGGGTTGGACGCGGTTCCCGACAGCACCCCAACACCGTGGGTTCCCACCGCGCTGGGTTTGCCGGCCCCCGCGTACAGTGTTCCTACGCCGCGGACCGGGACGGCAGCGTTGCACAGCTGCTTGAAAGTCATCGCGAACGTTCCGACGCCTTTCAGGTAGGCGGGGCCGCGGCCAGCCAAGCTGACGAGGGCACCTTTTCCTGACAGCGCGGCGGTGGTTTTGATGATCGGCTTAGTGGTGGCCGACAGCGTTCCGGTGCCCCGCGGCCCCCCGAACGCTGTGATCGGCGGGGTCAGCGTTAACGCAGCCGCGGCCCAATAATCGTAGGTGGCGCTGCTCAGCGTCCCGGTGAAGTTGGTGGTGGAAGTGGCGTCGCTGATCGCCAACCCGGACGTGTAGCTGGTCTGCTCAGCCGAATACCGGTTGGTGCCCCCGGACAGGCCGGAGAATGACATGTTCTCGAACTGGTCTCCGCCGTAACCCCAGCACAGCATCCCGACAACGGCCTGCCCGGTGTTGCAGGTGGTTGATCCTGTCGCTGGTGAGGTGCTGGCACCATACGCGGTTGCCACAGAAACAGTGGACACGTTTTGGTAGCTGACGGTGCCGGCGACCATGTAGTCGCTTTGGGCTGGTGTGAAGGAAATCGTTTTAGTGGTGGCCGGCTGGTTGGCGATGCCGTACAGGAACAGGATTCCGCAGAAGCTGGGGTTGTTGTTGACGGCGACGCTGCCCAGCGACGTCATGGCGTTCCCGCCGTAGGTGACGCTGGAAATCGACTGTCCGCCGGCGTCGCCTATGATGCCCAGAATCACATACGCGTTGGCTTTCGCGGGGGTGTGCGTCAGCGTTGTTGCGGTTCCCCCGGTGATGATAGCGCTGACCAGGCCGGGACCGACCGCGTCGAAGGCGACACCTTGGGGCACCGCGGCGGCAGCAGCAGACAGGGCACCTTGGCCAGCGAGGTGCGGACCTGATGGCTGAATAGCCAGGAACGTCCCCGACAGCACCCCGGTTCCGGGGATTGGGGTGGGTGCCAGGATGACTTCGATGGGAGTTGTCAGCGTGCCCTTGCCGTGCAGGGATCCTGTGCGCTGATTACCAACCTGGGTTGCAGCCGACAGCGTTCCTAAACCGGCTGGGCTGGCCGTCAGAATGAATTTGGTGGCGTGCGCCACCGCCGACAAGGTGCCTTTACCCGTTAGGTGCGCCCCACCGTAGGCACCTGACGGGGTTGGCGACAAAGTGCCTTTACCGGTGGCGTTGCCTGAGGCTGCGCTCCCCGACGGGGCCACATCCACCGCGACGGCACCAAAGTTGGACGCCGGGGCTGTGGCGGTGAAGTTCACGGTGGACGAGCCTGCCGCGTCACCTATCAGAACAGGGAATCCGCCGTTGCTGGTGTTCAAAGCGACGCGGCTGGTTCCGCTGAAGCTGGTGAAATTTCCCGCAGTTCCGTTGTTAGAGGCCAACGCCACCAGGGCCAGATCCCCCGTGCTCGAGGACACCGAATCAGACGCCGACGAAGAACTGTTGCTGCTGTTCGTTGCGGGCGTACCAACACTGCCCACGCCGGTATAGGAGATCGAAGCGCCCTGAATGTTGAATGCGCTCCCACCCAAACTGCCTACGATAGCGACGCTGCTGCCGGTCGGCGGGCTGGCCAACCCGAACAGCGCGATGGTGTTGGTACTGACATAAACCAGCGGGGTGTTCAGCAACGTCATGGACGTGCCGCCCATCGTGCACGTCGGTGTCGGCGAGCCACTGGCCTGATAGTTCAGAACAACGAACGCATAGTTGCCCGTGATGTGGTCGTTCCACGTGCAGTTCGCGGCAGGGAACCCGCTGGTGAACGCGCCGGCCCCGGATGTGCCGTCATAGGCGATGGACATGAGTCAGCACCGCCTGCCGAATGGCGGCGGTGCCTGAGTCACCGTCGCGGTTGCCAATGGGACTACTTAGTTCAGTCCCAGAACAACAAGCTGCTGCAAGGTGATGCTGTTAGATCCCGAGTTCGCTGAGCACGCAACGTTGACGTTGACGAAGTTGGTGATACTGGTGTCGACGGTGGTCACCGTTCCCGGCGACGCCGACCCTCCGTAGAGCGGGTTGATACCAGCGTTGGTGCCAGTCAGCCCAGGCGAGATGATCCTGCCGGTGCCGCGCACCGTAGAGTTAGCACCAACACCGCCCATCGCGGTCAGGGAAACATACCCATCCAACTCCCAGAACTGGTTAGACGCCCCCGACGCCGTCTGCAACGCCGCCGAACCCAGCACGACCGGCCCCGACACGGAGGCCGAACCCCCGAGCCGCACAGTGAACGTGTAAGTCGGCGTACCAGTGCTCGACAGAATCCCGAACGCGCGGACATAGAAACCGCGGCCCGTCTGCGACTGGTTCGGCAACCAGAAATTCGTCGGCAGGTTCGCCTGAACACCCATAGTGCCGACAGTGTTCAACACTGCCTCAGAGGTGAACGACGCAAGCGTGGCCCCCACCGTAGTGCTCAGATAGAGGCACTCCGTGACTGTAGCGGTAGTGAATGACATTTACTTCCCTTTCCTTTTACGCATATCCCTTAACATCCACAGCCAGGCAGACCCATGTGGTGTATGTCGAGTCGTATTTCAAGCTAAATGTCATTTTCTTTCCTGGCGTCGTGAAACCTGGGAGCGACACCGCCCCGCACGGAGTTATCCACGACCAGCCACCCAACGCCTGAGTCGATCCGTTGTCGGTGATCTCCAACTCGAGCCGGTCACCATGGTTAGGTGTCCCAGTGATCGTGTAACCAGTTATTCCGCTAGCCAACGCTGTGACCTGGAAAATGTCATAGTTGTCGGTGTCGATCGAAATGGTGGTTCCCGTCCCTACCGACCCGATACGTTTGGTTATCCTTTTATTTTGGAATGTTTGCGCCACAGTTGGCGGGGCGGTCAACTGCGTCCACGCCACAGCCGTCGTCCCATAAGTGAACGCAGATTCGCTGTTAGGCGACGAAACATTCCAGCCCAGGCCACCGTTCACGGTGCCGGCCATCACTACCACAAACATTCCAGCCGGGGTGACCGCGCCGCCGCTGGCCGACATTTGAGTGGCCCGCGTCAAACTGATGTTCGTGGCCACCCCAGTGACCTGGTACAGACCGTTAGCCGGCTGCGTCGATAACACACTTCCTGTACCGGTGGTGGCCGGAGCGTCTTTGACCAAGACGTAGTCATTGGTTGCCACTGAAACACCGTCGATGGAGGTTCCGTTTATCGTCGCCACCGCGCCTGATGTGATAGTGAATGTTTCAGAACCAGTGGTGGCCGCGTGCGCCGTCGGCAACGCCGGAACACCCGCGACCAGCACCCACAATGTGTTAACCAGCGAGGAAATGTTGTTCAAGTTGGTCGCGGTGACCGTGCTTCCGCTGGTGAAGTTAGTTGGCAACGGATATGTCATTTAATTCTGCCCTTCATACTGGTAACACAAAATCCATATAGTCCCCGGCGCTCCCGGGCCGCCGTAAATGAATCGGCCCACAAACTCGCCGGCCCCACCGGCACCGCCGCCCCCTGGTATCAGCCCGGGCTGCTGGGATGAGCCGGCGACCCCGCCGCCCACATATTCCTGGCCGTTGAACAAAAAGTTGCTGGGGGTTCCTCCGGGGCCGCCGAGCTGGCTGCCACTGATTCCGCCCTGAGGGCCACCCAGACCGCCCGCGATCAGAAGTGGACTGCCCGGGACGGAGCCACCGGGAGGTGCGTATCCCGGGATGGCGACGCTGCATCCCTGACCGTTCCCGCCCCCGCCGGCTGGTGTCGAAAAGTTGGGGGCACCTCCGCCGCCGACGAATATCGTCCATACACCGTCCACGAATTGGGCCGGTGTTATCGTGAACCCAAAGAATGAACCCGGTGCCCCACCGGCACCACCCTCAAGCGGGCCGCCTGTCTCCCCGGCACCGCCGTCGCTGCAGACGATCACGTCGATGAAGTTCGCCCAGGACGGCGGGGTGAAGTAGGTGGTCCCCGGCGAATCGAATGTGTAAAGATCCGGGGCGTACTGCGTTTGCCCGGCACTTCCCGCCAGCTCCAAATAGGGCACCATAGTGACCGGGGCCGGCGCGGGAAGCAACGCCGGAGCCGGTGGGACCACACCGTTAAGGGGAACCGTTATAGATCCCCATTGGATTGTTCCCGTGCCCTGCACATTGGCTGAGAATGTGATCGGTGAAGACGACCCAGCCGCATCCCCCAACGCGGAAGTATAAGTGTCAAACCCGCCAGCATTCCCGGTGAGGTTCTCCCGCACATTCTGGCTGTATTCAATGAGCGCAGTTGACGTTGCCGTGTCGCCGATCATGTTAACCAACGTCTGCCCCACAGACGATGCGATGGTTTGGAACGCGTGGGTTCCCTCACCGCTGGCCGTAACCTGCGTACCAAAATTTGAGACACCAGCATAAGAAGCCGACATTACGGTGACAACGTTATTGCCGCCGGTATAGGTGACGGACATGGTTTGCGATCCGGTAGGGGGATCGATGAGTCCATAAAAGTAAAGATTCCAAGACTCCCCGCCAGGATTGTAGAACTGGAATCCGGAAGGTATCAGCCCCAGCGAATGGCCGCCGCAGGAAACGGCGGTAGGTCCACTTCCCGAATCCGTGAACAACAAAATACCCACCACAATCGCGGTCGCGTTAGCGCCCACGACATGAGTCCACGTCAACGGGTCGGGTGAGTCATCAGAAGTGGTTGCGGTAAGAGCCGCAGCATCGAACGTGGGCGGTGCCAGCGTGGTCCGCGACGCCGCCCATCCTGCCGGTATGGCCGTCGGATGCGGATTTATCCACGTCGCCGACGACAAACCCACAACTTCGTACGTGCCTGTCCCCAACGTTTGAATCTCAACCCCGTAAACGTTGCCTTGCGCGGTGACAATGTCAGGGTTTCCAGTGTCGGAGAAGTTCCAATACGTCCATTCCGGGACAACGTTATTACCAGGCGGGTTCGCGGAAGCGAGAAGGTTCCCCGAAGTGGAAATGAGACTCATATCTCCGGTGTCGATGTTGACCTGATAAATGTTGACGACAATAGACGAAATGTTTGTTGTCGCGCCGCCGAGCCAGCCGACGGATTTTTTTGTCCCACCCGTATTTGTGGTGATGTATCCGATCAGGCTCGCCGTTTGAGTCACCCCCACCGTCGGCGCGGAAACAGTGCTGAGAAGCGCTGTTGCGGGGAACGTCACGTCGGCACCTTTAAGCAGCGCCGCATAGTTGGGTTTCGCCGCCGCCAAGTTCGCAATGAAATCCGTGTGAGTCTGGGTGATAGCGCTGATCGACTGCGCCGGCGGCGGACCGGTCGGGTTCCATCCGAGAAGGGACGCGATACCGTTAGCTGCTTGCTGAAGCTGAGCTACCGTGCCGCCGAGGATCGCCGACCCGTTGAACCCGTTGATGAGGGAGTTGAGCGCTTTCTGCACCTGACCGGCCAGCCCCTCAGTGTTGGCGACCGTCTCACCCAAAAGCCCTGACAGGCTTTCGTTGGGGATGGTGATTTCCCCAAGCCCAGCCAGCACAGCTTCCACGTTGGCCAACGCCTGGGCCGCCATGGACTGGGCGGAACTGGCGGTCGCCGAAAATTCGGCCATCGCCTGGGCCAGTTGCTGCGAAGTCGTTCCGGTCACCCAACTCAGCTGCGGCAGCCCAGACAGCGTGTTAAAGATCAGATCTTGCAGACCCTGCAACGAGGTTTGCGTCGCCAAAGAACTAAGGAACGCCGCCAAATCAGGCAGCGTTGTGGTGGTGCCGATGGTGTAAGGAAGCGCGAGGGGGAGATCGTTTTCGACTGTCCCGACCACGGTGCCGATGAGCGCCGCGATGTCACTGGCAGCGCCCACGGTCACCGCCGAGGTCAGGGCACCCGCCAAGCCGGCCACATTTATCACACCGTTGGACGCGATGTTGCTCAAATATCCCGCCAAGCCTGTGACCGCGGAGATGGCCAGATTGGCGACGTAGACACCCGACGCATCCAGGTTGCTCAAGTAGCCTTCGAGTCCGGTGATGCTGGCGATAGCCAGGGCGGGAATGTTCTCGATATCAGTGAGGAAAGCGGCGTCGAATTGGCCGGTGACAGTCAGGTTCGTCAGGTAGCCGGCCAGGCCGGTGATCGCGGAGATCGCGAACCCCGTCAACTCGTCAACGTTGGCCAGGAAAGTGGCGTCGAATTCTCCGGTGACAGCGTCCAGGTGTTGAGTTACACCGGTCAGCCATGTCGTGAATTCCCCGATGGTGGCCTGACCGACCGATTCGAACAGGGACAGCAGGTTACTGACCGCGGTGCCCGCGTCTGTCACCGCGGTTTGCACATTGAAATTCACCCCAGCCAAAGCGTCCGCCAGGTCGGTGAATGTGGCGTTGACGCCAGGGTTTTGCAGACCGGCGAAGTTGTTGGTCAGGTCGTTGATTAGGGTTTGCAACGCGGTCGACATTTCCAGGGTGATGTCGGGAATCAAATCCTGCTCAATAACTCCCACAAGGTTTCCGCTGGGGATAAGCGCGAACGCGTTTTCGATCTGCTGGTTGACGCTAACGACGAGGTCACCGACACTGATCAAAGCGTTGTTGGCCTGGTGGGCTGTTGTTGTGAGCCCGGCGTACAACTCCTGCAAAGCAAGGGTCAACGTTCCGGTAGTGACACCGCTCACCCACCCGATGCCGCCTTGGATACCCGTCAACGTGTTGTAGATCAGGTCTTGCAGGGACTGCAGATCGTGGACACTGGCGAGACTCGTCAAGAAACCAGTCAGATCGCCGATGGTTGTTTCTGCGCCGATAACAAGCGGGGTGATCAGCGGGAAAACGTTTTCCACCGTGCCGACAACCGCGCCGACGAGGGAGTCCACGAAGCTGACCAGGAAGTTAAGGGTCTGCCCGACAGCGTTGTCGATGGTGGCGATCGCCTCATCGAACAAAGCGTTGACCGTGGACAGCGGGGCCAGGCTGTTGATCAGGGCGGCCAGCTCTGCGCCCACCGGCCCGGTGATACCCTCCAACCCCAGGCCAGAAAGCAGCGCGTCGAGGAAGTTTCCGATACCGGAGATGACGTCTCCGCCCAGGTTTTCCAGAAACGCCACCAAACCATCAGCGCTGGTCAAATCCGCCGGCAGGCCAAGCCCTTCGAGAAGGAACTCCAGGAACAACGCGGGCCGCTGGATCACCTCACCCAAGATCAGCCCAGCTTCAACCGTGTTGACGGTGCCGAGCCCCAGGAATGTGAGCAGATCGTTGAGGATCTCCATCGGCAGCGCAAATATCTGCCCGATAACTTCGACGCTGGCACCGGGCGGAAGGTTCGGCAACCCAAAAAACGTCAAAATGTCATTGACCATGTCTTCGGTCAATTCACCGAGGAAATAGAAGAACGCCTCAAAGAACTTGGGGACGTTCTGGATGGCCTCGTCTATCGCATTCTCAATCGCGGTTACCGCATCGTCCAACAGCCCCTGCCCCAGCGACAAAACGTTGAGCGGGTTCTTGTCGAGACCAAAAAGATCCGTACCAGAAATAGCGTTCTGGCCGGCGAACAAATCGATAGCGCCGAAAGGGTTCGTCATCCGCTCACCGGCATCACCATGATGAAGATCTGGGAATCCGTCGGGTTATAGACGTACAACCCCAACTCGCCGTCGTTATAGAGGTTGACGTAAATGGTTGATTCAGCCGGGTTGGTGTTGTTAGCGGGAACGACAGCCAAACCGTTATTTGGCGATAAAGCAACAGCCGGCGAATACGGGGTGCTGTAGTGAGGCATAATGTTCACCTCGCCCAGACTGTTTCCGAACCCTCGGGCGATCATCGTTCCGCCGGTCGGATTGCCCAACAGAACTTCGCAGCCGATGAGCAGCGGATTGACCGACAACTCCAAACCGAACGCGCCGATATGGCCCCACACGATCGGGGTCCACGGGAAAGGCTGCGGCGGGATGGTGAACGACCCGATCGGTGCCTGCTGGCTGATCCCGGTGAACGCGGAGAACGCCGCCTCCGGCATCGAGTACGGGCTGGGCAGCAGCTGGTTCAGCGCCACCGGCACCCAGATCGGGTACTGCACCGCGGCGGTGTTGCTGCCAGGCGGCGACTGCGTGGACCCCGCCGCACCGGTGTCGGTGTAGGTGACGGTGGCACCCGACCCGATGTGGGTGATCAGTTTGTTCTCAGCCCCGGTACCGGTGCCCCGGTAAATGTTGTACCCGGTGGCACCATTTACGCGCGTCCACGTCAATGTTGCTGACTCGCTGGTCAGCGTGAGGAAAACCTCATTGGAGGCGGTCGTTTCGCCCGCAGCGTTGGTGGCGGTCGCCACCCAATAAAATGTGCCGGTCAAGCTTCCGCTGCCCGCCAAAACAACAGCCAGGTTGGTGGGCTGCGGCAAATCCTGATCGAGGTAGCTGCCGGTGAATCCCAGCACATCACCCGGCTCCGGCGGGTTGCTGGTGAAATCCACATCGGGGCACAACGCCAACGCCCCCGCCGTCCCCTGGGGTCCGGGCGGAACAGCCAACGTGAACGTCATCGTCGGCTCGTAGTCGGTGCCGCCCGTGGCGACAAAAGAATTACCGGGACCTTGGATCAGATCGACACCCGGGGTGATGATCGGCACCGGACCCGGTGGACCAGGCGAACCGAACATCAACCGCCGATAGGTGGTGCCGTACCACACATAGGCGCTCGTCCCGATGATGTCGTCGTTAGCGTCGATATCATCGAACAGCCACGTCTTACCGATATCAGCTGTCGAATTGGTCAGGTTCTGCGGAAGGTCAGCGGGGTCTTCGACACCGTCGTTTTGCAGGCTAAGCAAAAACATGCTCGCCCCGGCAGGCCCCTGCGGGCCAACCACGGCGGCCATCGTCAACGTGCCCTGGTCGCCCTGGATCTCGTAGGTGGCCGTGAATTCCTGCGTCGAACTACCCGGAACCACCACCCCATACACGCGGGTATTGATGAGGTAGCTCTGCAGAAGAACTGTGTCACCGACAGCTGGGCTGGTCATAAGTCACCTCACGTATGCTTCAAAGTTCCGTGGCCGGCCAAGTGCCCGGTCAATGTGAATTTGGTGGCGTGCGCAACCGCCGACAAAGTGCCGGTACCGGGGATGTTCGGCGCGACAGCGTTCGGCTGCGCTAAACCAAACAACCCTCCATGGCCGGGGAAGGTGAGGGGAATCCTGAATTGCTTCGCCACCGCCCCCGCCGACAACTGGCCATGCCCCAACGCCCCACCCGGCAGCCTGTACCCGTTGGTGTGAACAGCGGCGGCCAGCACCCCGGAACCAGAAATGTAAGGACTCGTCGGAATACCAGTAATGGAAGCAAACGACTCCCCGATCGGAACAACCATAATGAACAACTGCGCATTACCGGGCTCGAAGAAAACCACCTGCTCAGCGCCGTCATTGTAAAGATTGATATAAATTGTGCCTTGCGTTCCGGTGTGAAAAGCCGGCACAACAGCCGTTTTGTTGGTGGGCGTAATCGAACCGGACTTGTTCGTCGGCGTCGAATAATGCGGCATCACATTCACCACGCCGGTCGTGTTCCCGATTCCGCGGGAAACCTGCTGACCGGATAATTGGTTTCCGAGGAGAACTTCGCAGCCCACCATGAACGGGTCGGTGCTCAGCGAGACACCGGAGCCGCCGATATGCCCCCACACCACAGGAGTCCACGGGAAAGGCTGCTGAGGGACCGCGAACACCCCGATCGGTATCTGCCTGCCAACCCCGGCGGCAGGGGAGAACGCCGCCTCCGGCATCGAGTACGGGCCGACGATCGACTGGTCGACGCGCACAGGCTGCCAGATCGGATCCCCAGACGACGTGTACCCACCGGTGAACGCGAGAATGTCGAACGGCTGCGGCGCGGCCTCAAACTCATCGAAATCAGGGAACTGCGCGAACGGACCAGAAATACCGGTAGGCCCCTGCGGGGCGGCGACGAAAAAGTCCCAGCTAGGCGCGGTCGAAGGACCGCTGGTCAGAACGTAAGACTTCTCATTATCAGGAATGTCCTGAACGGTGAGTTCCACCGCGGGTATCGGCCCGGGCGGCCCGAAAGACCCCGACATGTACTCCCGGAAATTGGTGCCATACCACACGTAGGCCGTCACCATGATGACGTGACCGGTGTCATCCAAAGTGTCCAACAACCAGTACTTACCGATATCTTCGGCAGTATTGGTCAGATCGTTAGGCAAATCGGAAACAGTGTTAACGATCGGCAACGTGTCCGACTGGTCCCGCAACGTGAAATTAGCGACACCCGCAGGACCGGCAGGACCCACCAAAGGATCCAGATTCATCGCCCCAGCATCACCAAGAATCCCGATATTCGCCGAATACATAGGCGGCGTATCAGGCATAGTTTGAGCTGCCGTCACACCAACTTTGAACACATAGGATGCGAGGTACACAATCTCGCCGATCGACGGAACGTTCGACGGCGTTGACTGCAGCGCTGGAAGACCGCTAAAAAGGGTCATTCCCGCATCTCACTGCGATAACACATTCGGCTAATGTTTCCAGTCACGTCGCGGCTTCCTCGGTAGGCGCGCGAGGCACAAAGTCGACGGACACTTCTGGGCGCACACTCCACGCAGGCGGCGGGTCCGGCTGCTCACCGTCACGTTGAGCAGCCAACCGTCTGGTATCGGGAGGCAGTTTGTAGTCACCAGAACGGTGCTCAGGCCGCAACTCCTGGGCCGCATCATCGGGCTGCCGAACATCCACCCACGTGTGCGCATCCTTGTAGCACCCCGGCGCGCTGAACGGGCGTTTCTTGATGTACTTCGGCCCGGTCGGGCGGAACCCGTTCAACGCCAACGTCCACGCGATCGCCAGCTTCGTCGGCCCTATCGCAGACAGGTCATGAATATGGCCTTCCGGGTCAACGGGATAGGACAAGCAGTCAACGATCTGCAGATAAGCGTTCTGGACGTGCAGCATCTCCCACGCCCGGTCCTCTTCCTCTTTGGAAAGGTGGGCTTGCCGAATAGTTTTAGGGGTCAACTCACCGAACTGACCGAACTCCAATTTCGGTGCCTCCCCCATCGGCATACGTTTACGATTACCGGCGAACTCGGGCTTGCGTTGGGTGCCGTGAACTATCTTCCGTTTCCGTGATTCAGGCAACTTCAGCACCCCTTCTCCAACTTGTCATGTTTATCCTTATCCGGTGAAAATCGTTCCTTCGCCGACAACACTGCTGACCAGGTTGTACAGCGTTCCAATGGTTTTGAATGCAGCAGCGAACGGGTCACCCATGTCGCGGTGTTCGCCGACGGTGGCGCTCACCACCAGCGGCTCAGACCAACTCCACGTCCGTTTAATGCTGTAAATGTTGTCCACATAAATGATTCCGTTTTGTTCGAAACCGACCCGGTCACCCAGGAAGTAATCGTAATTAGCTATCCACGGATGTGCGTCGTATGTTTTAGCTTGGAATATCGCGAACGTTCGAGTGTTCCAATCACCTAAACGCATATCCAGAATGGACGCTAACGTGTAGGCGGTGCCAGATGATCCTTTCTGATAATGTTCCTGCCACGCTACATCGCCAGCATACAGTGCGCGAATAGGGTCGGTGAATCTTTCCCAAGCGAAAAGTACATCATCCAATTGGTTCTGATAGAGCGAGTCTAAGCCTGGGGTTCCGGGTGTTTGAACCGAACCTTGGTATGCGGCTAAACCGCCCGGGGCCGCATAATAAATAAGGTCCGATAATTCAGCCAACGCGTACTTAATCCCAAATGTTTGGGCTTCATTTATGAGTACAGGCGATTTCGACCCGACCATTGTTGTTTTGGTGTTGTCGCGGCTCCACGCCAAATCTGTGTTCTGCATTCCGTTCCACTGGCCGTCCCACCAAATCACCTGCGGCGGGTTGGGCGCTACGTTCACCAACTGCTCAAGCAGGAACGTCTGCCCTATACCGGTGGCGTCCTGCACCGTCTCCCCGTTAAGGACCTGACCTGGGTCGTACACGTTGCCGGTAGCCAAGTCGATAGTGACCGGGGTGATCAGGTCATCCAACGTGACAGCCACCGTGGACAGCAAACCATCCAGGGCGGTGCCGGTCGGGCCGGTGACACCGGAAACATCTTCGAAGCTGAACACGACGCAGTTGCGTTGCGGGGCGGTCAGCTCCTGCACGGTGGTGTTGAACTCTGCCGTGATATCGCCCAGGCCAACGATTTCGCTGACCACGTCGATGAGAATGTCGGGGGCCGCGTCAACCAGTTGAGCCAACTCGGTGTTAGGCGAATCAGCGTCGGTGGTCAAATACGTGTACACCCGCATGACGCACCCGGCATCGGACAGCAAACCCTTGTACGCGTCGTGCCAAGTGGTGGTCCAGCCGGCACCGATCGCTGACCAGCGGGACTGGTCGGTCACCGGGTTGACGAACGCCACCTGGATCGGCCACGCAGTCGGCAACAGGTTCAAAGCCGCATCAGGGTTCAGCGGGTTCAGCCAACCAGCCGGGTTGAAAATGTTGTCGATGGTCGACAGGATCGGCTCAAACAGACGGGCCAAGTTCACAAACGACGTGATCGCGCACACCGTGCGCACCGGGCCGGGCAGCACCCACAGGCGCGGCAGCTGAACCTCCGGCGGGAAGATCGGATTCGCGCCCACCAGCAACCGCTTCGCGTGTTCCCGGAAAGAGATCGCGACCAGCTTGATGCTGTGAACACCCTTCTCGTCCTGCTGAACGTGGATCTCGGTGATCTTCCCGCCCCACCTGGTCCGCCAGTTCGGGTTCGTCGGATGGTCGACCACCAAGTTCAAGTCCTGGCTGGGCATCGTCTGAATCGTCATCCACGACACCAGCCAGTTGTCGTAGTTGATCGTCACCGAACACTTCCCGGTGTCGTTGGCCAACTCCTCCACGGAGCAGTCGATCTCCCCGGTGAGGTAGCAGTTAGCGGCGAGGCTGCCGTCGAACACCCGGATCGTGGGCCGCAACTTCGACGTGTGCTCAAGCACCGTCCGCAACCCGGTCAGGTAGGTGGCGCATTGCGCCGGCTCCGTCAACTGGTCAGGAACACCCGACGCCCCAGCGGTCGGCAAAATACCGTTCACCCAATCCGAAAACTCCACAGCGAAAGGACTCGTAGTTGGGGCGATCCCAAGGTCGGCGAGGAACTGAGACATCAGGCACCGCCATTCGTGTTGACGCTAGCCAAATAACACGCACACGTCGCAGGCTGAACAACCTGATCGGGCACAGTTTTGCTGGCAGGCCACGGCGTGAACTGCGGCACCACATCATTAACCCACTGCACATTCTGATAAGTGTTCATCGTGACCGCTTAAATCTTTGCGGCACAATACCGGTGATAACCCCGGCAGGGTTGGAATGCCCAACGGTGAACTGCACCGCGGTTTGCGCCGGAACGGTGAACACAAACTTGTTCTGGAATAACAACTGCAACGGAGTGGAAGCGCTCGCCACACCAGACAAGAAAAAATTCAGGATAATGGACTGCGAAATAACATCAGCAGCCAAATTGTCGACAGGATCATTAGCGGCCACCAGCGTGCGGTGAGCCGGCTCCGTATCACACATAAACGTCCCCACAGAACCGACCGTGATAGGCAACGGAACAAGCCGCGACGAAGAATTATCCTGCACAATCGCCTGACCCGGCGACGACACCAAGAACGTCACATAACTAGGCATGTCACCGCGGTTCACAATCGGCAACGTCCCCCAGTAATACTCCGCAGCGCCAACCCCAGGAGTTGTACCGGTCACCAAGGCCGCCGGAGCCGGCGTCGGAGTGCCAGCCGTCGCGGCCTGCCACGTCAAATACAGGGCTGGCTTAGTGAACCACGGACGCACCGCCACCAACGTGATATCCCACGTGGACACATTGTTCCCGTAAGCGGTGGTATCCATCTTCTGCATCGTCGTCACCGTCGCCTCAGGACGCACCGGGATCCAACGCCACCCGGAAAACCTTGTGTAAATCCCCAACCAACCGTCGTTGGTTTCGTCCTGACCGGCCCACCAATTATCCTCAGCCATCCGATACTGATACTCAGTCATCGGCGGATTATGCGAACCGATAACAACACCGATATGGAACTTACGTTCCGGATAATTCTGCCGGTTAATGTCAGCGCCACGAATATACGGGGACCTCGTCAGGACCTGCTCAAAAGGCCACTGCTGATCCCCCGCCACACCCTGCCACAACCGCACACCCTCAAGCCCAGCATTCGGCCCAGCCAAATGAAACAAACTGTTATTCGGGGCGACGTAAACCACGCTCGTCCCCACGCCCTGCAACGGTGCCGGCAACACACTGAACGGAATCGGAGGATCAAGATTCGGCGGAGTACCGACCGCCGTAGTCGTCTGCCCCGAAGGAAACGTAACCGAAGAAAATATCGTCATGTGTGCAAACTTGTCGGCTGCATGCCCATGGTGTAGCGGCTGGCGGTTTGTATGTGGGTACTAGCGGCTTGCCCCACCTCTTTCGGCGTCGTAATACCCGTGTTGGTTTGGTTGAAAATCATCGTCGGCCCAGAAGCCGCGGCCTTCGTGTTATCCACCGACGAACCTGACCGCATAGCGCTGGCCATCCAACGAGAATCCATCGACCGCGCAATATCGCCGCCCATATTGCCCAGCGACGAAAGCATCGAATTGCCGCCGAAACCACCAACACTTAAACCGGCCCCAGCCCCAAGCGGCCCGTACATGCTGTCGTCGGCATCGCGACCTGAACCGGCACCGAAAAGGTCGCCGTAAGCCCCGGGCCGCGGCATCGGACCGCCCTGTCCGCCGCTGGGATTAACTCCGGACAAGTCTAGGTTTATCGGACCGAGGTTCAAATTGCTGAGGTCAGGATTTATTGCCAGTCCGCCATGGTCGCCCTGCCAGCCCGGCAGCCGGGGGGCTGGCGGCGCTGGCGGGGTGACAGGCCCTGGCGGCGCGGCGTTGGGCTTCTGCGCGCCCGGCAGCGGCGGAGTCGGCCCGTTAGCGCCCGGAAGGCCGAGGTTAATAGCGCCGGGACCTGGGGTTTTAATATTAGGACCCGGGCTGCCGCCCGGCCCGAACTGTGTGGTTGTGTCCGGAACTCCCGGTATCGACACGCTAGGTATGTCAGCGTCACCGATCCCACCGGTGCGGTTATTTTGGTTCCGGTATTTCCATACATCGGCACCGAACCCTAAAATGCCGGCACCCAATTTGAAGGCACCCATTTCCCATGGCGCTTTCGCGAAGTTACCGCCGAAATCTTTCCAGATTTCCCCGAAACCAAGCTGCTGGGCGACACCTTTAACAAAACCCCCACCCAACGCCTCGGACATGCTGCCATATTTGCCGAACTGATCGACATCGGCAGGCATAGGAGACGGCTGGTCGCGTTGCAGTAATTGCCTGATATCTTCGTTGGTGACGCCTTCCTGCGCCAGGCCCTTGCTTGCCGCCGCCTGGTCCAAGGACTCAAGAGTTGCCTTGTATTGATCAGCAAGTTTCTGTATGGGAGAATCTGGGTTGTATATAGGCTGCCCGTCGGGGCCGGTCTGCACATTCGAACCGAACGGGTGTTCCGGGCTTTTCTGACCCTCCAACTCTTGCAACTTGTTGTACTCACGAACAGCTTTGTCGTGAAGCCTATCCCAATCAGTGCTAGCCCTTGTTAAACCTGCGTTGGCTTTGGCCACCCCAACCGCAGATTCCCTAATCCCATTAATGTATTCCTCAAACGAGTGGAGGAACTTGTCCTCATTTTCTTTCTGCTTAGGGCCACCACCAATGAACGGCATATTGGTGAACGGGTTCCACGCGTTAGGGTTTTTAGCCAACCAGGCCTGGAAATACGGCAGCAAAGCTGGCCCTAAATGTTCTGGTGTGTATTCCGGCCCGAAAACCTCAGTACCGGGCCGTCCTTGGCCCGCGCGGCTGGTGACGGTGTCCGCCGCCGGCGGAGGTCCGGCGTTCGCGACAGCGCTAGCGATGTCCTGCTCGCTGGGCTGATCGCCAACCTGGTCACCGGTGTCGTAGCCGCGTATACCCTTATTGATGGCCGCATATAGGTCGCTCGGACCACCCGGTGGCATCACAATTTCGCCGGGCTGAAGCATCACCGGCAGCGTGCCAGCGGCACCCCCGCCGCTGAATCGATTACGCAAACTTTGGAGCAGGGTGGAGTTTTTCAGCGCCTGGGTGCGGTTAATAACCCAGCTGTTCTTGGGCATGTTGGGAACAAACACTGTGTCCTCGCCCGGCGAATACGGGCCGCGGACCCAGCCGTCGGACCCAACACCGCCGCCCCCCGAAAAGCCCAGCTGCGACGGGGACGGCAACTGATCAGGCCGCGGGTTCGGGTTGGCACCGAAAAACGAAGATATCGCTTGAGCGATATGACCGAAATATCCACCCAACCGTGACCTATTACCGCCCTGCCCCCAAACACCCGAACTGCCGGTTGCGCCAGCAAAGGTGGCCGCACCGCCAGCAAAATCAGCGGGGACAGGTGAACCCATCGCAACGTGAACGTGGTCATGGTGCCCGGCCAGGGTGCCCGCATCGTAAACACCGCCGCCCATGTCTTTGACGAACTTCCCGCGATAAACGTTGTATCCGGTGTTCCAGCCCTGGCCCTCGTGGATCAGCTCAAGGATGCTGCCCTTGTAGTTACCGGCCATAAGCCGGGCGAACGCCGACTCTTCGGGAGTGTCGTAGCCGTTGCTGAAATCGCCGGCCTGACCTCGGTCGTGGAACCCTCCATCGACCTGATGCGTCCCATGTCCGCTGCGGCCCGCCGTCAACTTCAACCCGAAACGATGCGCAACGCTTGTAAGACCTAGGATTTCAGAGTTAACGCCCTGAACATCATCACCGCGACCGCTGGAGAAATAATCGGAGGCCCCCGTACCGCCGCCGCCAGCAAATCCTGGGACCGCGCCGCCGTTGCACATCGCGCAACTCGGATCGCCGCAACCGCCGCCCATACAATAGCCACCGACCAGGCCGCCGTAGGCGTAGTTATGGTTAGCAAGCCAGTGCTGGTAGGCACCTTGCAGGCCGCCGTACCTGGATTTCATGTACGCCAACGCCGCCGAAGTCTGCTGGTACGGGGTGAATGACATCACCTCGTCAGCGGTCGGGCGGCCACCAAGCCCCATATATGCCTGGTAGTTCGACAAGGTCAACTGACCCATACCAACAGACGGGTCACCTTTTTGCCAGTTGCTGTCACTCTTATTTATCGAACCGGTGTTCCACGTCGACTCGTGGCCGAAGATGTAATCCAACATCGGGAAGTCTTCAGCCTTGTAGCCGGCAGCGAGCAGCGCCGACATTGCCTGCGACTTCGCATCACCGCCCGGCCCGGCAGCCCCAGGAAGAGAGCGCGCCGATGTGGACGAACTGCTGACACGCCCGTACGGCAACAGCATGGTCTCTATAGAAGACGGCTCGCCCTGCGTCTTCCCCAGCCACGGAAGATCAACACCGATACCCTTGAGAAGCCCTTTAAAGAAACCCAGAAGCATCTGCGACCCTTGCGGCATCGACCCGTCGCTTTGGCCGCCTTTGTCGAAATGCGGCAACAAACTCGTATCGACCGTGCCCCGGTCGGCGGCAGCGAGGAACGCATCCCCCAACGTTTTGCGGCCCAGCGGATTGGACACCCACTCGTTGGGGTGCATGCGGGCCATGTAGCCGCTGGCCGCCGAGTTCAGAGTTGGCCCACCAGAGCCGTGGGAAGGCGGCGGCGGAAGCTGATCGGCACGAACGGTGGGACCAACCTGGTCAATGCTGTCGTCTAAGCCTGTTACCGAAGGAGTCGCGCCGCCGGTATCGCCCTCTCCCTCGTCGGCACCTTCCGTTTCGCTCTCATACCCACGAATCGTGCTGCCCTTCGGCAATCCCACTAGGATTTTGGCGCGATCCTGACGCTGATGCGCGTCTTTTTCTGCGGCCTCAGCGGTCCGCTTCAACGCGGGAATCACTTCATCATTAATGACCTTCGAGAGGTCTTTACCGTCTTTTGAAACCCCCTGAAGGGCTTTATTGATGTCGAGGCCTTTAAGCTCGGACAGCGGCCCCTCCGCGGACGCCAACGAATCCCCAAGGCCACCCAACGCGCCGGACAAATGGTCAGGAACCATCTGATATCCGGTACCGAAACCGGTGACTCCGCCGGCCATCGCACCGGCAGGGCCTCCGGTAAAGAACCCGGCGATCCCACCAGTAACACCACCAACAGTCGCTCCAGCCAGCTTCCACAGCTGATCAGGAACCGACGACAGCCCTTTAAGGATGTTCGCCAGAATCGTATCCACCTGAAGCATGGTGGTGACCATGATCTGCGCGAAACTCTGCACCGCAGGACCAGTCTTGGAGATAATGTTAGACAGAACCTCCAACACGTGAGAAGTTGTGGAAACAACCTTGATAGTCGCCTCACCAGCCCAGGTGATTAGCTTTTCCTGGTTATCTTTGAGCCACGAAATAACTTTATTGCCGGCCTCCACTAAGCTTCCGTAAAGCCCCTCCCCCAGAGGAGCCAAAGCGCTCTTCAGGAAAGTGGAAATAATTTCAAGGTTATCGCCGATACCTTTAGTGGCTTCCAGCGACTTCTCAAGACCGGAGTTCAAACCAGCGGCACCGTCTTTGCCCTCTTTAAGGTTATCAAGCCACTTCTGCATATCCCCCGGACTGCGGATAATGTTCTTAGCTACCGCATCAACCAAGGTGCTAGCAGCAGACTTCGACACAAGCTGGTTCACAACAAGGAACGCCGCAGCCTCTTTACTGCCCACCCCATACATATCGATCAGGCTGTGCAGTTGAGTGAGCATCAACTTCATGCCCTCAGCCGGGTCCAAATTCTCCCTAGCGAAAACCGAAGGAAGGCCACGCATAGACAGCATGGTGCGCTGCATAGCCGGCTTACCCAGCTCCTGATTAACTTTGGCCATCATGAGACCGACCTGGTCCATGCTGTACCCGAGTTCCATAAACGCCGGGCCGGCGGCCTCCACATCGTGGAACAACTCGTTGATGTCCGCACCTGTCATCCGCGACAAGTTGATGAACTCAATCATCGTCGCATTGACTTTGCTGGGGGCGATATTGAACTGGTTGAACGCTGCCGTCATACCATCGACGTTGATTTTGATGTTGCCGAGCAACTCATTGCCCTCGGCCACCGTCATAGACAGTTCTTTCAACTGACCTTTAGTAAGCCCAGCGCCGTTCCCGAGACCACTCAACCGCTGGGTAAGCTCCCCAACTACCTGCCCAACGTCCTTAAAGTGCAGCACCTGGGCCGACAAACCAACCTCACGAACAATGTCGAGGCTTTGTTTCAGGTTTTCCATGCCCAACGATTGGCCGGCGATGGTACGCGCAAACTCCTGCCACGTCTGACCAACATCAACAATGACGCCCAGGAACTGGCCCGCCACATTCTTCAACTCATCAAACATCGGGAACACCGAGTTAAGCGCCGACTCAACCTCCCCAACCAGACCCTTGATCGCCCCACCCAGCAGCGGGATATGACCAATCGTCATGTCCAGGAAAGTGTTGAACGCGTTCTGCGGAGCTTCCCAAATAGTCTTAAAATAATCCTCAAGAACATTGAAGGCACCCATAACGTTGGGCATCTTGCCTTCAACAATGTCCTGGAAACCATCCATCAACGAATGGCCGGCCTCAGCACCAACCTTCGCGAAAGCTTTAGCCTCGGTAGCACCCAGCTTTACGACATCCGCAACGTTCTTTGTCCAAATTTCGGCGAACACTATAGCGGCAGCTGTAGCGGCGCTCGCTGCCGAAGCGGTCGCCAGCTTGCTGAGGCCACCCATCTTGGTGGCGAAGTTCTTTTCAACGTCATCTAAAAGAACTGATTTGCCGCCAGCCGCGCTTTTCTCTTCAGCAAATGCCTTATCCCACATTTGTCTGGCGTTGACAGCGTGCGACTGAAATAAGGGTGCCAACTTCGCCAACGGGCCACCAAGGGACCGCGCTAAATCTGCACCCCACGCCTTAAAACCGGTGTCGGCTTCCTTGCCGAAACCCTCGCTGAACTGTTTAGCAGCCTTCTCTCCTTCGCCACCGAACAGATCTTTATACGTGTCCTCCATCCGACCGAAACGGGCCGTCGGACTGAACAGGTTGTCCCATCCCTCATTCATCGCTAGGCGCTGCGCCGTCATCCGCTGCATAGCCTGCGTGGCAGCGGCCTCCATCGCCGCGATCTGGGCTTTATATTCGGTCAGCCACGCACCCGCGGCCATACCGCCCGAAAACTGCCGCTGCATATTGGCCGCCGCCTGCGTGGCCTCAGTTTCCATTGTCTTAATTTGGGCCTGATACTCGGCCAGCCACGCAGACCCGGCCATGCTTCCGCGGAAAGCGTTCTGCATCCGCTGAGCCACCTGCGCGGTGGCCGACTCCATCGTCTTAATTTGGGCCTGATACTCCGACAGCCACGCCCCGCCGGCCATGCTGCTGCGGAAACTTTCCGTCATCCGCTTGTGCGCAGCCTGGACTTTCTCCAACTCACGAACTGCCTGGTCGGAAAAACCCGTCGGAAGCGCCAGCTGCGACATCGCCCGGCTCAGCTCGGCGTTGAACCTTCCCAACGGAGTCTGAAGATCACGCAGCATCTCCGACCCAAGGAGATCCCTGAACCGCTTCCCCATCGTCGTGGCCATCGTCGTGGCCATCTGCTCAGCCGACCGCTGTATAGTGCGTTCGGTTTCACGAGCAATGTTGGTGGACTCTAGGACCTCGGAGAACTTCTTCGTGTAATCTTTGGCGTGCTGTTCAGCACCTTTGGCGATGACACTGGACATGCCCGCCAGCGACGGCACAACGCTGACATATACCGCACCAAGCTCGCCGGAAATGTTGCCGGGTCCGGTCATCAGATCGTCCGAACTTTAGTGTCGCCGCCCTGATACGTCGGCTTAACGCCGCGCTTCTCAGCCGCCAAAGCGGTAGCACGCCGCTGCCGGTCACGTTCCTCAGCCTGCTCCCAGGTCAGCTCCTGCAGCTTCTTACCGCCGAACATGTTCAGCTTCCCGTCGCGCGTAAGAAGCCCTTCCTCTTCGCGCTTTTCCACCCCTGGACGTTCGTAAGGCCGCGGCAACTCCGCCAACCCGGCGTTCTGCTCCTGCATATTCGCCAACATGTGAGCTTCTTTAGTCCAGCCGCCGTTGATAGCCAAAGCAACACTGGAAGTGGGGGGAGCCGCACACACAATCGCCGCCATCTCAGCGACAGACAAGGTCGTCAGAATGTCTTCGGCGCGGTAGCCCAATGCTAGAACGTCACGCACCAGTGGCAACCAGTGCTGGCCGATCACGCGCCCCAGCATTACGATTCCCCCGGCGGACTCACCTCCGCTGACGGAGTCAGGCTCAACCCGCCAAACCATTCCTTCAGCAGCGTTCCCTGCTCTTCATCCGGGAGATCGAAAAGACGCGCACCAATATGGTCCGGAATTTCGCACAAGTCCATCCACGCGAACGCCTGATGCATCTCGTCCTTATTCCGGTTGAGGTAAAAGAACTTCGCGGTCGGGCGGCATGTAGCGATGTGGGGGAAAACGATCGCCTCGGAACCATCCTTCGGGCGATACGTGTACAGCTTTTTGTCGCCGTATATGGGGTGGCTTTCGGCCACCGGTTCGTGCACCTTAACCTCTTCAGGTGCACGAATTTCGGTGGGCGGAACAAACGCCTCCTCGACGTGTTCGCCGCCGTTAGCTTCGCCAGCCGGCGTTGTTCTGCGCGTAGCTTTACGTCCGGTCGACTTGCGAGCCGGAGCCTTTGCCGCCATTGTCGTCATGGTTCTCCTAGCAATAGATATATTTTCTTGTAACCTGTGGTAGACGCCACGTTGCGCCTACCACAGAAAACTCATGCTTAAAGCATGATCCCGTCGTTCCAGTACTCGTACGCGTGGTTGTTGAAGTTATCCGGGAACGGGCGGACCGTAAGGTCATACATAGCCAATTCCTTGTTAACCCACTTCACCGGACCCACGTTCGTAGGACGGCCATAAGGAACCACGAACCGCATCGACATCAACTCGTAGTAAGCGTCGATAACCCAAATACCAACGTTCAGCAGGGTCGCGTTAATCAGCGAGCTGATCGTCGTACCAGTGTTAGTGGTAGGCGCAGTCACCGACACGTTCGCGGCACCGTGAGCAGCGGCCTGAACGTCCGCGTTCATCAACTGCAACAGCTTGAACTTCAGCGAAATGCTGAAGCTGTCCTGCAGAACGGCGATCAAGTTACCGCCCCAGTCGTAGAAGTCTGTGGTCTTACGGTCCTCAGTCTTGTCAACACCATCGGAGCTGACACGACCCAAAGTCACGAAAGCAGCATTCAATGGGGTAGTAGCGTCGGTCGGCATCGGCGTCCCCAACGGGGCATAAAGAACACCGCCGGTAACCTTGGGGCTGGGAGCCGCGATCTCGGCGACCTGCGCCTGAAGCGATCCCCCCGCCGGCGGATTAGACCAGTTAAAGGGTTGAGACATCAGGTTCCTCCCGTTAAGTAAGATGTCACGTCCCGATCAGAATGAATGGGGTTAACCGTGCAATAACGGGAGGCTGTTCGGCGTGGCGCACAAAATTCGACCACGCTGCGCAGTGAACTAGTACAGTGAGGTCAGGGACTCCATGCTGCGTACCCGACTGCCCTAAATGGGCGGTACGAAGATGGCGTCGCAAACACCCATACTGCCGAATGCATTACGAACGAAAACGACGCTACGGAGGACACGGCCCGGCAGGAAGAATAGGCAAAGCCGCGGTCATAGAAACCAGATTCATAAACAACGTGAACATCCACGGACCAGTATTCGACATCCAACTAGGACCATGCTCAGAATGGAAAGGATACGTACACCAGTCCGGATTCGGTGCCATCGGTGCCGGGAAGAAACTGCTATACGTACACCGCTACGCCTGGGAACAAGCCCACGGACCGCTACCCGCCGGAGTGCGCATCGGCCAGGTCTGCGGCAACCGGCTTTGCGTCCGCGTCGACCACCTGCGTAGGATAGGTTAACCGATCGCCCACTTATCGGCACTCGACGGAGGATGACATGAGCGACACCACTCAACGAATAGCATTGATCGCGGAGCAGTATCACAACGAACACTGCGACGTGTTTCATCCTGGCGACTTGGCCGAGACAATCGTTTCTAAGCTGGGTATACAGCGCAAGCGAGATGAGTTTCTTGCCTTCGCGAAATGGCTGCTCAAAGACGAGATCGGCGAGGACCGCGAGGAAGAGATCGTGGACAAATACCTCGCCGAGCACGAGGCGCGCGACGACGTGCACCTGCTTGAGGATGCCGCAGACGCTATCGCGGACTGGATCAACGGAGCGCCTTGCACCGACGAGGCGTACGCCCGGTCGCTAGTGAACCGGCTATCGACGCTCAGGCTTACGTAAGGCCAGATCGGCGAAAAGGGAAGAAATTGAAGACAGCTTTGGCAACAGTAACTATCTCGGCATGGCTGCTGGTCGGCTTCACTGCGGCGATGTCATGGACTTATGGCGAATGGTGGGCCGGTGAGAGCGCTCACTACCTAGCCAACGGCGGCGTGATATGCGGGCTGTTCCTCACGGTGGTTTGCGCAGCCCTAGCACACCCCGGGAGTTGACGTAAGGCTCATTGTAATGAGTCGTTCGGCTCATTCAACGGGTCGTTCTGGCCCTTGATGCGCCACGTCACCATCCCGCGGAACCGCACCATGTTAACTAACGGATCGGCCTGCTTAACACCGAGCGCGGTGATACGAGAATACGTCACATACCAGGGGCGCTGCAGGCTGGGGTGCACAATAAACCGGCCCTGAGCGTTGCCCATATGCGCCAACGCGTGCATCATATTTATCTCCGCCTGCGACTCCTGATCGTTCACCGAATAGGAATGCACAATAATCCCCACGTTGAACAAACAGTCATCAATCAAAATCGAGCCACCAGCGGCTTCGACACGAACGAAACCATTAACGGAATCCTGAATGTTCGACGGCTGCGGCACACGGGTAGCGACCGGGATCGGAGCCAACCTCGGAGCCAGATAAGCGATCGACAACGCCTGCGCCGGAGGCGGAAAAATAGTCGGATAGTTCGGCAAGTTGTCCGGGTTGGACGGCATCACATACGGCGGAGGCCCGACTGGCGGAAAATTGTCAGCCGGATTCGAATACCCGCCGGGAACGGTCATTACTCACCCGTGTCCGGAACATCGAAGTCGGTACCATCACCTGGAGTCTGCGCCATGTCGCGGGACGGCCCGACTCCCTGAGGAATCGGATCCGACGGGTGCGTCAACATGGCCTTATACAAGGTTTGGTGGTTCGCGTCATCAATGATTCCCAACAGCGTCGCAGTTACCACCCGGGCGCGTGGCCTCACCGTGTCCGACCGGTTCTGCATCATGATCGCGTAAGGATCTTTCCCGGCTTCGCCGCGCTGCGTGTTGATGCGTTCCACGGCCCGCGGGTCCATCGCCACGTTAGCGTTCGCGTGGTCGCAGATGTCCTGCGCGCGCTGCAGCACCGCGTCGACAGCTTCCGAACGGTGCAGCAACGCCCTCCACTGGGCATCGTTCAGCTTCAACACGTGACCGTCAGCCAAGTTGAACGTCCCACCATTAGGCGGCAACTCGCCTTGATCGTCGGCAACCAGTTCAGCTTCACCCCAACCACCCTGGGTTCCCGCGCCGAACATCACACCATCGGCTTGACCGAATCCTGGGGAACTCATACCGTTACACCCCCCACCGCCGGGCAGAACGCCGCCTCGGCCTGCTGCACAATGAACGTGATGTCGTCACCCGACAGGCCGTTATGCGCGTACGGCATCAGCGCACCGATGATCGCGGCCTCACTGTTCCCGTCTTGACGCATCATGCAAATCTCATGCCCCAAATCGACCAGCACATCATCACCGCCGTGCGCCTGAATGCCATGAGAATGCATCGCACCCAGAAAATCCGTATCCGGGGAAGCGTCAGCCGGTGCAGCGAAAACAGCAGCCACCAACAACGCGGCAGCCGCAACAACAACACTTTTCTTAAACACCACAAATCTCCTTACTAGCTGACACGCCGCAGACGGACCATACCGCCGAACGCTTTCGAAAATAAAGGCCAAGGCGACTGCCTGCCGTCGTAAGCCACGCCGTCAACCTGAAACGCGTAACCAGTCCCCGCCACATACTCGCCGTCCTCATCAAGCTCAGGGAACAACAACACCTGATCCATCGGACCGTAAACCGCCGGGTCAGCGACCGCGATATGCAACTCCGTCTCCACGCGCTTCACGAACTCGGCAGAAAAAATGAACTTCGAAGAACCACGCAACCTGCCGATCTGAGAAATGCCCTGCGCTAACCGCACCACCGGCGGATACTGCACAGTCTTAGGGTTCCCGGTATCGGGATCCAGCTCGTCGGTCTGCACCCGCTGAATATGAACAATCACGTAAGGGCTGGGAATGATCGACAGCGAAGGCTGCACCGGCACCGGCTGCGGCCCCGTCACGTAACCATCCCCGTCCGATACGGCGCTAGCCTGTTCATTTGCTCAGGGTTCAACGCCAAACCAAAGTTCTGCGACGTCTGCAAACGGTAACCACCCGGAGATTCCATCATCTTCACGTTCCCGGCGCGCACAGTCATGGCCTGCTCAGCCAACTCGAACGCCACCTCTTTAACATCATCAGGCAACGTCTCATAACCATGCCAATAGGTGCACTGAGCGAAACCCGTATTCCAAACCGGCAAATAGTACGGGTCGTTGCCGTAAAAATAGCTGGCGTAATACCAGCCCGCGTAATACGCGAATCCCTTACGCTCGATGTATCCGGTCTCGTGCCAAACATAGTCGTTCGGGTCGATCCACTGGTACGGTGGCGGCGGTGCGCCAACCGGAGCGGACGCCTCCGACTGAACTTTCAAACTATCAACCTGCGTAACATGCCGAGACGACAACATGATGATCCCGCGGGAACCGACCGCGATTTTGTCTTCAACCGTCTGAATGTTCGGAAAAATGTGCCATCCGACATACTTGCGGATCACCCGCCCCGCGGCCCGCAAAAACCACGCCGGGTCATCAGACTGATACGCTGCCCAATCCGGGTCGGTTTCGCTGACCAACTGCTCCAGCACAGGCTCATGCGCCGCCTGAGCAGCACTTAACGCATGCTGGGTCTGGGCGTTAGCTTCATCTTGCGCGGTCCACGGATTAGTCACGGCATCCTCCGCCTACATGGTCCCTTGACCAGGGGCAATGCAGGCGGAGGCTCGCCGTCGCTATGATGGACTCAGGCCGGGGCGGCCATAACCGGTGCGGTCCCCACGTGTCGCGCCGCCCCGGCTCCTAGATCAGCACATCAGCCGGCACATATAGATGGCCAGCTCTTCCTCAAGTTCCTTATCGCTCATCTGCGCGATCTCGTCTTCGCGCGGGGAACGGATCCCGCCCTTCTCCGACCAGGCAACCGTGCGCCGTGTCGCTTCCTCAGCGCTTCCAACGACTTCACCGTCAGCGCCGCGTATCTCACTGCGACCGGCGTCGCCGGCCTCCTTCGCCGCCGCGAGCCGCCTCTTCAAAGCTTCCCGATAGGCGCTGAACTGTTCTTCGCGTCCCATAACCCCTACTTGATCAGGCCGATATCTTTAGGGCACAGATACGAAGTAGCGGCGACCACAAACTTGTCCGCCGACGCCGAAATCTCCGGGTCCTCCAGAATGGCCATAGCCTCATCGTCGGTGTGGCCGCCGGCGCGCACATAATTGCAGACTTTCCAACCGTTACCGAGCAGCACCATCTCGGTGCCGTAGATACCACCATTTTGGACAGCCGTCAGGAAACCAACCTCAGCCTGCGACAAAGCGGCCTCGGAGTTAGGGGCCGCCAACACCGCACCTATCAGCGCGGCAACCAAACACCACGCTATCCTCATTTTTTCGGCTGCACCGATTTACGGGGGCGGCCCGGTGAACGCTTCGCCGCGGGCGGGCGAGGAGCGACAGGCTCCGGTGCCTTCGGCGGCTCAACAGTCTTCGTGATGTCCACCTCGGGGATTTTCACTTCCTCACCGGCGGCCCGGGAGATCGCCGCGATCTGCGCCTCCAACGAACCGGCACCACCAGCAGCCGGTGCGGGCGCGTTGAACTTCAACTCCGGAGTCACGTTCGGCATCGACGCCAGGGAAGCGCTCAGCTCCGCCAACGTCACCGTCTCCGGCTCAAGCTGTACCTGAGACCCGTACACGGGCGTGTTGGAACCCACACCAGCAGGCTGCGGACGCCCCTCATCCAGATGCACCTCCGCCACATGCTCACCGGTCACCGCATCAACAAGCTCCACTTCCTCGTTGGTGTCCACCTCTTCGGGCGGCAACTGGTCATACAGCTCCTGTAAATGCTCCGGAACGTCTTTCTTCTGCTCCTTGTACAAGGCGACCCGGTCGCGGATCGCTTTCGCGCGGGCAGCAATGGGATCACGCACGTACAAATCACCTTTCGGAGGGGCCGGCATTCTTCCGTCCTGCCCTTTGATAGCGGTTACGAAACCGTCTTTAGGGGCACCGGTCTGGTCCACGGGTTCACGTCCTACAGCCATTCCCGTAGCCTAAATCACGAGTAGCGGAAAACGTGGGAGGCCAGTAGACTGGTGTCACCGGGACGGCCATATCATGTGTGTCACCCAAGACCAAACTGCCGGACCGGTTTACTTCCGGGGCGGCCAATAGGATGGCGTAACACCATGGCCAGGCCGCCGCCCCGGACCTAAACCGCGGTGATACCCCGCTTCAAACGGCGGCGCTCACGCTCCGACAAGCCACCCCAAATCCCGAACCGCTCATCATTAGCCAACGCATAATCCAAACATTCCTGCTTGACCTCGCAGCCAGCACAAATCCGTTTAGCATCCCGCGTCGACCCGCCCTTCTCCGGGAAAAAAGCTTCCGGATCAGTTTCGGCGCACAACGCCCGATCCTGCCACTGCTCCGTCATCACGTCCACACCGAACAGGCTCCAGTCCCACGGATCGAACTCATCGTCAACAAGCCGCAAATGTTTCATCTGATCACAATCTCCACTGTTGGACGGATACCGTTAAAAACACAGGTGTGCATATAGTCGGCGACAACCAGCGCATCATCCGACATAGGATCAGCAGCGATCTGGTGGGCCAACTTCTCGACCACCAACTCATCGCACTCCGGGACCTCAATCGAGAGTGTGATCCTCACATAAACCCCGACGGATCGTGTCGGGAAGCGTCATCATGCTCGACGCAGGCAACAAAAAAAGCTGCCATCGAATCGATAGCAGCTTTTACGTCCGGGTGATGCGGCCACGCCCCGGTAGCGCTGTAGACAGCTACAGCAAGATCGCTGGCGGCGATGTCAGCCAGATCGCGGACACGCGGGTCGGTCCTCGTTGACCATGCACTAAATACCACGCATGTAATTTAACACCCACCCGCGCGGTTTGACTAGCCCTTCGGGTGGAGGGTTTTCTCGAGCATCGCGGCCATCGTGGTGATGGACCCTTCGTCGCCGGCCCGCGCCTCATGACGCCACCAGTTCACCAGATTCCGAACCCGAGTTTCCAGGTCAGGCGGGTTAATGAAGTCATACTTGCCGCTCACGGCTAGCCCTTCTTGACGTGCCGCCGCCGGGCCGGCTTCGGATGGTACACCTCATCCATCATCACCAGCCACGACGCGATAGCCTTGTCCCAATTCACCACCGTCGGGGCCAACTTAGCTTTCTTCCGGGCCTCCACCGACCGTTTCGCAGCGTTGCTGCGCTGCTGCTCACTCACTCGCATCACCAAGCCAGTGTACCGGAATAATAGCAGCCAACTGGGATATTAGGATCCGGGGCGGCGGATGATGCTTGGGCTACACACGGGGTATGGCCGCCCCGAACAGGGCCATCATATGCCCTACGACTTGGCGAAATCCAACAACATAGCGTGAACGATGTCCAACTGCTCCGCGGACAGACCCGACTCCCACAGCCGGGCCGTCCAATACCGCTGCTTAGCGGTCAACTGGCCAGGAAAAAACGCGCCCTCCGGTGCCCCGCCGCGCTTAGAGCGCAGCGGAACCACATTATCGGCCATCAGTTAGCTGACGGGTCCGCAGGCTTCGCCGCCCGCGTGCCACGCTGAACCTTCCGCAACGCCATGATCGTCTCCAAATCCGACCGGCACAAACGGTCATGCTTACGATGCTCCGGACGCGGATGCAACTCGCCGTTAGGGGCGATATCATGCCGCGGACGAGGAGTCTTCGTATGCGAACCGGCAGCCGGACGCACCTTCGCCTTCTCAAACGCCAACATGACAGTCGTCTCCTTCACGTTACGGCCCTCATCGTGAGCGATCGCCGTCT